AAAGATAGATATTATCGGAATTTGAAAGGATGATTAAAATGTTTGTAGTAATTATTAGATGGTTTGCTAATAATGTTTCAGATACAGTTTGTGTAGTCACTGAAACAGAAGAGAAGGCACAAGAATGGATAGACAAAGAAATGAAAGATAAAGAATACAGTGGTATGGGAGTCCATAAAATCATTCCTGTTAATTTGTATCAATAAAACACTTTGTTAATATAGAAAAGGATACAGAAAATATGAAGTTAAAATTAGATGTCAATAAATTCTCCTTAAGATTACGTGAATTAATGAAAGAAAAATGTTTAACTACTTATTCTTTAAGTGATATAATATATTTAACTCCCAGTGCTATATCCAGATATATTAATGCTAAAATGTCACCTAAAAGAACAACGATTGAGGTATTAGCAAAACATTTTAATGTTGATACACTTTGGCTTATGGGGATCAGTGATGAGCGAGATGCTTATTTATCAAATGAAAACTTAAAAAATAGTCAGGAACAAGAGAAACGTCTAATACTATCAGATGACCAGATATTGTTGTTACTTAACTGTATAAAAATCCAACAAGTGCAAAGTAAATTACTAACAGGTAAAGAAAATTTTCAGCTAAGTGAGATTGAGATGATTCTTGGAGATTATAGGGAAAATAACTTTGTTTGAATTTGAAAGGAGATGTATTATTTATGAAAAAGACTAAAGGAACTTTATATTATGATCTAAGTTCAGAGCGTATGGATATTTTATACGAAGATGGTACAAGAGAAGGTGGATTACATTGTGGTGAAACTTTTGAGGTAAAAATAGGTAGAGAATGGATACCAACAAGAATTGAAATGTCTTGGAACACTGACGAATGGTATTTAGTTGGAGTCAAAAATGTTAGCAATCTTGAAGGATTACGAGTAAGATTATAATATCCCAAGAAACAGGGAATTTATGGGCTAATTTTAAAAGAAAGAAGGAATTAGTATGACATATTTAGAATTAGAAATCCAGAGAGACGATAAAATTGAAGAAATAATGAATAATATCAAACCAAAATTAGGAAGAAGAATTAAAAGTCATATTGAATCAAGCAGATTCCCATACACATATGCCTATGACTTTAAACGTCTTGGAGATGGTTCTAGAGGTGATACGGGGCATTGTATAGATGAACAATATGGAGAAGATATTGAAGGTTATGCAAGAGAAATTATATCAAGAACATTTAGTTATTTATTAAAATATAATGCAAAAGACTTTTTGTTTGATATTTTAGATGAAATAGGTAGTACTAAAGTTAGAGATACTTACAATTTCATTAGGTTAAATTATTTTATAGATTGAGAGGAATAAAAATGTCTAAATGTTTAAGATGTGGGCATTGTTGCAAAGGGTATTTATGTTTTGTGCCTAAATATGAAACAAGCAATTTGTTTCCTGATTTTCTAGAAACCGTAAATGAAGATAGTTTAGATGATTATATAAATGAAAACATTGAAGAACAAGGATCTGTTTGCAAATGGTTAACTGTAGATGAGTTAGGACTACATAGTTGTTCTGCTTATGAAAGAAGATCGAGCATGTGTAGGGGTCATAATTCTTTAAGTAAAATATGCCGAATTGGTCAGGCGTATTGGAAAGATAAAGATGAGATTCCTGAAGAGATTAAAAGTATGTTACAGGAGGTTAGTAATGGAATTAGATAAATTACTTGAAGAAATTGAATATCTAAAAGAAGCAGAAGAATTATTGAACAAAATTTATATTAGTATTGGAGTTTACAATTTGGAAGTATTGGATGGCAAATTTGATTATCCTAAACCATTATCATCTATGATTAGAGATCATTTTAAGTTTGATGATAGTGAATAGAATACTTATTTGAAAGGTGGCAAAGATTTTACAATGAAAATTGATGAGTATAGTGCGAGAGACTTATTATTGTTGTGTAGAAGTGAATATGAAATAAATCAAATGCGTGATTATGTTTCAAAAAATCCTAATAGTGATATGACAGCAAATGGATTTTTCTTTAATTTGTCTGCTGATTGTTTAAGATATATTGAAGTATTGAAAAAAGTCGGTATTCATGCAAATAATATTGAAAAATTATTGAAGATATAAATTAACAGTTTTAGAAAGGAGACAAAATCATGGAAGAGGAATTATTAAAATCTATATTCACTTCAAAAATAGCAATCAATCAGAATGGGATCATGAAATATTAGCAAATAAACTCATGTGGTTGACTATGGGTTATAAAGAAGGAACCAGTAATAATATGTGGAAGGATGAATTTTAAAATGATTCATACATCAGAGATAATTGAAGTTTTCCAAAGTGGAGTGTTCTATATTAAGAAAGAATATAATTAACAAATTGAAAGAAGGAATCTTAAAATGAGCTATGATATTAATTTAGTTAACTGTGACGAAAAAGAAGTATATGACGATAACTATACTTATAATGTTGCCAGTATGTTTAGAGATGCAATTGGTGGTGATGGGTTATATGAATTATATGGCAAATCAGCAAAAGATTGTTTACTATTACTTGAAAATTCAATTTTAAAAATGAAGAATGACCAAAAGCATTATGAGAATATGAATCCTGAAAATGGATGGGGAAATTGTAAGGGAGCATTAAAAGTTTTAGAGAAATTATATTATGCATGTGTTGAAAATCAAGATAGTAAAGTTATTATTTCTTAAATTTCAAGATTTCCAATTTCTAAAAATCAAGCTATACCTACGTTTCAGAGCACACTAAATCCATTAAAAATTGCATTTTAATTACTTTGTGTAATTGACTTTATATTGTATATGTGATATTATAAATACAGAAATAAATATTTTAAAGAAGGTATTAAAAGATGAAAACTAAAGAAATTAGAAAACCTTATTTGGTGCAAAGAGCTAAATTCACCAATATCAAAAATGAAGAAATCGTAGGCATTGATTCACTTTTAGACTTTGACTACATGGGGTCTTCCGAGTTTGAATGGGGAGCCTTGCCTAAATCTCTCCATAGGATGGTTGATATTCTTGACCAATATGAAGTATTCACTGTTAACGAAGTAAAAGACCATGAAGGAAGTTCTATGAAAGTTTACTGCCACAAAGACTTATTTGAATCCGTAAAGGAAAATGCTTTACATTTATCTATTAATCCATATGGGTATAAAGAATTTTGTGATATGAAAGACTATATCTCAGGGAAGAAGAATACTAACAATTTTTGGTGGGATATTGACCAAGATTACTTTATCTTCTTTGGTAAAAATAAAGGAAAAAAGGTTAAGATAGTAATGCAAAAATTAAAAGAAAAATGGTCTAAGTAAAAATAAGGAGGTACATAAAAATGACTTCAACCGCAAGAGAAAAACACATTGCAAATATTAACTCCCTTCTCATAAAACATGGCGCAAATCTAGACAGACATGGTATGTATCATATTGGAAAATATAAGTTTGATACTCGCAAAGTAAATCTAAAAATTACATCTAATGATTTCAAAATTTTATCAATTTCAATGAGTAAATTAACTTTAGAAGAATTTGAGAAAAGATTAAAAATTTATGTTGCAAAGGAGGAAACAAAATGAGATACAATAGACTTCTCCAAGAGGTAATCAAAGAAGCAAAACAACTTAACATTCCAATATCATCAAACATTGATCCAAACGTCATTATTAATACTAGAGCAAAAAGATTTGGGAGATGCTCTAGAAAATCAGACAAATTCTTTATTGAATTATCCTCAATATTTGATCAAGCAGAAGATAAAATGGCAAAACAAACTTTAGCCCATGAAGTTCTACATACTTGCCTTGGCTCCTTAAACCATCAAGCATTATGGAAATCTCATGTAAGTAAAATGAATAGAGCATATGGATATAATATATCGAGAACTAACTCCTGTGAAAACATTGGAGTAGAAAGAGATATATCACCAAATGCTAAATATACTATTGAGTGTCAAAAATGTCATAAGAAATCTTATAAAGATCGTATATCAGGTGTGATTAGAAATCCTGAAAAATATCATTGTAAATGTGGTGGAAGGTTAGTAGTTAGTTGAGGAGGTATAAAATAATGAGTATTAAACAATGGTGGGAATCTATTGCTCAAATACTTAAACGTAAAGAGTCTTATCGTGACAAATGGAAGAATACATATTTTAAAAGGGAGATGTTTTAAAATGAATTTAGTTGACTGTGCATAACTAATAATTACTCCATACGCTATAAATACTGATAAACATTTTTATGGAGCATTTGGTAATTCTGAAACTGAGGTATCTGCAAAACACATTGTGAAATTAGCACAGAAAAAAGAAGGATGGTATCCTTTTACATTAGAAGAGATTGAAGCACAATATAATGAAACAGGACATAAGTATTTTTGTTTCAATGAATTATTATCAAGGGACTTTATTATTAAAAAAGAAGATAAATATTATTTTACTTCTGAATTTATATCAAGGGTTTTTATGATTAGTAGAAAATAAAATTAGAAAGGGATATGATAAAATGATTTGCGTTGGAATATATTTAATTTTAACAGCATTAATTTTAGCGTTTAATTACGGAGCACACATGAATGATTAAACTATTATATAAAATAAAATTATAAAGGAGGCGATATTTATAAATGAGGATGAAAGGCTTCTCCCTAAAAGACTTAGTACAACTATTACATAAACATAATTGGATAAGATTACGGCAAACTGGTTCGCATATTACATTTCAAAATGTAGAAACTAAAAAATCTATAACTTTGACAGATCATGGCAAATCAAAAGAAATCTGTAGGCCACTGGTAAAAAGAATATTGAAAGAAACAGGATTGTTGGAAATCGCTTATTTTGGAATGTGATACTACATAGTGTAAAAATAAATTATTAAAGGTTTTAATTTTCTCATGGTTATAAAACCAAAAAACTCTAATATAATCATTCATAAGGCTGAACATAAATATTATGAGAAAGAGGTGGCATAATCATGAGAACTAAACTTATAATCATTGCTCTAATCGTTTTATCTGTTGTAGTGTATATTAGTGTTAATGATGATGGTAAAGAAGCGTACAGGTCAAATTCTGGGCTTACAGTGAAGATATAATGATAGGATGGTGATTGTAAATGCAAACAGTAGAACCAATCAGAGACAAAAAGAAAATTGAGGAAATGAAACAATATCTAAAATCTCAAAGTCTTAGAGATTGGACATTATTCGTATTAGGAATTAATTCAGGTTTAAGAATTAGTGATTTATTAAAATTTAATCTGTCTGATGTTGTGGATGCAAATGGTAAAGTAAGAGATCGTGTTTCAGTAAAGGAAAAGAAAACAAGCAAAACAAAAACCTTCCCATTTAGTTCAAATGTGGTTGATGCTTTAACTGAATATGTTGCTTCATTACCATCCACTCAGACAGTTCTATTTGGGTCTAGGAAGGGAGATAAGGCAATCACTAGACAAAGAGCACATGAAATATTAAGTAAAGCAGCAAAAGCAGCAGGCATAAAAGAACAAATTTCGACACATTCTTGCAGAAAAACTATGGGTTATCAGGCTTATATGGCAGGTGTTGATATCACCAGAATCCAGTCCATTCTTAACCATTCTAGTCCAAAGGAAAGTTTACGCTATATTGGAATCACAAGGGACGAACTAGATAATGTGTATAAACAACTAAATTTATAAGAAAGAAGGAAATTAAAATGTGTAAAGCTAAAATTTATTCAGAGCAATTATTAGAAATATACAGTGATATTAAACATGATTTTGAGACACTAACCAATGAATTAAGTCAAGTAGACTTATATGAACAAGATGTACTACATATGATTGAAAACGGTAAATTTAATGCGTCAGATGGTTATAAATTTGCTAAAATGATTTATGATAATAGAATCAAAAGAAGAGAAATAAAGAATGAATTGGAACCATTACAATAACTTAAAACTAGTTTTATTGATAAAAATATTCAAGCGTTAAATACTTCACATCAAGCAGTCATTAGAAAAGATAATATATTAACTAATTTGACTGATAATAAAGTATATCATCCAAAAGTCATTAGTAAAGCAGAAAATGTTATTACACCAATTCCTCTACCAGTTCAGAAACAAACTCCATTAGATGACTACAGATTGATTCATAAAAGCACAGGAGTAGAACTTGAAATAATACAAAAAGTAGGTGATAATTTGTATTTGGTTAAATATAAAACTAAAAAAGGTGGTCAACAAATTCTTAACAAGAAAAATATACTGAATTTTGATAAAGTAAAATTAGCATAAGTGAAAGGAAAAAATTATTATGAAACAACTAACAAAACGTGAAAAGATCATCAAGATATTACTCGAATGGAAGGAAGATGAAATAAATAATGAATATAATTCCATTAATCAAAACAATTCTTGAATCCTTTGAAAACTTAAAACATGAAATGGATACAATTAATCAAAAAATTAGAGATATCCATTCTGAACAAGATGATCTTTTGCATGAATTAGAACTAACTAAATTTAATGCTTGCGATCAAAAGAACTTCAAATACTAAGACACAAGAGAAGACATTACAAAGATCAAGAAGAACAGATGGATATGATCAGAGGGGTTATAAATAAATATAAATGGATAGTTAATGATCTAAAACCTTTGGTTAAAATGCTCGAAGAAAAAGAAAACCATCAGATACATAGACAATATACACCTAAGATTAGGACTAATTTAAAGTTAGTTAAATTAAAAGAGTTGCAAACTGCAAAGTAGTAATTGAAAAATAATTAATTGAAAGAAGGAAATATAAATGCGTATTGATTATGAGAGAAAATTAACCAAATCAGAGTTAACAAATCTAACAACCAAACTAAGCCAACATTTTACTCCTGCGTCTGCCCTAGAAATATTTGAACACGTTATGGAAACTGGTTCATTTGTTTGGCAAAAAGGTAGATTCACAAATAAATTAGGATTGCTTTATAAAGATCATGCAGAGATGATCTTACATAAAGTAACATCTAAGAAACCAGAAGAACTAGCAATTTTCAAAGATATGGTAGAATCTGAGCAAGGAACAGATAAACATTATTTCCTATTTATCAATTATCATAAAGCACCTCAGATGTGGAGATTAAAAGATATGAAACTTATATGGGGTGTTGGAGTACATCATGATTATGGTAATATGCAAGGTGAATATTTTGCTAGATGGAGAAAGATTTTAGAAGATAAGAAACTAGAAAAGGTTAATGAAATTTATAGTAAATATGCAGATTTGGGAGGAAAATAATTATGAAAAAGTTATTAATAGTATCAATTATTGCAATGGTTGCTTTAACTGGATGTGGAGTAAATAAAGGTGACGATGCATTAGGAAATAAATTTACAGTAAAAAGCTTTACATCAGGAGGAGCCACAGATTCAGATGTTTATGTGTTAATAGATAAGAAATCTGGTGTTAACTACTATTACATTAGTTCTGGTTATGGTAGAGCTATGTCTCCTATTTATGACAAAGAAGGTAAAGTAGTGATTGATAAAGTGGAGCAAGAGTAAAATAAACTAAAATTAAAATAAGAAAGAAGGAATTAATTATGTTAACAAAACCTGAATACGGATGGGTCAATGTACAGTTAGAAGGATTCTCAGAAAGAGCAAGTTATATGACAGACATTCCAAATGATTGTTTAAATGCTTTTATCTATGCTTTACAAAATAATTTACCTACTGTAATTTTCTTTGATGCAGAAGGATGGGACTTTCATTTAATTGTATCATGGTATCAAAGTTATGTAATTGTAGATAAAGATGATGTAAAAGTATTTGAAATTAAAAAAGATTTATTTGAACTTGCAAAAGAATTATATGAAGACATTAATAATAATCTTGATGATTGGTTGAATTGGGACTATGCAGATGATGAAGATGAGTTAAAAGAATATAGAGAAAAACTTATTATGAAATTAAATACATTGGGAGTCGAGCTTGCAAAAAGAGAAAAATGAAATACTTTAAGTTGTTGATTTTATTTGTTAAAATAAAAAGGAGAGATTATAATGAATTTAGATCACGAATCAATGATGAAACTTATTAGAGAAGATACAAGGTATGCTTCACAAGAAGTAAAACCTACTTATATGGTTAGTTCAGGAAGAGTATCGATGCCTTTTACAAATCCACAATTAGCGGTTTATTGGCAAGAATACATGAAAATAAATAATGTAGAAACCTTTATTTATGAATTAAAAAATTATGATTGGGAAACAAATTTAGCAAACATAAGATTCCATAATACAAGTACACCAGATGGAGAAAGAGATTTATTTAAAACTATCAGTGGTAAACCTGTAATGAATTAAGTAGTTAAAACTTAGCATTTATGGGAATGAAAGAAAGGACGATTAGAGATGAGTAATTTTATGACATCAGAAGGTTTTATTGTAGGAATTGACTGCAAGGTAAAAGAATTATCAGAAAAAATTGAAGAAATTTTACTTATATGTGAAAAAAGATTAAAAGATTTGGGATGCAAAGATAAAGAGGATTTAATTTTCCCTTCTAATATTTATTATAGAAATGATGAATTATATGCTACTTGTGATATTTGGATTAAAAAATATTGGGATGAATTAAATTATATGGATGAAATTGATAATGTTAAGTAAATATGATTTTGAATTATTAAGTAAAAATCAACCACATAGATGTAATGATTATACTATTTATTTTAGTTTGTCTCGTGGGTGGGAACTATACAATATTCTAAATGATTGTGTGATGAGAAATATTAGTTATTGTCCATTCTGTGGTGAAAAGTTGGATAAATAAGACTAGAAAGGATGGTCAATAATGGATAACCAAATTTACAATACTGGCGATATAGAAAGAGATATTTTTCGTATGGCAGGAAGATTAGCAGGGTCACTATATAGTGTAAGATTAAAAGATGAAGCAATGGAGTTTACAAACAAAGTAATAGAACATCAAGACGATTGTAAAATGATACTTAAATTATGTATTCGAAAGGAAGATAAAACATGAAATTAAATTTAACAATCGTAGGAAAATCAATACAAGATATTAGAAATGCTATGGAGGCATTTATGGAAGATTTTAAAGACAATAGATTAGATAGCAATTGCAATTGGCCTCTTAATGATGGAAATGAAACTAAAATTGATTATGATTTTACAGACGGAATGGATGTTTTTAATAAAAATATGGAAGGCGAAGAAAATGTTTATCCGTATCAAGGTGAACAATGGTGGGAAGAATTAAGAAAAGAAGTTATACAAGGAAGGAGTTAGAATTATGTTAAAAGATACTACATTAATGCTCAAAGTATTAATAGTCACAAGTATATTAATGTTTTTTAGCTTATTCATTGCACCACCAAAAATTATTGGAACTTTTCTATTGTTGTGGGTTGTAAATGTGTTTTGGATTGTAAAGTTATTATTTAATTCTTCTGGATTAGGTATTGAAGATTTTGGTGATAGTATTTGTGCTAAGATTGATGAAGCAAGTGCTAATAAGAACTATTTCATGAAAGGAGTGTATTACATTACTATTCCAATGGTGGTAATAGGGATGATCATGGTCGGATTAATAATATTAGCATTCTTTACTATTTTGTAATCCTTCGAATCTGTGCCTTTAATTGAAAAAGAAAGGAAGTTTTAATTATGTTTTTAGGTATCTTGGCGTTTATATTTATTATGGTAATTTCAATACTTATTACTGGTAGTGGTTTTATTTGGGTAGATTACAGAACTCATATAAGTATGGTAAAAAGTAGCACCAAAGAATATGGTAAAACAAATTATAATATATTCCTTCAAGAATTCAATAAATGTAAATGGGATGTTAAAAGATATAAAGGTAGTCTATTTGATAAATCTACTAATTCTGAAATACATGCTAGTATTATTCAATTTAATGGTATTGGAATGATTATGCAAAATCAGATTGAATATTTAAAAATGAGATTCCATTTATATCAATATCTTAAAGAAATTAATAAAGAGGAAGAAATAAGAGTCAAACATATTTGGAAAGAGGAAGTTAATAAATCTTAGGAGGAAATAACTAAATGAAAATAACTACAACTTTAGAAGTATCAAAACAAGAAAAAGATTTAATACAATCTGCCCTAACTGTATACGTCAATCATCTTACCAAAACACTCTCAGAAAGCACAGAATGCACTTCTAAGACGTTTATCACCACAACCCTAACAAATACAAATCGTCTATTATCAGAGATGGAATTAAGTTTATAAAGGAGCAAAGTAAATGACCGAAACAGAATTATTAATCCAAGAAACTATCATCTATCTGCTTGAAATTAAAAAAGATTATGCAAAAAGTGTTTCAATGGATGACATTGGTAAATTAAGGGCTTTAACCAATGCGGTAGAATTATTACATCAATATTTAGGACTAATCAATTAATTAAATAAAGAAAGTAGGAGTTAAGCAAATGAAAATCACTCAGACATTAGAAGTATCAAAGCAAGAGAAAAACATCATCTATAATGCATTAGAATCCTATATTGAACATCTAACTAAAATACTATCAGACAGTCCAGAAGGTGGTTGTAAGACGTTAATTAACACTACCCTAACAAACACCAATCGTCTATTATCTGAGATGGAATTAAGCATGTAATAAGTAGAAAGAAGGAATTATAAATGATTGAAGAATATAGTCTTAGTGGCATATGTTTTATGGCAGATCAATTAATTACTCTTAAAGATGCTTTAAAGCAAAATGAAAATCTATACTATTTTGATATATTGGATTTGAATACGTTGGGATACGTAAAAAGATATGATATTATAAGAGAAGATGAGTTTATTCCAATGACATTTAGAGGAAAATATTTGAAAGAGGTTGATTAAATGCAGGATGATGCTAATCCAAAATGTAAAATATGTCATGGAGAAGGTCAAATTTATAAATATTTTGCTAACCATAAATATAAATTTGTTTTGTTTGAATGGTTATACTGTAATCAATGTTTTCCTGAAAGTCGTGGGCATTGGCCTATAAGTGATAATGTAATAGAGATAGATGGAAATGAGTTTGACAGACTTCAAAAAGAATAAGGATATTCTGATGATACAGGAAGCTCACTAGGTTAAGTTTAATTTTTAAAGGAAAGGAGAACAATAATGTTTTGGAACAATAAAACCAATAAAGATGAATATATCTTAGAACTTCAAAATGCATTAAGACAAAGTGTAGATAATTCTTTCAGAATTTTAAGAAATGAATCAATAAGAAATTTTGATGAGTTTATATCTTATGTAGAACATTTGTTAGACAGAAAGATTTAAAATTCGACATTTAACGGATAAAAAGGAGGAAATAATTAATATGTATTGTTTAATTTGCGAACCATTGGTGAAATTGATTAAAACAGATTTTACGGAAAAATATAATGAAAAAGATGATTTATATACACGAGAATATTATTGCCCTAATTGTAATACCTTGCATGAATGTATATCTCAATCTGGTGACATGGTTCAAGAAAATTTAAATATAATAGAATAATCCTAGAAAATCTTTATTTGAATTGACGGAAAATAAAATAATAAATTAAAGGAGAAAAGATTATGAACAAAAATGGTTTAAATTTCATTAGTTTCAGGTCAGAATTAATAGAATTGTTGAATAAATATAAGTATGAACTTTCTGGAACAGGTTTTGATGATGGATCTATGAGAGTAGAAGATGTAATAGGTAAAAAAGTTTATCTATTAAGAGATTCCTATTCACATTATGAAGCATTAGATGATGATTGGAATACTCTACCTACTGATTACATTGTAAATATGTTTCAAGAAGAGCATATGATTCCATTTCATAATGGTAAAATTGGAGTTTTTACAAATAATCGAGATAAAGCATTTACATTTTTTAAAGATTTATATAATCAAAACAAAGAAAATATTGAGAGATTTAGACAAAGTAGAGATCAAATAGATTTGTTACTTAAGGATAAAACTTATTACACTTGGATTAAACCAATTGATTCGTCCAGAGGCCATAAATGTTACAAAGCATTTATAGATAAAAATATAACATTAAATGAATTGAATTATGTTATTGTCCCAATATGTGCGTATTGTACGAGGGAAAATATTACAATTATTTAAGATAAGTTTGTCAGTTTAATTGGTTGTTGATATATTTATATATATATATATATATATATATAATTTATTTGGCTTACGCATTGTAAAGTAGTATACTTAGTAGTGAGAGGAGGTGAGAAAATAAATGAAATATATTAAATCTTGCCCATTTTGTGGAGGCATAGGAGAATTTCAAGATGAAGGCGAATGGGGTTCTATGTGGGTGGAATGTAAATCATGTGAAGCACAGGGGTCATGGGTAGACAAACATAATGGTAAAACTGAAGATGATGCTATTGATTTGTGGAATAATAGAGTTAAATAGAATTGGGAGGACGAGTGATTTAATATGGATAAATATATAGCCATATGTGATACAGGGAGTGCTTTGCAACGCTGTATAAAACTAAAAGCAAATAATGTAGATGAAGCGAAAAGTAAATTTTGTAATTATCTTGAAACAAAAGGAGTGACGAATATACAAGACAAGAAATTATATTTTATACCATTGGCATATGTAAAAACATTAGATTAAAGGAGTCTAGACAATATGACAGCAACAAAAATGAAACCATATTGGATTACATCTCCATGTACAGAATTTTATGAATGTGATCAAGATGACTTATCAACATTAAATTACATAGAGTACGATGAGGAATCTAGATTGAAAGAATTAGATTCACTTATATTGAATTGGCCTGAGAGAAATTTAATGCCATTGAGTAAACATAAAATGAGGATTATTAAGGGACTTGGAAGAAAGAAATAATATACATAATTAAGGTTGATTTGAGGTATATATGAGAGGATGTGGTGATATACATGATTGTAAAATATTTTTTTATTTATTATTTGACTTGAGTTGTCAAAAGTAGTATACTTATTAAGTAGGGTTATTTAGAGATAGAAAGGAAGTGAAAAATAATATGAAATTAGATTATGAACTAACTGATAGGCAATATTATTCAATTCTAAGGAAAATAAAAAATATTAAACTGAAAGAAATATCTGAAGTATTGGGGTGTACATTTGCGTTGATATCTTTATGGGAAACTGGCAAAGGGAACATGAATGAAGATTTTGTAAAAGTGTATAAGGAAATAATTGACAACAAGTAAATTGGCATAACTACAATTACATAAATTAGTAGAGTAAAATAAAAATAAATAAAATAATAAAGGATGGTAATGTATAATATGAGTAACGAATTAATGATTTTCGAAGGTCAAGAGATTGAGATTTTAACCAAGGAAGATGTAAATTTTGAGTTTAAGGGTACTGCATTGTTTAATGGAAATCAGATTTCTAAGATGCTTGGATATTCAGAAAAGAGTAAGCCGATAACTAAACATGTAAGGGACAATCAAAAATATCTAGTCAAAAGTTCAGATGTGCTTGATCGGCACTTCCGAAAATTAAATAATGCAGGAGAAACATTTATAACTGAGCATGGAGTTATGAAATTGACAATTAACAGTGATATGGATGATGCTAATGCGTTTGAAGATATTGTATGGGACATCGTAACTCAAATTCAGCAAACAGGTAAATTCGATGCAACAGAGAACAATATCATGTTAATAGAAGATGAAACAGAAAGGAATATGACTCTCACAGTACATAATTTTAAACAGGCATTAATGATTAATCCAAATGATATGATTGCACAATTTGCTTATAATTCAAAAGTAACAGCCTTAGATTCATATAAACAATCAATGCAATTAAAATTAGTAGAAGGGAAAATAGAGGAATTATCCAATACAATAAATACTGTTCAAAAGGATAATGAATTAATCAAGGGGCAACAAATGTTTATATGTGACCGAACCAGCTTCTCACAGAAAATGACGCTACTCTCGAACAAATATTTTGGTAGAAACATGTCAAAAGCGTATAATGCATTGTTTGGTAAAATGAAATTGCTAGGAAGTTTTGATGTTTATGCCAGAAGGAAGAATGAATGGGATAAGATTAATATTAATAGAATTGAGCAAGGTAAAGATATTTATAAAGAAAGTACATTGAAAGGAAAAGTAAATTATTTGGATATTATTGATAAAAATGAGAAGTGGGGACTTTGCTCTGAGGCATATAAAGTAATTGAAACAGAGATGTATAATGGTGCTTTACATATGGCTTAAGGTTTAGTTATGATTAGGATATTGGATTTATAAAATAATTTATTTGTATTTATTTGTATTTATTTGTATTTATTTGTATTTATTTAGTATGTGTGGTATACTTAGGTGTAAGATATTTATAGGTGAAGGGAGTTAAAAAATATGAATGAACTAAGAGGAATATTAATTACATACAAAAATGAAATAGCAAAAATAAAGTTTGACCGTGATCATAAAGATTTCTTTCAACATATTAAAAATCACACAGGTGGAACTATGTTTGATATTGGTGATGTTGCTCCTGAGTTAAATAAAGCATATGGAAGATTGTGTTTTGCTGTAGATGATAATGGTATGAGGAATCTAGGACTCAGTGCAAGGAATAATGTAGGGAGTTATATTTATGCTCATAAAGGACATATAGTAGGTAACATTATAGTATTCAGAGAAGATTTTTCTAAAGAAGGGGACTTGGATTTTGTTGATATGTCAGAGGATGAGCAAGACAGATTATATCATGATTTTAGAACTGCATTTAAAATGAAGGAGATAAAGGCAAAATAATTAATATAATATTGTTTTTGAGTGGATTTACATAGGCAAAAATAATTAATTTAACCTTAAACAAATAAACAAACAAAGGAGCTTTCAACAATGTCAACAGTTAATTATGATACCAACAAACCATACATATTTCTATATAATCTAACCCAAGCAGAATTCTATTTTAGCAAAGGCATAACGCCACTAAAGGTAGGTAAGGGAACTAAGGGTGATACTTTTGTACAATTCCTTAATTCAAATGCAGTACAGGACGCTTTTGATGAATGGTGCAATCGTTGGAGACCTATGGTTTAACAATTAAGATTTTTGCAATTACGATCTGAATTTCTACCTGATGTGATAAAAGAGAGGAATAGTGACCAATAATAAATGATAATAAATCCAGAGAAAGAAGCAATTGTTAAGGCAATTAATGATTTGTATATATTAAACAGATGGCAATATCTTATATTAAATAATGAGGGTAAGTATAGTACAAAGATACATTATAAATATCCAATTGAAGGAGTGAAGAATAGTAAAGTTTTATCAGATTGGATGGTTTATCATCATATCAATGGCAAACATACTTTAGGTGTCTTTTCTGGAAAACCAAATGGCGTAGAGTCAACTAAATTTATAACTTTTGATGTAGATATAAGAGATAAACAATTAGCAGAACATACAGTATATAAAATAGTTCATATCCTTCAAGATATCGGTATTGAGGATGATTATTATCATATTAGTTTATCGGGCAACAAGGGATATCATATTGATATGTTCTTTGATGCCCCAATAGAAAATAGTTTGCTCAAACAATTTTATCAATACGTTTTGGCAGAATCAGACTTATTAGAGATTGATTACGGAGAAGTTGAATTTAGACCTACACTAACGCAAGGAGTTAAAATACCTTTAGGTTTAAATTTTAAAAATTCAAATACATTAACTAATCAGTGTTTCTTTTGTGAATATGGAAAAAGTCTGAAACCAATTATAGATCCTCTATACATAACTAAAATAAAAAAGATGGATAATATTTTATTCAGGCTCATACTAGATAAAATATTAGACATTGAAGAGGAAGACATTGGAAACAAAAACATATCCAATTACACAGAGACTAAAAAGTCTCACAAATCTTTGCCAATCTATAAACAAAATGTTGATAAAGATATTACTATTGAAGCAATTGAAGACCTAATAGGAAAAGGGTTAACTAGAACTGGTATGAGATGGAATTCCCTCAAAAAGATAGCTAAATACTATAAGTACCTCGAAGCCTCAAATGATAATTGTAAAGAGTGGATTACCGAATGGATGAAACAACAGGATAAAAAATTCTATACAACAAAATGGGAACAAGTTATAAAAGATATAAATAGTATTGTGGATTATACATATAGTCATAATTGTTCTTTGGTTGTTGAAAATAAAAATGTACAAATTACATATTCTGAAGTTAAAGAAGTTTTAAAAGCAAAGAGTAAAAATGAGAAATTGGTTCTGTATTCAATGCTCATACATAGTAAGAGATATGCTAAAAAGTCGGGTGTGTTTTATTTTCCTTTTAGTTTAATGGAACAAGCCACAAATTTAACCAGTAAAACAATTAGGAAAATAATTAATTGGTTAGAAGAGAATAAGTTTATTGAGGTGGTTTCTAGGAATACAAAAATAGAACACAAATTCATGAAAGAGTCTAATAAATATAAGATTACTCTAAATGTAGTAGATGATATAAATAATATAAGTGATAAGGTATTTGATTATAATGAAGGAGATAATTATATAGAATCATTTAATAATTGTATTATAAATATATTAGAATATGATAAAGAAACAAAACAATTATTAAGTAAAAGACATTACTATGAATTAATGGATTATAAGAGTAGTATTAAAACTTAACTCTAATCACTATACTAACACTTATAATGGTAATGGATTAAGGGACACCTTCGGGGTTACGAAGAGAACGAGGAACCCAACGAGAGTATATAAATAATATATTATAGGGAGTTTCGGGAAAACCAAAATTTGGGAATTCCCTATAATAAGGAGATGATAAATAAAATGACTAATCCAGAAACAAAAGAATACAATAAATTATCTATCACTCAAAAAGAAGAATTACAATCATGGATCAAAGGAAGATTCACACATCGCAAAACTATAAACACCAATCATACATCATATGGGTATAAACACGTTTTTGAAAATGATCGGCATGGATTTTATATTTCCAATGAACAATTCAAAGGTGCTATGTTAGAGGCAGGATATTATCCAAGAGATAAATCATCTAAAAATTGGAGTTTTTATGTTAAGTTTTTCGCCTTAGCAAATGATGATTATTGTTAATACTGAGGAGCAATTAGAAGCATTAAAAAAGGAGGAAATATTAAATGACAGACATAAACAAAATCTATCAATCTAAAGGATATAAAAATCGTAAAGAATTTATTGAAAGTTTAGTTGAAGATGTTGATGTTCCTTTGAAAAATGCATTGGATATATTAGATAATAAATATTTTGATAAATTGGTTTGGTTATTGAGCCATGAGATTGATGAGAAAGTAGGGGATGATAAATAATGAGTAAAAATATATCAGCATTTACAAGAAAACAAAATATTAAAAATGCAATTGATAAAATAATTACTAAAACATTTGGTGTAATATTGTATCCATTAAGATTTGTTTATAAGAAATATGATGGATCTGATTTGCAATCTAGGCGAAATGTTAAGAAAGCATATAAAAAATTAAAGAATAATATTTATAGTTCATTACTATATGATGAACACATTTATATAACTGATTTCTTCGTAGGTCAAGAAGATGGTGGTTCAAATATAATCTCAATAAATGAAGAAGCTCATATTATACATTATTACACAAAAAAATCTTATAAAGTTATTTTTGATGAAATAGAAGATATTTTAAGGGCAGATGAGAGTCTAATAGTTGAGAGTGTTTTAATTAAAGATGTGTTTAAGTATGGTTATTTTAAGGAAGATGGTAGAGTTATTAAGGTTATGATTGTTGATAAGGAGGAGATAAACAATGATTAATGAATTTAAAGGTAAATACTATTTCTTATCTAATTTCTACAATGCTCCAATAATGTATGAAGGTTTACTTTATCAAAATAATGAATCTGCATTTCAGTCTGCAAAAGTTACCGATATAGAAAAGAGAAAACAATTCTGTTCAAAAGATCCTTCAACTGCTAAAAAGAAAGGGAGAAATGTGACTTTAAGGCATGATTGGGAAAAGATTAAAGATCAAGTTATGGAGGATTGTGTTAGAGATAAATTTACAAGGAATGAGGATTTAAAGCAAAGATTGTTAGATACTGGTGATAAAGAATTAGTTGAAGGAAATGTGTGGAACGATGTATATTGGGGCGTATGTCGAGGTAGAGGTAAGAATATGTTAGGTAAGATTCTTATGAAGGTTAGAAAGGAATTAAGAGAATAAACCAAAATAAAATGTATGTTTTAAAGTATATTAAGGAGGTGAAATATAATTATGGGAAAGGGAATTAGTTGGAAAGATATTGAAGCGGAATTACTAAAGGGTGAAGAATTCAGAAAAGAATATGAGTTATTGAAAGAAGGTGAGAATATGGATTGTGAATATAGAATTAATGGATTTTGTGATATATTTGATATTGAGTGTGATAATCCTCAAGAGAATAATCCTGATAACTACAATATTGAAGAAGGATTTCCTTGTATATGTGGACATTTTCAGCCTAAAGTCTAAATAAAATAAAAAGGAGAGATAAACTTATGAGTGAAACAGTTCATTATAAAGGGACATTGACTGAGGTTTATAGATTAGAAAATGAGACATTAGAGGAACAATGTAAAAGAGTGTCATGGGTTGAAGAATTTAATGATGATTATTATGATTCGTTTCAAGAGATGTTATTAGATCAAAGTTATGAAAGATATATTGTACACAATGATATTCTTTATTCTGTGACAAGACAAGAACTAAACACAGAAGATAGTTTATTTAATATGAGCAAAAACGAAGATGGTGATTTCGATTTTGAAGTTAGATATTATAATGGGGGATGTGGGTTTGATGAAGCTATTGAACGCGCTTTTGAAAGAAAAGCAATGTTGAAAGATATTTTTGGAAATTAAATTATGAAAGGAAGAAAACATAAATGATTAAACTATATTACAACTATTTTAAATACATCTTAGAACATAAAAAGAACATCTTTAAGACCTGTTGGAAAAGAAAACTATATCTCCACGCTATCACTCATGATCTAAGTAAATTTAGTCCACAAGAATTTATTCCATATGCAGAATGGTTTTATGGATATCATGGAATAAACCTCGAAAAAGATTATAATCATGAACAATTGAATAATGGTATGTCATGTGTAAGTAATAATTATTTAGAATGTAAAAGAAATTTTGACAAGGCATGGGAGCATCATTATAAAAATAATCCTCATCATTGGGACTACTGGTTAGATGAGAAGGGCATTCCGCAAAGAATAGATAGTATATATCTTAATCAAATGATAGCAGATTGGGAAGCGATGTCTTTAAAGTTTGGTGGTTCTACTCAAGAGTATTATTTAAATAATTACAATAAGATTAAATTGGAGAGGGATACAAGAATAAAATTGGAGATGATGTTAGGTTTAAATGATAGTTTGGCACATAATTATGGTCATACATTAGAAGAGTTTGTTAATATGTGGGATGAAAGCGAGTATAATATGGTTTTTAGATTTGTTAAGGATAGGTATGGGGTTGATAGTTATGAATTGTTGAAAGGAGAAGTAAAATGAGAAATATTGAATTCCGTGGTAAATGTATAGATGATGGTGAATGGGCGTATGGAGATTATTATTCAACTGATGAAATGCCACAAAGAGGAGAAATTGACATTATATTAAGTGTGGATTAAACGAAGAATATAGAGTTGTCCCTGAAACAGTTGGTCAATATATTGGAATTAAAGACAAAAATAATATAGAGATATATGAAAATGATTTAATTAAACTCGATGCAGTTATATTTCAGGTAAAATGGAGTAAATTACTTGCTGGTTTTGTTGGTAAATTTAATAATGAACATGAATTATTTGCATGTTATCAGAACTTGTATAAAATCGTTGGCAATATTCACGACAATCCAGAGATGTTAGAAGTGTAGTTTCAATTCAAAGACAAATTCTATTTGGATGAAAGGATGGTAAAAATATGATTTATGTCGATATTGATAGTTTCCAAACAGGTCAATGTGAAGAGTGTGGTTGCCGAACTTATAGAGTAGTTTATGTTGCAAGTTATTCATTTTATTTATGTAATGCATGTGCAAAAAAGTTATACAATGCTTTAATTTGTGATAGTGAACTTCTAAGCCAAATTTTAAGATTAAGATAAGCCGATCAAATCCAGAATTTAAATGCTAATTAATAAATACAAAATAATAAATGGAGGAATACAATATTGAACAATGATTTTAATAAAGACTTGCCAATCCCCTCTTACCATGCGATGATTGAGCATGACAGCAAGGAGGAGTTCGGTCTGAAGATTGGAATAATAGATGCAGATTTATTAAGTAATAATAGTCATAGGTTTCCTAATTTAGCATTAATGAAAATTAGTGCATATCATAAATATAGAAGGTCTGATAAAGTTACTTTGCTAATGAACTATAATGATATAGAAAAATACGACATGGTTTACATTTCTAAAGTGTTTGATTATACAGACATCCCAATTGATATAATGAAATATGATAATCTATATTATGGAGGGACAGGATTTTATTATGAACTTATGCCTGATCTCCCAGACTTTATGGAACATATGAAACCGGATTATATCTTATATCATAGTTGGATAGGTGATATGATGAGAAAAGGAGCAAAAAGAAAAGAATTTGAGTATTATCTAGACTACTCAATTGGATTTATGACTAGAGGTTGTTTTCGTAAGTGTGAGTTCTGTGTGAATAAGAAATACGACAAGGTTCAATTACACTCCCCAATTAAAGAATTTTTAGATGAAGATAAACTATACATATGTTTATTGGATGATAACTTATTTGGTTATCCAAAATGGAAAAATATTATAGAAGAGTTAGTTACCACTAAGAAATCGTTCCAATTCAAACAAGGATTAGATTTAAGGTTAATGACTGATGATAAAGCAAAAACAATGTCAGAAGTTAAATACAAAGGTGATTACATATTTGCATTTGATGATATTATGGATAGAGACTTGATAGAAGAAAAATTGACATTGTGGAGAAAATACAATACAAAAACAACAAAACTTTATGTTTTAGTCGCCTATGGTAGTCAGGGTATTGGTGATATATATTCTATGTTTGAGAGAATAAAAATACTTATGAAGTATCAATGTTTACCATACATAATGAGGTATAAGGATTATAAAGATAGTGAATTTTATGGTACATATGTTAATGTAGCTAGATGGTGTAACCAACCATCACAATTTAAGAAAAGAAGTTACAGAGAGTGGTGTCAAGCCAATGTGGATGTTAATGGAGAGAACTGTTCTGCTAATAGATATATGAAGGATTTAGAATCAAAGTATCCAGATGTTGCTGAGATGTATTATGATCTTAAATTTACTGATTTTGGAAATCTAGTAAAATAGATTTCCAAAATATACCATAAAATTCATATTTCATGCTAAGTACGAGTTTGAAAAATGGAGCATGAGCGAGTAAATGGAAGTATGAAGGAGGTGATAATATGGAATTAAAATTACCTGTAAGATTTTTAGATCATTTGCCTGAATTAAGTGAATATAATTCAAATTATTATAGAATTCCATTTGAGGTTAATGATTGTTCCATTTTGTATGGGGAAAGTGACGATGATAATACTACATTATGGGAGTTAGGTAGTTTTGTTAATGGAGAATTTGTGCGTAATTGCTATCTTGGTGAATCTTATACTTATATTAGTTGGCAAAAAGAAGAATACATTAATCTTTTAGACGCTAATAAAGATATGATATGGACATAAATAAGGTAAATTAATTGGTGGAAGAGGGGTAGTCGTCGTTAAATGAGTAAGTTTAATTTTGAATCACCTAAACAATTAGTTGGATTTCTATTTAGCATTATTAGAAGCGGAGAAACATTGACTATAGAGGAAGAAAATGAAATTTTAAGAACCTATTTAGATTTTGAAATAAAAGAAATTGAATTAAAAAATTCCATTAAAGAAATATATAATAAATATATAAGGGAAGCATGAGGGAAGTGTTTTTATGAATAGAATATGTGAAATTTGTGAAAAAGAAATCGAAAAGGGAACAGGAGAAGAATTTCTAGATGAGACATGTAGTTATATATTTTGGTTGTGTGATGTTTGTTTTTCAAAAGAGATAAATAAAATAAATGGAGGATTAGAATGAGCGATTATAAATATATTGGTATTACTTTTAATTATCTTAACTTTGATTTTAATCATGGAATAAATAGCACTCAGATTTGTGATAAGTGTGCTAAAGAAAATCATTTAGGCGAATTAGGTTATGGCTACATTTTAGATTTAAATGAGAACCAAGGAGGGATTTGTGCAGTCGATGGTTGCCATAATAAAGCAGACCATACTATCGAATTTTATGTTGATGAAGATAAAACAAGTGATAATTAAATTGTAAGGAGGTTATCTTATGAATTTTTTATATAAATGTCCGAATTGTAGTAAAAATTCACTAGCTGAAGACTGGAATAAATCAAATAAGATGAAAATTGCCATGAATGATTCACGTCCAGTACCAGAGGCATTAAAAATAATTGGAATTTATCTTGATTGTCCAAAATGTAGTGAGGAAATTTATTGTAAAGATATAATTACTATTAAATAAAAATATAGAAAGTAGGAATAAAATATTGGAAAAGCTAAAAGTATTTGAAGGTTTTGCAGGATTGGGTGCGGTTAGTAAAGCAATGGAGAGATTAAATATATGCCATGAACTGGTTGGATTTTCTGAAATAGATAAATATGCAATTAAGTCATTTGGTTTAATACATAATGTAAATGAAGAATTAAATAATGGTGATGTCTGTCTGATAGATGAGACAAAACTTCCAGATTTTGATTTGTACACGTTCGGCAGCCCTTGTCAAGATTTTAGTGTGGCTGGCAAACAAAAAGGGGCAACGTGGACTTGCAAAGATTGTAATTATGAATATAATCCACTAGATGTTCATTATAGTAAACGAGATTCTTGCCCTATTTGTAATAAGCATAATATAAATAAAACGAGATCGAGTTTAGTTGTTGAAGCACTAAGGATTATTAGACATAAGAAACCAAAGTATTTGCTTATGGAAAATGTTAAAGGTCTTATAGGTAAACAATTCAAACCTAGTTTTGATAAGATAATAACTGAATTACAAGAGTATGGATATAATATATATTGGGATGTATTAAATGCAAAAGATTATGGAATTCCTCAAAATAGAGAACGAGTGATCGTCATTAGTATAAGGAAAGATATTGATAATAATTCATTTAAATTCCCTGAAGGATTTGATAATGGAATTAGATTAAGAGACCTATTAGAATATGAAGTTGATGAAAAATATTATATAAGTCAAGATAAGACTGAAAAATTACTTGAACAATTAAAAGATAAAGAATTCTCTAATACTATAAGAGCAGGAGGAAGAGGTTCTTTAGATAGACATCAGTGGGATATGGTTTGTGTAAATACAAAAATGCAAGATTTACAAACTAGAGAAGATGGTTTATCTTGTACATTGACTGCTTCGATGTATAAAGAACCTTTAAAAGTAGTAGAAGTAAGACCATGTATAACTCCTGTGATTGCATGGGAAATTAAAGAGTGTTACGAGAAGTCAGGTTGGCCTTGGAGTTAACTTAAAACAAAAGTTTTAATTGAATTAGGAGGAGAGAAAATAAAAATGAATTATATTATTTTCGATTTAGAGGCAACATGTAAAGAAAATGACCAAACATTTGAAAATGAAATTATTGAGATTGGAGCAGTAAAGGTAAACAATAAACTAGAAACTATTGACGAATTTAGTGCTTTTCTTAAACCTATTATCAATCCTATTCTCACACCATTTTGTACACAACTTACAACAATTAAACAATCTAATGTAGATAATGCAAAACATCCTAAACAAGTCATTCAAGATTTTATTAATTGGTGCGGTATGAACAATTATCTTACATCTTCTTATCTATTATGTTCTTGGGGATTTTATGATAAGAAACAATTTAAACACGATTGTAATTATCATAGAATGAATACTAGATGGTTAAATAATCACATAAGTCTTAAACATCAATTTGCAGAAATTAAAAAGATTAGACCTTGTGGTATGGGTAAAGCATTGAGTATGTTAAAATTACCATTGGAAGGCACACATCATAGAGGCATTGATGATGCTAAGAATATTTCAAAAATATTTAAAGCTTGTTTTGATCAGTGGGACTTGTCATAAAAGTAGAGTTTCAAACTAACATTGAGGAGGAATTAATTATGGAAATGAATAAGAAACTAGTTCAACTGGGAGATTTAGTTAATGTATATGGTGATATTAACTGTGTAGTTGTTAAGGTGAAGGGTGATAAACCTTATAGAACTATTAATATTAAGACATTTGAAGAAGTTTATGCTTATGAAGATATGGAAACTTTAAGGGCTAATTGCCCTCCGCTGAATCGAGAAGAGATCACTTTAACACTACGTTAAATTAGATATTTCAAATGAAAGGAGAGAATTAAAATGAAAATAATCCCTTATTCTTTTTCTAAACGAGGAGAACTTGTTGTTTATCCACAAATTAACAGGGTAGTGTGGCGTTGTTATTCTGATCAAGTTGATATGAGACTTGTAATTATTACAAAAGTAACAGATGAAGGATGTTATTATAATTGGACTTGGCAAGAAATTTTTGATGATGGTACTCTGAGTCGTGAAGAAACTGGTGGAAGTCATTTCTATGAATATTATGGTAATTATACTGTTGAAAGAAGTGTTAAGTTAATACCATAAATCAACCATTTGGTTTGATAATTTGGAATTTACTACTAGAAAAACCAAACAATTACATGTATAATTAGGCATGAGAGGTGTAAATCATGCAAGATATTATCAATACTATTAAGACTTCAAATAATCCTAATGAAGTAAAGCAAATACTAAAACCATTAAAAACCAAAGAAGTGATTAAGATTGCAAAATGTTTAGGTATTTGTATTAGAGGAAATGAGAACAAAACTGAAATAATTAATAATATTATTTTAGAAATTATGAAATAGAAAGGACATGGTGAATGTTAATGCAGATAGAAGTAGAAATAATCCACACAAATGAGTTTAAAAATTCAGAATATGTTTGGGCAGTAATTATTTGTGAAACCGATGACTGGTTAGATACTTTTATTACTTATCAATTAGCAGAGAAGTTTTGTGAAGAGAATGGATATATTATTAAGGGGTATGGGAAAAGAACTGTTCCTAATGGGTTTTGAAGTAAGAAATAAAATTTTGTAACGTAATTGACTTATGGGTTGTTGATATGGTAGAATAGGGTAAGAAGAAATTGAGAGGTGGAAGATAAAAATGGCATCAATAAATGAGAGAATACATGCTTTATCTGAAGTAGAAATTAAGCAAGCATTTGATGATGTAATGGAATACAATAAGCAAGGGTCTATGGGTGAAACATTTGTTAGAAAAATTAGAGATGATTTTGCTAATGAAATAGGTGTTGATTCTTGGGATCTTAATTGTATGTTTACTTGTAGTTATATTATGGAAGAGATAGTTAAGAGACATTACGGAGTATCGTAAATTAGATACTCCTTCCCTAATGAAATGAATTTAGGAGATATTATTTTAAGATTGAAAGGATGATTAAAATGAAAGTTTTAGCATTAGAACGTATTGGAGAAGATTCGTATGGCAATGGAAAATACACTCTCGAATATCAAGAAAATAATACAGAGAGTGAAAACAATTACATTGAAAATCAAGTAGACGGTTATCCTGTTTATTTTGATTATAAAGGATTTACATTTGATGATCCAATTATTACGGAAGCTTTAACTAATTACTTTGATAAGCAATTTTATAGTAATGATATTATTTCTTTTGAAGAACTTAAGGAAATGTTTGATTCTCATATGGAATTAAGAGGTACTAATACAATTACTAAAATTAAGCGTATTTGTATTGAATACGCAATTCAAAAACTAAAGGAAATTGAGTTTGAATAAAAATTCTTAACCATGAAACCCTTATATATCAAGGGTTTCATGGTACATGATATCCTAAGAAAGACGTAATTTATGCTAGTTGGTATTTGAAAAACGGAGGAGATAGAAAAATGAAATGGTCAAATTAATCTCAGATAAAATAGGATATGACTTTATTTATTGTAGTGCGATATTAGAGGTCGTTGAAAGGCAGGAATGTTGCCACCCAGAAATCCTTATGCCACTTTTGAACAGCAAGTAGAACATGGAACATTACACGTTTGGGAAGATGAAAATTCAGATCAGGTTGAATGCCTAGATTGCGGTCATAAAGACAATAAGTGTAATTTTCAATCTCATATAGTAATTAAAAATACTGATTCTCAAGAATATATTGACCAACTATTAAAAACATTACGATGCCCAAAGTGTTTAAATTTAATCAAAAGAATCTAATATCACAGCAAACGTGAATTTCGAAGTATTTAGAAAGGAATTGTATGATGGAAGAATTGACACAAGAAGAAAAAGAATTGATTATAGATTTTATATCATGTGCTTATGGAGAAGGATATTCTGGTGGTGGGGAGTCATATACTAAAAAGATTGATATTGAAGAAGGAATTCGGAGCATTGGTAGAAAACTAGGGTTCTCAAATAAAGTGATTAATCATATTTTTGAGTAATAATCCTAGTAAAATTAAGGTTTATGGTAAATCAAAGGAGGAAATTAAAATGATTCGTAACGGATTTATCAACGATGATACTTATAAATGTAGTGATTGTGAGGAAGAATTTCAAGTCTTTAGCAAAAGTGGATCAACAACAAACTTTTGTCCATCATGTGCCAGTAGAGATATTGAACCTATTGACGAGGAGGATGAATAATTCTCATAAGTTTTATTCATTGAATTGAAAAAATAAACCTAATATAGTAATTGTAATTCATTTCACAGTATGTTAATATAATTATATTAGGTTTATATCCCAAAGGAGGAATTACATAATGATTAGACACGTAGGATTCGCTTGCATGAGTAAAAAATGCAATACAAAATATCAAACATTTCGATTAGCTTCATTTAGTGAATACAGATTAAAACAAACCATTGCTCACAATCTCAATGAAACTGAGCGTACAATTCAACATTGTATTTTAGAAGGAATTAAATTATTTAGACTAAGTTCTGATCTAGTTCCATTTGCCACGCATAAAATTATGAAAGATATTGATTATATGTCTTGGATGCAATCTGATTTAAAAAGAATTGGCAATATAGCAAAAAATAATAATATGCTATTATCAATGCATCCATCTCAAATGTGTTGTATAAACAGTCCAAAGTTGGATGTTGTAAATAATTCTATTAAAGATTTAATGTATCATTATGATATTCTCAATGCTATGGGCCTTGATGATTTTAATATTATTATTCATGTTGGTGGAGTTTATGGGAATAAAAGTGAAGCAATGAAAAGATTTATTGATGTGTTTAATAATTTGCCTTTAAATTTGAGAAATCATATCTTGCTAGAGAACGATGACAAAAGTTATACCATTAGTGATATAATGGAAATACACAAGAATACTGGTGTGAGAATTGTGTTTGATTTTCACCATCATGTAATTAATAATAATGGTACTGAATTGAATTTAGAAGCGATATTTGCCACTTGTGGGGTTGGTAATGTGCCTAAGATTCATCTTAGTTCACCTAAGAATATTAAGGAGTTCAGGAGTCATTCTGACACGATTGATTTTAATTATTGTAGTGATTTCTTTGAGAAGTATAAGGGTTTAGAATTTGATGCAATGATTGAGGCTAAGGATAAGGATTTGGCTGTAGGAAAGTTTGTTGAGGATTATAGGAGGGAAATTTGTTGAGCAAAGGAGAGAAATTATGATTATTAGTTTTGAAAAAATAGTTGAAAGATTTATATCTGCACAAGGAATAAGAGCAGTTGTTGTATCTAAATATATTGATGGAAATGAGTGCTTGATATCTTTACGAGGAGGATTTTCAACATCTATAAAAGTGGTTGAAGATAATTTGTATAAAGACGATGTATTATATTGCAAAGTAGAAGATTTGTTTAGTTAAGGAGGACGTAAAATGTATAAATATATTAATGAACCGAAAACTGAATCTGAACAAGAGGTTATGTGGAAAACAGCAGAAATATTAAGAAGGTTTATGTCTTTGGGAGATTCAGAACAACTAGAAAAGAAATTTATATTATATAGAGATGAACATTATGTTAACAATGAAGGATTTGAACCTTGGTATGTTTGGTTTATGAAACAAATTGATGTTAATGTAACGATTAAAATTAAAAAGTAACCCCAGAAAAGCGTGTTTAATGGGATTTTTAAAAAAAGGAAGTGAATTTTATGTTAAAGTTTAAAATTGGAGACGAAGTAACTGTTGGTAAAATTGAGTATAAATTTGACGAATCTGAAGGAGAAGGAAGATTCATTGGTGCTGTTGGAAAAATTATTGAAGCAGTAGAAGGTGTCTCTCCTTATCAAATATGGTTCTATAACAAAGAGATTCAGAAAGTTAATGAAGAAATGGGTAGTAGATTGTTTGAGGAATCTGAATTATTTTTCCTGTAAAATTGGAAAACCATTTAAAAAGTAATTTTAATTATTAGGAGGAATTATAATGAAAAAGACAAAGATTATTGAATACCAATACAATGAAGAAGATATTAAAATCATTAGAAACAAATTAATTGATATCGAATATATGATTGATAATAAAAATTCTGAAGCAGAAATTATAAAAGATAGGATCAGAGAATTAATGGATGAATATTTTGATTTATAAAGGAGCGATTATCATGATTTGTAAATACTGTGGAGAAACTATGGAATTTGATTCAAGTGAAGGTATTGGTTACAATGAGATTCACCATTATAATTGTATTATATGTGAATCAAGTGTTATTGTTCATGAGAATGGCGAAGAAGATACTTGGGAACATAGTGGAAAGTAAACCTAGAAAACGATGATTTGCTTGGAAGGAGTAGTTATGAGAAGAGAAGTTGATAATTTTGACTATGGTTGGATGAATGATCAATCAACATTCTATCTTAATGTATTTTTTGTAAATGGGATGTGGATAAAAGTAAATAATGATTATTTATGTTTTAATATTGAATTAGATAAAGAAACTTTAACTTATATCATTAAGCATTCTATAAAATTGAGTTACCCTTGGTGTGGAACGTCAACTAGACTTGAATGTGGGAAATATAAAACATACAAAGACGAATCAAAGAAAAGCAGAGAAATTGCAGTTAAGAAATTAATTCTCGATTGGTTTGTTGGCATGTATGGTTCTGATGATTTACTTAAAAGACATTTTGGTGATGATTATATCTTAATTAAAGATAAGCTTGATACAGAATATACACAGGTGTGGGGTGAATATTTTAAAATCACTCAAGACGCAATGAGAAAATTTGCAGAAGATTTTTGTTTGACTTAAGATTAAACTAAGATTTGAAGTGATTAGGAGGAGATTTTATGAAACCATTTATTGAGTTCAAGGAAGAGTATTTTAATAATGTAGATAATAGTTATACGTTTGCAATATTTAGCAAAGAAACGGATAGGTTTTTACAATATTATCAAATTGTAAAAGATCATGCAAATAATAAGTATCGTATATTTGTAATCCCATTGTCTTTTATAAAGCCAGAAGTATTTGATTCTCAAATAGAAGCTGAAGAATGGATAAAACAAAAAGATATTATTGTTTCTAAAAAAGTATTTCTATCATATAGTTTAGAAAAAATTGAAGAGTAGGTGGATTGATAAAAATGAAAAGTTATAAAATAACAATTAATATATCAGAAGTCGGAGGAGTGTATAGCGCAAAAAATATGGAAGATGCTGAACAAATTGCACAGGAAGAATGTAATGATATATATGCACGACTTAGAGGTCGTTGTAAAGTTGAGGTAGAAAATATTGAATAAATAAACGATAATTAATTGAGTCTTTAAAACTTTGATTTTAATTGAATAAAGGAGTGATAATTTTGAAATTGAAATGTAATTGTTGCGATGGAATTTATAATTCTCTTGATATTCATTTTACAAGTGCTTGTGATAATAATTGTTCACATTGTGTTGATAGATGTTTTAATGGTTTAAATATTTCTAAACCAGATGTTGAAGCAATCGTTAATACAATTGTAAACAACCAAGAAGGGGTAGATGACGTATTATTTCTTGGAGGCGAACCATGTTTATATCTTGATGAATTAGTAGATTGTGTAACACAAATTAAACAGAAAACTTCATTAAAAGTATTTGTTACCACATCTGTTCCTAAAGTATGTAAAACAGAATATGATAAGTTTTTAAGATTATTAGATTTGCTTGATGGAATAAATTTATCTGTTCAACATTATAAAGAAGATATTGCAGATAAAATAAGAAATACGATTTCTACATATGATAGGCAAGAATTTTATTCCTTGTTACCTCAAAAGGACAAAATACGAATAAATTTGAATATAGTAAAACCATATTTATATACTAAAGAAGATATAAGTGCATGTTTAAGACATTATGATTCTATGGGATTTAATTCTATAAAATTATCTGAAATACAACATGGGAAAGATGTATTTGTTTCTTTTGAAAAAGTATTTAGTATTAATTTAGGATCACCATATTCAGATGGATGTCAAACATATTTAAATATGAATAATATATTAGAAGGATTTAAGACTCCAGTTCTATTAAAAAGATCATGTTTCATGTGCGAAGATACTTTAAAAGTTTCTATTCATGATGGTATTAAAGTGGTTAGAAATTTGTTTAGGTTTGTCGAAAATAAGTATGGTGTAGTTTATGAAAATGGGTTATTAACGAAAGGATGGATATAATATGTATACAAAATTATTAAAAGTGGTAGTTAAATTACAAAGAAGACTGGCTGGACATTGTGGAGGTAGTTCTGGTGGTAGTGGGCATTGCTCATAAAATACTCAATTCATTTAGTAATAAAATAAAAAAATAAAGGAGAGATAATATGAAATTAGAAAATATAGGATTCTATACATTGAGTGACAATAGATGTAAAAGAACAAGTGTTGATTCTCAACTCATGAGATGTGAGCTAATATTGACAGATGCTTGTAATTTTAAATGTCCATACTGTAGAGGTCTTAGGCCAGATTTAAAAGGTACAATGACACTAGAAAGAGCTAAATACATAATTGATTTATGGACTAAAGATAATCTGAAAAATATTAGACTGTCTGGTGGAGAACCTACTGTTTGGAAAGACATTGTAGAATTAGTCAAATATATTAAATTCAAAGGCGTAGAACGTATTGCTATCTCTACTAATGGATATGCAGAAATAGATTTATATGAAAAACTAATCAAAGCAGGAGCAAATGATTTTTCAATATCCTTAGATGCTTGTTGTAGTGCTTTTGGTGATGCAATGGCAGGAGGAATTAATGGAGCGTGGGATAAGGTTATTTCTAATATTAAAGAAATATCTAAACTTACATATGTCACAGTTGGAGTTGTAGTTACTGAAGAAACTGTAAGTGATTTGAAAAACACAATTGAATTTGCTTCAAGTTTAGGTGTTGCAGATATTAGAATTATCTCTTCGGCACAATATAATCAATTGCTTGATGTTGCGAAAACAGTATCAAAAGATGTTTATGAAAAATATCCTATTCTTAAATATCGTATTGAAAATTTGAACAATCAAAGAAACGTCAGAGGATTACAAGAAACTGATTCACATAGATGTGGATTGGTTTTGGATGATATGGCAATTGCAGGAGATTATCATTTCCCATGTATCATTTATATGCGCGAGGGTGGAAATCCCGTAGGTAAAGTTGGAGAAAATATGAGACAAGAAAGATTAAAATGGATGAAAAATCATGATACTCATAAAGATCCTATTTGTAAAAATAATTGTCTTGATGTTTGTATTGATTATAATAATAAATACAACAAATATAATATCGAGAAAACTAGATTGTGTAAAATTGATAGTTCTAATTTTGATTGGTTGAAGTGGTCTGCTGGTAGTATTCATGATTTTGGAATTCCTTGTAGGTTTGATACTTTGACTCAAAACAATAGTAAGAAATTATTAGAGCAATATGCTATAGGATGGGCATATGGAGAAAGTATTGTTTGTAAACCAAAAGAAAAACATGTTGCAGTTATGTTCGAGAAAGATGATAATCAGTTTTGGTTTCATGTAAGAAATAGTGAATTTATGGAGATATTTTGTAATCAGTAATACTAGGAAATAATCGTTTCAAAGGAAGTGTAAAAATGTTAACTATGGAAGAAAGACTCAAAAAGATAGCAGACCATTTTGATAATATGACTGATGAAGAGTTTGAAGAGAAATGTGGGTATCTATTTATTGATAAAGATAGCGAAGATAACCCCTGGCATCCATCAAAACAAAATAGTTTTTATCTTTGTTGGTATTGTGGCAAAGATGGCAATGCTCATTTATGTACAGATGGAATGGGTAGAGGATTTTGTCCAGAATGTAGAGATAGAGCAGAGAAGGAATTTTTAGATTGGGAAAATCCTAAACTGAGGGAGAGTTGGCAAGATGAAGAATAAAAATGATATTTGTAATAGGTTAGTCGAATTACAATTAGAATGTATAAAAGTTAGTAAATCAATTTATGAATCCAGAGGTAATCCAAACTTATATTCAAATATGGAAAATGAAAAGGGGTATTTAGAATTCATAAAAGGTCAAATATCAACTTTACATTGGGTATTAGAAGGAGATACTGTATGAGAGATGGAGCCCCTGTAGTCATAGAGGTTGTTTAAATCACATTTCGCATCCTTGTGAGGGTTGTGGTAGGATTAGAGGGAGTTATGTTTTAGAATTAGCAATAGAAACATATAAGTATGGATTTGATGTTATATATGATGGTGATAAGCAGAAAATAATGTTTGGTACTAAATGTAATCATTGTGGTAAATATTTTGAAAATGAAAATATATCATTATATTGTAGGAAGTGTTCGACATGAAACAATATAAATTTAGAGCATGGGATAAGGAATATAATATTATGTCCGAAGTATACACCTTTTACATTGACGCAGATCAAGTTAAACTAAGAAGAAATGTTGGAGAAAACCATCGAACGGAACGTTATCTTCAGTTTATTGAAAATGTATAAATGATGCAATTTACAGGATTTAAAGAACGCACAGACAACCCATCAGACAATAAAGAAATCTACGAAGGTGATATTGTTAGGGTTTGGGGTGGCACTTCACACTATGGATGTTGGGAATTTGATCAAATAATAATTATTAAGGATATGATTAACGATTGTTTTTATATAGGAGAAAGTGAATATGTTAAAATTATAGGGAATGTGTGGGAGAATCCAGATTTGGTTAAAAGAGAAGAAAATAAAAAGGTAACATTAAACAAATCAGTTTTATGGTAGCCCAGAAAACAAATAATCTATGTAGTTAGGAGGAATTGAAGTGATAAATAGAACTGTAATTAATAAAGGAATTAATGGTTCACTTGTAAGAGATGTAGAAATCCAACATCTTATTAAGCATAATTATGTTATTACAAACAGTGGATTTGTATGTATTACCAATGAATTATGGGGCAAATTAATGAGTTCACAAGAAAATCAAGGGATTATAAAATCATTAAGAGAAAGCAAATAGAATATTGTTTTTATCTTATGGAAGGAGGAAATAATTATGTTCAGAAATTATAATCGAACAAAAGAAGAAGAGCATAAATTTAATTTATCATTTATTACATTAATAGTTGGAATAATTAATATATCTTTAATGTTTCTTGTTCTGCAAGGTGCTTATTCATTACATAGCCCCATTGAATTTGTTAGTGGATGTATTTTTCTATCAATTGGTTGGTATTGCTATATTGGTTATAAATTTGTAAAATCATTAGATAGAAAGGAAATTTATCATAGCAAAATTAATGATTATGATGAAGACAATATAATTGACGATGAGGTAAGGGAAGTATTACTTCAATATCAAAAGGATAAAAGAGATGGGAAATTAGAGACATTTCCTTTGAGTGATTTAAGACAATAGGAGATGAAATAATTTGCAAACACAAGGATGTAAAATATCTAGTGAAGGAAAATTAAGTCTTTTGACGGGATGGTTTAAACAACGAAAAGAAGGTTATCATTGTTATTTTACTGATGAAAATAGTTATAGAGTAGAAGGATTTAAGATAAACAGATCATTTAGAAAAAGCAAAGAGCAAATTATTAAGGAATATGAAGAGTTGAAATTCAAAAGAAATGTAACATCTGTGATAATCGAAGAATTGTTAAAAACTGATGAGTTAAAAGATTATTTTGAAGCAAAAGAAAAATTAAGTTCGTTGAATGCTAAAATGGATAGATTAATGAGAGAAAGATTTGAAATCTCAAAATAACCCAACCTTGTAACCCTACTGTAGCAATGATTTTAAAACCAGTATTTCCCATAAAAATAAAATTTTATAGGTTTGGAAAGGAGAATAATTTTGGAATGTCCATATTGTGGTTATGAATTAAAATGCACAGATTACTATGGTAAGCGTCAAGTAGCAGAACATTATTGGTCGTACCCTCAGTCTTGGATAGAGAAAGAAGGAGATATTTTCAAATGTGATAATGAAGAATGCGAAATGTATCAAGAAAGTTTTTATACTGATTCAAGAGATGAATTACATGAAGGTTATCCATGTTGATTTAATCAGATAAATGAGTTATTTAAAATGCTTTAAGAAAGAGGTAAAATTAAATGCTTAAAGGCCAAACAGGAACATTTATCTTACAAGCAGAAGATGGAGTGGTAAGATTATGTCATGATGCAGTTACTTGTAGTTATACTATTGGAATTAGAACTAATAAAGACTTTCAATGGAAAGATATAAGTGAAGAATTATATGAATTAATGATTAAAGAATTAGAAATTTAAGAAGGAAACAGATGGTAAAAGAACACATTCGAAGGATAAAGGAGACGTGTATTTAATGATTATTGTCGGAACGTGGCAAGAAATAGAAAGATTAAAGGATATGATTAAGTGTCCACACGAAGGAAAAGAATGTCCAAAGAGTAATATTTCATGTTGGGATTGTTTTGATGCAGAATATGATGTCAATCTTGATATTAAAGAATTGAAATAGATTCAGGTGAGAAACTTTAAAGGAAAGGAGGGAATACTTAATGAAATATCAAGAGTGCGTCCAATGCAAATGTAATACATGTGAAGATGAATATTGTAAGAACGAATCATGTAATGAAGGTTGCAGAGACAATAAATTTAACCCTGTTTTGATTGATTGTCATGGATATTGTACGTTAGATTCACTTATAAAGGAGGAAATTTAATGAAGAAAACATATTGTGATGCATGTGAAAAAGAAGTAAAGCATAATTATCCTTTTACTTGTTTAGTACATATATTAGATGATGGTAAATATAGTGGTGGAGGATATGTAACCACTGACGAGGTTAATGGCAAGTGGTTGAGTGTATCAGGAAAAGAAGAATCAAAAGACCTGTGTTTAGAATGCTATAATAGAATTTATAGTTCTGCATGGGAAGAGTTTATAAAGATTAAAGAGGAGAATAAATTATTATGATAAACAACATCACATGCCCTTATTATAAAAGCAAAGACACAAATATCAAAGAAATAATTTGGGTGTCTTTTAATCAAGAAAATGAAGGACTTGTAAAGATTATGCAATATTGTCAAACTTGTAAAAGTGAATATCCTGTATTGACTGAATTTAAATATGAAGTTATTAGTCAGGATTATCAAGATAAGGAATTGATATTTAGAGATTAGGAGTGATTATTTATGGATGACGAATTAGTTCAGTATTTTATCATTAATTCAGAATTAAACATGAGTGCAGGGAAGGTTTCAGCTCAAGTTGGACACGTTGCGACAATAATTACATATCATAGTGTTTCATTTAAAAAAGATATGTATTTAACTTGGTTGAGATGGTATCAAAAAGATCAGAAGAAAATAATTCTAAGAGGAAAGTAAAAGGATTTAGAGAAATTAATTGATGCAGGATTCTATTATATTAGAGATAATGGATGTAATGAAGTGAAACCAAATTCCCTTACATGTGTAGGACTTGAACCTATGCTTAAAAGTGAAGCACAGAAATATGTAAAGAGATTACAATTGTATTAGATTCCCAGAAAAGAATAGTTTTATATGGTTAGAAAGGAAATGATTGTTTGACTCAAATTAAGATTTTTAGTCGTGTTAATATTAATGATAGAATATCTGATTTAGAAGAGGATATTAATAAATGGCTTAATTGTAATGAAGATGAAGTGGAAGTGTTAGAAATTAAATGGCATTTTGAAAACACTAGGGTAGTAATGATAGTTTATAAACTGGTTTAAACTAAGTATAAAAAAAGGAGTTAATTAAAATGAGCAACATATGTCATTCTTGTGGAGAAGAACTTCCCATAGATCACGCTTGTAAAATGAGAATTGAAGAAGATGGTAATATTTCTAGTTATCATATTTATTGTCCAGAACCCAAAAAGTGTCCTGATTGCGGTTATCATAGAAATGTATGTGAAGAATGTTGTGAATAAGTTAAAACTTATAAAGGAGAGTTTAATTGTGTGTGAGAATAATAAAGAACATAAACATATTACGATTAATATTTTGCCTCAAAGTCCTGTTGCTTGGTTTTTCATAATGTGGATTGGAATATTTTTTTGCTTGTGCTTGGGGAGGTAAATAAATATTAAAGTAATAAGTTAATAATAAGGAGGAAAAATAATGTTTAAATTAGAATTATCAAAAGTTTCAGGGATTTTAGTTGAGCAATCAAAATTATTTGAATGTGATTTAAAAACTGCGTGGGAAAAGTGGATGCATCCTGCGATTACAGAGCAATTTACATATGAAGAAGTTAGATTGTTTATAGAGGGGAATAAAAGGAAGTGTAATAGATGAGTTGTTATGCTTTTGAATGGGAATTTGGTAGATAAAATGATATGAGGAGTGTTTGATATTGAAATTACTAGGTGGTAGAGCAGGATACAATAGTGTAATGTTTGAATCAGAAACACATACTTCAATAGCAATAAGAAAAGGTAATGATGTAGTAGTAGTAAACAAAAACATCAAGGATAATAAGGAGATAAAATTAGAGGAACTTATATATAAAATACCATTTGTAAGAGCGTATTGGATTATATTTAAGATTATATTTACAAAATTTGGTTTGTTATTATTGGCATTTAGTCTTATTTATTCTTATTGTTTGTACAATTTTGAACCAAGCAGTCTACAAAACAGCAACTATCATAATTTTATTATATTGCCGATTTTAATGTTGTTGTTTAATAAATTCAGTAAAACGAAATATTATCATGGAGCAGAACATAAGGTAGTAAATGATTACGAGAAAAATGGAAAAGTAAAAATAGAAACGTCAATAAATCAAAGTTGTGTAAACGATGATTGTGGAACTAATTTATGGGTAGGATTAATGATAATTTCTGGATTATTGGTTACATTCTTTCATTCTGGAGCAATGTTATTAGGATGGGGTATTACATATGAAGCAATGAGATCAGATAATAGGGTTGTAATGTGGATTGTTAAACCGATTTATTTTGTAGGAAGTTTATTGCAGAAATATGTTTTTACTAGTGAACCAAGTATAGAGCAATTAGAGGTTGCTGTGAGGGCATTTAAGGGGTTGGAGGAGGAATAATAAATGTTAGGAAAGTATCTTAAAGACCTTGGTATAAAAGAGGATAATACTCCTCAAGGGTGGAATAAAGATGATTCAAGACAAGAACGATGGATTAAAGAAAGAGAAATATATGGTTTTGATGAAAAAGAAACTTGGTCAATGGATTTTACATTTAAGCTATGGTTGTATGAAAGATTGTCTATGTATAATGAAGTAAATGGTATTGACACATCTTTTCATAAATACGAGTTTAAAGGTGAGACAATTACGTTTCAAGAATGTATTGATAGGATGCTGGATGGGTTGAAGATTGAGTTGACTGTTGACGAATATAGAAGGACTGAAGAGCAGAAAGAAAAAGTAGAAGATATAGTAAATATATTTGCTTTGTGTTTGCCTAGTTTGTGGTGGTAGGTGATTGGAATATAAGGGATGTGACTCGGAATGTAAAAATAAATATTTAATTATATGAATAGGACAAAATGAAATTGTCTATAATATAATCACAAGGAAATAAAAAAGGAGTGTGATTATATTATGCAAAATGTAATAAATAAAGTTCAGCATGAGATTAAAAGAGGTGATATTTTTCTAGCAAATCTAGGTGAAGGAATAGGTTCTATCCAAGGTGGTTTTATGCGTCCGATGATTGTGGTAGCGAATACAATGTGCTGTAAGTATTCTAGTGTAATTCATGCGGTGCCAACGACAACAAAATCCAAAAAGTATATCCCTACGCATGTAGAAATTTCAATCAATACTGGATTAAGGATAGTTTCTATAGCTCTTTGTGAACAAGTACAACTGTTAAATCGAGCTATGTTCATAGAAAAAATCGGACATTGCGATAATTACATAATGGATAAGATTTCAAATGCATTGAGAATACAGTTTGATATTGGTGAGATTAAAAATAATGTTGCTTATGCAAATTAAGAAGGAGAGATATAATTAGATATTGGCTATAAGAAAAACAACAGAACAATATAAATTAGAATTAGAAGAAGTAAATAAAATTAACAACACCAATATAAAATTAAAAGAGGGGATTGAGTATGAAGGTGCATTAACAAAAATATGGCATATCTGCTCTTGTGGTAAAGATTGGTTTTCTACACCTAGTAGTATAATATCTTTAAAATCCAAATCATGTGGTTTATGTTGTTCCTTTGCAGAAAAAGGAATTAATGATTTGGGAGAAGATTTTTTAGAAAAATATTGGGATTATAAAACAAATGATGAATTAGGGATTGATCCGTGGAAAATAAGTCATAGATCAGAAAAAGATGTGTATATATTTTGTAAAAAAGTAGATTATCATGGTAGTTATAAAGTGCGATGTGCTGATTTTAGCACAGGGAGTAGGTGTGGTTATTGTCAAGGATACTATTTAGTACATCCACTAGATAGTTATGGTCAGTTTTTAATAGACTCATTTGGAATTACAGCGTTAGAATTGTATTGGGATTATGATGAAAATATAATTGATCCTTTTAAAATTACAAAGCAGTCAAATAAAAAGGTATATATAAAATGTCAAGTAAAAGAATATCATGGGAGTTATGGGGTAAGATGTGGAGATTTTGTAAAAGGGGATAGATGTGGATATTGTGGAGGTAAAAAAGTACATCCATTAGATAGTCTAGGGACATTATATCAAGAAGTATTAGGAATATGGTCTGATATAAATAAAAAGTCTCCTTATGAATATATGTCTGGAAGCGACGAAGAAGTTTGGTTTAAATGTGGTAATAAGAAGCATGAAGATTACCAAAAGAGAATATATAACGCAGTAAATTGTAATTTTAAATGTCCAACATGTTCACAAGAACAAAAAGAATCTGTTATGGCATCCACATTAAAACAAGTGTTGAGATGGGAATACAGTCATACAGAATGGGAATTCGATGCAGGATTTAAAATACATAATAATATAAGCAGATATGATATATATGTTCCAGAATTGAACAACTTATTAATAGAATGTCAAAGTGAATACCATGATAATGACAAACGAATTAAAGTAGATCAACTTAAAAAAGAATTTGCTATTAATAATGAATATGAATATATAGCAATAGATAAAAGAGATTTTACTATAATAGAAATATTGAGATTTTTTATACCGCATATAGATAAAATCCCAGATTATGTACAGATAGACAAAAATACTACAAGAAATTGGGATATAGAAAAAGCTCAAAAACTACTCGATAGTGGTCATACATATGCAGATATAGCTAATATATTAGAAACTTCAGTTACATCAATACGTGCCAGTGTAGGTGGCAATTGGTTAATTAAACCAAATAATTATCAAGTACAAGGTGCAAATATTGCTTGTTTATCTATGGATAATAGTTTAATAAAAACATATAATTCTGTTACATCTGCTGCCAAGGATTTAGGAAAGGCAAATGGAACAAGTATTAGTTCTTGTTTAACCAAAAAACCTCGTTCTGATACAGGTAAAATACGTGAGGCAGCCTTTGGATTTAAGTGGATGTATCTAGAAGATTATGAGAATATGATTAAAGATCAAAATAATAAACCTCCGTAGAATACATAATTATTAATAAATACATAGACTAAAAATAAATTACAATAGTAAAGGAGAGATACAAAATAAATGGATTTAATTACACTAGCAACAAAAACAACATATAAATTGCTTAAAGTAGATAATATAATTGATTTGTTTGATCAAAATGATTTCAATAAAGTTAAGAAAGTAGTAAAAAAATATAGGAATATGGATATTGAGGCAACAAAATCTCAAGTACAACAATTAGCCGAAAATGGAATTAGAAATTTTTGGAGCGAAGTGTTCAAATATATAATTGTATTGTCAATTGCAAGTTATTTTAATATATTTACCCCTACTTTCTTTGTAATGAATGCCTTCTCTGCCCTCAGAGCATTGGCTGGAGGAGTACATATGTCAACCATAGGAAAATGCTTTGCAATGATGGTTCTATTCTTCTTATCACTAGGATATCTAATTAGCATATTACATATAAATACGTTAATATTAGTAGTAGGAATATCATTTGGATCTATGTGGAACGTATATATAGCAAAAAAATATTCACCACAAGAAAGACCAGATAAATCAGATAAAGATTGTGACCGTGGTAATATAAAGAAGTATAAGACAATAAAGTTTATTAAATTCTCATATATAATTAGTATGATATTAATATTGTTTACTCAAAAATACATAATTGGAATTAGTATATTTGCAGGTGTTTTACTTGAGATGGTAACAATTACACCTATGGGAACGAGAGTTTTCCAATGGATAGATGGTAAGAAGGTGATTATGTGATCGAAGTAGTAGTGTTTACGTTCATTTTTGCGTGGTTCAAGGGATATAGATGGAAGGTATTAAATTTGTTTAAGCATTGGAGTATATATCCTATTGCATTTACTTGTTTATTGCATATCTACATTATCTATTTGATGATGCATGGAGAATATTGGTTTATGGAATATGCCAAATACATAAAAATTGTATCTATATTATTTTATTTAGGTTTGATTTGTAAATATAAACTATTCGACATATCTATCTTTAAGAAAATTAATATTAAAGAGAACACTATATTAACCCATTTTACATCTCCTGTTTCTTTAGGTGTGTTATGTATGGGTATAGGATCTGTCTTAAATGTTATCGCTATGAAATTTAACGATTCAAAAATGCCTGTTTTTGCAAGTGTAAGTTTCGGTACAGGATATTCAAAAATAGATATGTTTGATAAAATGTTACAATACAAAGATTTCCATATATTTGGAAGTAATAATACTAATCTAATATTTTTGACCGATTACATAGATGTTTTTATATCTATTATGAGCATAGGAGACCTACTTAATAGAGTTTTTGTTGTTTTGGTAATATATTACTCAATAAAAGTATGTTATCATAAATTAATAAATAATATTTAGTTGACAAGCGATGAAAGGAGGTGTATACTTATCACATAGCAAAGAAAAGTTTAGAGGAGTAGATGATTATGTTGGAAAATATTATTCATGGTGCATTAAGTTGTATTTGTATCACAATTCCAGAATTTATGTTTATGATAATTGTTACATTAAAACTAATGAAAAGAAAAGAACTGTTGGATTTATATAATATAAAAAACAATACTATATCAATTTTAAAAGTAGTGATTCCTTCAGCATTTTTATTAGACATTCTAAATTATATTATCAAAACACCTCCAACCATAAATAAAACAATATCATTTATTACTTTATACATATTTTTAATTATTGTACTAAGTACAAAAGAACATTCATATGTTGAGTATTCAAAATTGAAAGAAAAAGCCTTTAAATATTTTACAAAAAGCATATTACTTGCAATAGCAATTGAATCAATAACTTATCCAATTATTTTACAATTAACTAATAAAAATTATGAGGAAATTAAATTGAACTTCTATTTAGTTATTATATGTTCATTAGCATCAAGGATAATAAACATTGTAATAATTTGTTATATTCTTATAAAAAAGAATGACAAATTTCAAATGGACTTAGGCGATTATATATTAAATAACAAATTTTTTATGAGATCAACGTCTGGAATAACCATAGGATTACTACTATATGAGATATATTTTGTAAAACTAATAATTTACAATAATTTATTATCTGTCATTGGTAATATATACGAACAGTTGTTTATAGTAATAGGTTCTACCTTTTTAATTCCTGCGTTAATAACCACATTAGTTTATTCTTATATAAATTATTGTGTTATGCTTAATAGATGTGAGAAGCAGACTGTCAGAGATGACTGATCTGATTTTTCAAATATATTATAAAAGGAGGTGAAAACAATGAAAAAGAATATCGTAATTGGTTTTGTGGCAATCGCCGCTTTTGCAGCAGTAATGTCCTCTGCTATCATTTGGAATCAATCAGAAACCCCTAATTGTATCGCTTAGTACATACCCAATTTTAAGGAGGGAGTTTTATACTCTCTCCTTTTGAATTATAAAATAATTTATAAATACCTATTGACATACTAACATCATTGCTGTATCATTGTAAATATAAAGTATGTATTCAGAAAATTTATATTTACAATTTATGAAGGGTGGATGATTAATATGTTTGGATTAAGAAAGAAGAGTGAATTAGTCAAATCAAATGAGGTAAAGGATTTTAAAAAACTCGCTAATTTGGTAAAGATTGCTGTCGGATGTAATACGGTTTCAGAATTTGCAGGGAGAAATGGAATACCAAATTCGGCTAAAACCATAGCTAACATTATGCATGAAAAAATAACTACATACCCAGAACTTTGGCTTCTTAAAAAAATTGCTTTAGGTTCAGAATTTAGAGTCTCATTTAATGATTTAAGAATCGCGTGCGGTTATAATTTAAACGATACAGGAGTTGATCTAAGAAGTGTAAGTGCAATGAGAGGGTGGATCGCATTATGTGATTATGGAATTGTTGCAGGGAGTGAGCAATCGGGAGTTAGGCCGTCCCTAATAATTTCCAATAATGTCGGAAATTGTCGAGGTACTATTTTAATGGCAATCCCTTTATCTAGTAAAATAATGAAAAATACTATGCCGACCCACGTAAGAATATCTCCTCAAGAATGCGGATTAGCTCAGGAATCTGAAATTTTAGTTGAGCAAATGCGAGTGGTATCAAAAAGTCGGTTGATGATTGATGGTTATATCCAACCAATTTGTGAATGTCCCGAAGATGTTCTTCGTAAGGTGGAAATCGCAATCATGATAGAAACTGGCATGGTTCACACAAAGGCTAAAGAATCTACTGTAGATAGATTCTTAAACAAACTTAATGAGTACGTAAACAAAGAGGAAGAGAGTCGTCTTGCTCATATCAGAAGTGATAACTTTAATAATAACTTTAATACACCATTATCACAGCAACAAAGGGTAGCATATTAGAATGAAAATAAAATTGATGGTCATTATATAAATTCATAAATATTTATCACACAATGATTTTATAATGACCATCTCTACAATCAAAATAAAATAAAAAGGAGTAACTAACATGCAAACACTATCCCTACCCCACATCATCCTAAACATAATATTCACATCGCTCCCAGAAGAAGGATTCGTCGCAATAATAACACTAATCTTCCTAAAACTAAATAACCTCCTAGACATTTATACATGGAATAGAAGTCTAAAATGGATTGCTCTAGCTGTATTACCAGTATCTATCCTTATAAACATCTTCAAATACATAATTCTTGTTCCAAAGCAAAATATGATGATATCAACCATGATTCTAATGATACTACTTATGGAATTTATAGTCCTAAACAACAGTTTCAATATAACTATCTCCCTAATACTAAAAACAGCAATTTACACAATCGCAGGATTTGTCATTGTAGGACTAGTAGAATTATCATATTGTCCATTTATATTATCAATAGTTGATAAACCAATATCATTCTTCAATGACAATGTTTTCTATAATTTTCTATTAGGTATCCCTGCGAGAGTATTATATTTATGTGTAATTTCGTTTGTTGTAATGAGAAGAAATAATTCAGTTCATGTTGATTTATTTAGAGCAGTATTTAAAAACAAATTCTTTGTATTTAGTTTTATAACAATTGTATTGGCTAGAATTTCTGCAATTGCATATGTTGTAAAACTAGTAAACAATAATCATATTCTAATTAATCTACAAATTATGGATCAATTAATCATTATGGTTGTAACAATGTCTATTCCAGTAATATTGGTTACTTGGTTTTTGATGTTTGTTAATAATTTATTGTGTAAAGAGCAGATGAAGTTTCAGACTTATGAGAATATGATTAATTAAGGTGGAAAGGTGATAATCAAGTGTATAAAATAAATTATTTGACATTGTGCAATCAATAATGTTATAATAATAAATATAAAAGTAATCAAGCATCTTCTTGACGTATCGGCATATTATATATTATAATAGCATTGCGTATTATTAACCAATACATAGCAACATAACTTGTTGCTGATATGTCAAAAGGAGGAATAAATATTATGAAACAAGATCGTCAAATTCTTGAGGATATTCTTAATTTAGTCATTGAAGATTATGCTAATGACAATCAAATTCAAGAGCAGGTTGTAGGTAAATTATTAGAACGAGGTATACCGAGGGGCAGAACTACAGGTATATTCACTAAAGCAATTCCATTGGTTTATGTTGAAGAAATTGAGTTGTGTTTATTCACAAAGTATCTCTATGGGTATACTCATCGAATAGAAATAAATCCAGATGAGTTTTTTACAGAGATTGAATTGTCTTCTTCAGAATCATATCAAAAGTTAGAAAAAGAAAAGGCTAAATATATTTTGTTACACAATGTTGATCAAATAGGTGATAATCAATGGTTATGTACAATGGAAACATATCAGAATATCGGTGTTTATATGGGAAATGGATTATTGACTTATAACCCCAACACTCAAAGACAACTTCTTAAAAGGAGAAGTGGAAGCAGAATTGTCGAATCTATTAATATTGATAGTGAAAAGGTATTAGAAATAGCTACGTCAATGTTAGATAATAGTTTCTGTCCAAATGCAATTATTTGGAATATTCGTAAAATAAATGGACAAAAACAAAAATATCACTATGATTCTAAAGCTAGAACATTGTTAATTGAACCAGATAATGTGTCTACTTTGGTGGACATAATTGACGGAGCAAACAGAACTTGTGGTATGCTTAAAACAGTAGAAACTAAGCCTGAGATTAATAGAGTAACATCTATATATATTCATCATGTCACAGAGGAACGTGCCAATCAAATAATTCGTCAAGAAAGTTTGGCTGCTCCCATTGAAAAAGAATGGGTAAACTATAAAAACACCGCTAACCCAAATATGGAAGTAGCAAAAGCTATAAACAGTCACCAAAGCAAGAATGATATGTTTAATCGCATAGCCTTTAACGAAAAAGAATTAAAAGTTGAAAACAAATTAATGACATTTGACACTCTATCAAAAACAATTGAGTTTATTTATGATCTTAAAGAAGAACCAGCTATTAGAACAGAAGAAGTTGAGAATGATATTATTGAAATATTTAATAATGTCATTGGTCTCTATCATTCTAAATTCAAATCTGAATTATTATCGAACACTAGAGAAGACACTTATATGGCTCATGATAATATGTTTATGGGGTATATTATATTAGGAGATTTGATGAAACAAAAGCATGGTGATGACTGGAAACCTGAATTAGTAAAAGTATTAAACTCTTTAGACTTCGATAAATCAAATAAAATTTGGAAGAAAATTGGAATCGAAAACAATGTAAATCTGTCTACATTTAAAAAGATTTCTGATTATTTTAAAGATGTTGTTTCTCAAATTCAGAAGGAGGTATCATAATGTCATTAACTATTGAAAGAACTTTATTTAACGAAGATCAGAAAAATCGTTTTCTTGATGAGAAATATCCAAATGAAAGCACTAGAATGACAAATACCTCTATCTTGAAAAGTGTTAGTAGATTCGAGCACGAAAAAAACAAAGATTTGAGTAAATTTTCTTACGAAGAGGTAAAAGAATTACTAATTGGAATGAAAAAGAAAAGTATTAAATCATTAGGTGTGGCCTACACAATTATTATGCAATATTTAGACTGGTGTTTGTTTAATAATTACAGTTCAATGAATGTTCTTAAATTAGTTGATAAAAAAGAAGATTTGCCAAAATATGTTCATCAAGTAGCTCAAAAACTTTCTTATATTACTAGAGAGCAAATGTATGATTATTGTGACATGCTTTATAATTACGTTGATAAAGCATTGTTGGTATCATTATTTGAAAATATCCGAGGAAGAACAAAGAAAGGTTATACCTATGAAGAATTAAGAAATCTAAAAATGAGTGATCTAGACCCTGAATCAAATATAGTCATTGTAACTAGAGATCCAGATGATAAAATTAAAAATCCTCGACCAAGACCTATAACTGTAGATCCAAGGACTATGGAAATATTAAGAATGGCTTGTATCGAAGACACTTATCATAAATCAAATGGAGAGGACACAGGAAGATTTGCTATTATGCCTGTTAAAGATACTCCATATATTCTAAGAACACTTGACAGGAAAAGTAGTGACAATGATGAAAGGATTGCTGTTGGAAATATAAGTTCAAGATTTAAAAACTTTAGAACGTACACAGGTATTAAATTTTTAAATCCAACTCTTATATTTCAATCTGGTATGCTTGACAGATGTTTACAAAAAGAAAAAGAACTTGGAGAATTAAAATCTGAAGATTTTCGACAATTATTTAGAAGTTTAGAACTAGACGAAAGGGGATGGCAAGGATTAAAAGAAATGTATGAGGCATATAAACAAACACAGTCGATAACCTCAAGATAATTTGAGGTTATCGACCCAATTTTCTAATTTATTTAATGAAAGTGGTGGTAAGTATAAAAATAATTATATAACAAATTAGGTTATATTGTCGAAAAACTGGTTATAAAAGATTTATTTTTGTTTTGATTTTCTAAACGTAAAATGATAGTATGTACTTACACGGAAGGAACACATGTTCCAAAAAAGAATCAAATGTTTGGTCTTACTAAAAAATTATAGAGGAGTAGATGGAATGACTGAATTAGAAGTGTTTGTACTAAAAGATAGCAGAGGAAATTTTGTAGGAGTTAACTCAATCTCATATGACAAACAAATTAGGAAATATATATATTCTTATTCAGAAACGCTTTCTAATGGCTATTATACATATACAGATGAATTAGATGCTAAAAATGAATTGAATCTTCTCCAAGAAAAGGGAATAAAAATAAAATTTGGGATTGCATTCCATATTAAAAGAGTAAATATGTTAGAAGTTTCAAGAAGCGAGGTCAAACTAGGTATTGTTAAAACTTATCCATTTAAACACATAGTAATCAATGAAATAGAAATAGACCATCCAGTGGTTGATTCTATAGGAATTAAAAGTATTTTGATGGATTACAGAGCAATGGTAGAAGTGGGGATTTAATCCCCTTTTTCTTAATCAATTGAATTAAAAAATAAAACTTGACAGAAAAGAGAAGTTACAAAATGAGAAAGATTAGTATCTTACTTAGTGCATTTATTATCATAAATAGTATGGGATCAAATCATATTAATAATTATTTAGGAAGTGATGCAAATGTCTTAAAAGAAATAAGAAAGCAATACATAATTGTTAAAATTGATGAGAAACCAGAACCAATGGAGTTTATTATAACAGCCTATGACCTTTCATTTAATAGTTGCCAAAAATCAAGAGGAACAGAAGGATATGGTATTACTTCATCTGGATTTGACTTGAGAGGTCATACAATTGATTCAGCTAGGGTAATTTCTGTTGACCCTACTATCATACCACTTGGTAGTAAAGTAAGGCTTACATTCAAAGAGAATAAATATAAGAAATATGATAATATCTATACTGCTTTAGATAAAGGAGGTTTAATAAAAAATCAAAGGATCGATTTATTTGTAGGTGATAATATCTGGTCAAAAAATAAGATTAAAGATTTCGGAGTAACACAAGCATATGTTGAAATAATTAAAGATTAAGCAAGGTATTTAATCAAAAAACCATTAAATTGCCTAATATTCTGTAACAAACTCAATAAATCCACATAGTTTATAAAGTAAAAAGTAAAAATTATAAAAGGAGTGTATTAAGTTTATGATTAGAAGACCAGTGAAAGAAACCTTTATCAATGATATTTGGTGTGCAATTCCTTATAAAAACAATAAGGATAAAATTAGGATTACTAAAGAATTGGAAGCAAGTAGACATAGGCGAGGGATTAAATTTATTGAAGATGATGACAGAGGAAATATAATTTATTCTCATAGAATGGAAGAAGGGGCATTCCATTAAGTAATACATAAAATATTTTTCATAAAACTTTCCAAGATACCCTTAATTTGAAATCCCCATGCGTATTATCTTATAACCATAAATTAAATTAAGAAAGAGTGTGATTTTTAAATATGATTATTACTGAAAATATAGAGATTACAAGAACAGAGCAAGTTATAGTAGGTGTTATTTGCAACTGTTGTGGAAAACCAGTTGAACAAGATAAATTAGACTCAATTCAACAACTTAATTTTTCATTTAGTTACAATAGCATATTTGACAATAATAATTCATGGAAAGCTCAAATGTGTGAAATTTGCTTAATTAACTTTATTAAAACATTTAAAATTGTTCCCGAAAATTTTATGATTGATAAATCATTTATATCAAAATACGACAACAACCATGATTTACATCAAGAGGCATTTGAATTGTGGAAAGAAACAAACGAATGGAAAGATGAAGATCCATATATGAATTTTTATGAAGAGGATTTTCTGGAGTATGAAGAAGTTTCAGATGCTTTAGAAGTACGTAAACCATTACATATCAATGTTGTAAAGTTAGCAACTATTCATAAAATTGGATTAGCAAAAAGGTGGCGTGAAAATAATGACTGACAATAAACATTTATTTTAGAAAACAAAATAGCATTGTTAAACATTTTAAAAGGAGGAATAAAAATGATTTATCAACGCACAAGAGATAAATTAACAAATGAAATTATTACATTCTTCGGAGAAAAAGGTATTGAAAACACAGAAGAGAAACTTATTCAATGGTTAGATTTTGCAGAATTTCAAATGAAAGATGATACATACTGGTCTCCCTGTGAGAATTGTATTAATGTAAATTGTATTAAGACAGAAGATTTTCCAATGTGGTTTTGTTCTTATCAAGAGTAGGATAGAATTTAGAATTGATTTTTTATAAATAAAATTAGAAAGAAGGTAATAAATATGCTAATCAATCAAATCAAATTAGACGCTCTTATCGCTCGTAAGGATCGTAAAACTGACACAGCAACATTATTAACAACTCTGTATTCTGAAGCATCTATGGTAGGAAAAAACTTTGGAAATAGAGAATCTACAGACCAAGAAGTATTGCAAGTCATTGAGAAATTTATTAAAAATGCAAATGAGATTCAAACAATTCTTTTGAAAAATAATAAAGATGCAAGCAATATTGTTTCTGAGATTAAAGTTCTGAGTAAATATCTGCCTCAGAAAATGAGTTACGAAGAATTAGAAAATGTGGTTAGAGATATCATTGAAGCATTGAAAGATATTAATTCAGAAGTACAAATGGGTAAAGTTATGTCTATATTAAAGAACTCCTATGGTGTTACTTATGATGGTAAAATTGCTAGTGAAATTGTTAGAAAGGAGTTGGTAAGATAATGGATGAAAATAAATTAATTTTAAGTGCAGTTATGGCAACATTAATTGGTGCTTTTGAATATCAACCAAGTCAATTGGAAGCAATGATGGGAGATAAAATGGAATCGTTTGATGAGTATTTTGAAGGGTTTTCTGAAAAACAATATGAAAAAGAACTAGTTAAATTGTTCAATGAATATTTGAGTATTGTTTAAGGGAAAGTATAAATTAAAAATAATAATAGAAAGAAGGAAATAAAAATGTTAGAAGAAATTATTAAAGATGAAATCGAAACCATAATTCAAGAAAAAGGATTAACTAAAATCATTAAAGATATTATTCGCAGTAAAATGTCTAATGAGAATATTCATAAAATAATTGAAATGGAAATTGACAAACTATTACCAGAAGCAATTGCAGAAAGTGTAAGCTATCAACTTTTAGATAATGGAGCAGTTCATGAAATGGTGTATGAAAAATTAAAAGATATGGTTAAAAATAAAATTTCTGATTGGAAATTATAGAAATGAGGGGAAACTATAAATGAGAAACCCAAATAGAATTGATGAAATTATTGAAGCATTACGTGAATGTTGGAAACAAAATCCTGATTTAAGACTAGGACAATTAATCTATAATCTTAATAAATCAGGTAATAGAGATGTATTCTTTCCTGAAGATGACAAATGGTTAGAGTGGATTAAAGAGAGTATTTAATAAATAGTTAAAGGAGGATATTATGAAAAAATTTACTATTCTCTTAGTTGCTACAACTATAATTACAGCAAATATTTATCTAAAATATCATAACTTATCTATACCAAAGCCCATACCAACTGAACAATCGCAACTAGGAGATTCTAAATCACAACAAAAACAAATTGATAGAGCAAGCGAACTAAAGAAATTACAAAATCCAAACATAATCCAAAATGAATTAAGAAAGGTTGGTGAAATTACATCATTAAAAGGAAAATATAAATATTTATCCAAAATATCAAATAAGGATAAGATATTTAATAAATTCACATTAAGAGAAATTACTCTAGATTTTGAATACAACTATGGAATTGGAATCAATAGCCTTGAATACATAAAAGTATTAAAAATTGAAGACGGAAAAGTTTACATAAGCATCCCAAAGAATCGAATTCAACTTCTGTATATTGAACAAAATATGCAAAACTCTAAAATTATTGATGGCAACACAATGTTTCTATTCGATCAGTTTAGTCCAAGTGATACTCAAATATTATCCTCACAAGCACAACAAAATGTTGTTAATGCAATTGGTAAGGATAAGAAATTGTTTGATACTGCTATGATTAATTTGCAAGATGTGGTAGAGGGATTGGTTTTAGATTTTGGGTATGAGCAAGTTGTGTTTAATGTAATTTAATATGATTTGATAAGGAGTGTGAATTTATGTTTGCAGTATTAATTATTGTATTTGTAAATGTATTTATTGCATATCGATGGATTATGGAGAATCCAAATGGGCATACAAAACATTTAAAAGGAAGGAGATGTGTATAAGATGGAATTGAAAAATTTAAGTGAGAATTGTCTTGATTGTAAATGTAGAACGTGCAAAGCAACATATAAATTAGATAATAATTCATCTTGTTATACGTGGTGTGAAGAAAATTGTAAAGGGGAAGAACCTCTTGATTTTAAGCCTGATAAAGAATGTTATGAAACAATGGAAATAGATTATGATATTAATTTATCTGATGATGTGGAAGATAATTATTGTGAATATATCCATGATGAATGTGAATATATAATTATTTGTAAAAACTACGATAACGTATGTGCTAAAGATATGCTAGGAAATTATTTTAGAACAGAAGGATATTTTCCTGAAGATATTTTAGCAAGAATTAAGCAATATGAAGAGAAGGAGAAATTAAATAATGAAAGAATTTAAATTAATTCAATATAAAGAATGTCCATCATGTGGATTCAATATTAAACCAGAAGTTAAATATGCATATGATAATAATTGGTGTCATCATTGTGGTTTTGGTTATAAAGAAACAATTCAAAGAAAAGAACCAGAATATGTTAGTAGTGGATATGATGATGCAGTTAGAAGTGGATTATTGTAATTATGGATATAAATTATGATGAAATAGATGTCGAATGTAGATCAATGGTAAAATTATTTAATACTATTGGTCTAACCACAAAATTTAGTTGTCAAGGACATAATAATATCTTGCAGAATAGTTTTCAAATAATATTCGCTGATTTTATAAACGATGATGATATTATAAATTTCATAAGTAAGTTTACAAATATTTACGCACATTCTCCATTCCAAGGAAAATTCTTAAAATGGATGAGAAAAATTAATGGGGGAATAATGTCAAATTGGACATATGAAATTAGTTATGGAAATTATAAAACTAATATTAAATTATCAAAAATTGATTATGATTTATTTGTAGAACTATTAGATGTCCTATAACCATACTGTAACAAAGGTTATAGGACATCTAATATCCAATAAAAGACAAGTTCGAAGGAATAAAAAAGGAGGGAATAAATTATGTTTAATCCATTAAGATTATTATGTTGTTTTAACATTCATAACTTTAAATTGTTGCAAATGAATGGTAAATATAATACTTTTTATTGCAAATGGTGTGATGAAGAATTAGTACAAAAAGTTAAAAATAAAGATGTTTGATTAAAATCATCTACTCAAGTAATAAATCAATATTCCTACAAATGGAGTTGCAATAACAATTAAACCTAAAATTATAACCACAATTCTTCTAATATCCATAATATTAATATCACACCTTCCTTGTATTTTTAATTAAAAAGACCCTGCTCTAAAGCAAGGTTGATGGTAGGACGAGAATGAATTTAGTTAACGATATTAATATATCCATGTTAGGGATTATTATACATAAAGGAGTGATACAAAATAATGAAATGTATTAAAGAAAACTGCAGAATGCCATATATGTCAGGAAATACTGGATTTTGTCATGAACTTGAAACATTTATCTTTGGTGAAAATCCAGAATGTCCTTTACCGGATAAAATCTTACAAATGGAAAAACAATTAAGAGAATATAATTGTATTATGGATAAGGTGATTATTTATCATGCTAAGAATAAAGAAGGAGATATATATATGAGAGCAGGTAAAAGAGGAATTGAATTAGATCCTAACGATTGGCATGATAATTTATATTGGTTTGAGGATGAACCTGAAGTTTTTGAGTTTATGGAAGAGAATGAAGATAAGATTAGAAAGTATGCAAAAGAATACGGTTTAACAATTAAAGATAGTATTGATATTATGTACAATTTAAGAATTAGTAAATAGGAGAAAATGCATTTGAAAGGAAGGTAGGAAATTAATTTGTATATGGGCAGAAAAGCAGATTATGCAATGATGGTATTATATACTGTAGGTTTAGATATTCGAAGACAATTTAGAAAAATATTTGGCTATTGTGATTATTGTCATAAGTATTTTTTTATCCACAAAGAAGACGTATGAATACAATGTATGAAAATGAAGAATCAAATTATTGTACTTGCTGTGAAAGTTGTTTTGACCAAATAGAAGAATATTGGGAAAAACGTTGGAAGGAGTACAACGATAGTAGAGGTTGTTAATCACAGCAAATCAGGAATTATTCAGAAAGGAGAAAACTCAATGAATATTTGTGAAATTGTTAGAAAATTAATAGGTAGCATTGAACCACGAGGTGATAATCAAATTGATGAAAAACATTATGAAAACCTTATTGAACATGGTTATCTTGTTAGTGATTTGGTTGAAAGTCTAATATTTGTTTCAAGATATAAAGATTCTTATGAAAGTAGTGTTAGTAAATTAGGGAAAAGAGCATATACAGAATTAATGGAATTAAAAGATTGTCTTAACCAAATAGAAGATGAAAGGAATTAAATAAATGAGTATGAAACCACTAATAGAATTAATAACTTGTGAATCTGGAGATTATGAAGTTCTACAAGTTAATTTAGGAGAAGACTTCTTTCGTGAAGGGCATAGGATTTCTAATCACGATTGGGTTCATCTACTAAAAGAGTTAGGATATCCAGTTGTTAAGAAATGTTTATCAGATGAAGATATGGGATATGGGGATTATAATGTGGAAGGAGTTAAGTAAAATGGAAAAAAAGAAATATCCGATATATAAATTTAACGCAACTTGGGATCAAGATGATTTCAGAAACAATGGCACAGAATACTTTATTATGTATAAAGAAAATCCAACTGCTAAACAATTGGAAGAAGAACTTCTGCAATTTAAGCTAGGTATATTAACAAGACATAATAGAGTTATATTTAAAAATGCTGAATATGAGTTTGTTGAAGAAGAATCGTGGTGTTTAGGTTGGTTCAATCATTATACATACAATGAATTTAAAACTGACTTAGAAATTGAAGAGAGTTTTAGGGATTATGTAGCTCGTAAAGAAACTTCTAATTTAAAAAATGGGCATCAAAGAAATGATATTAATATGAAATTAGATTTAAAAGAATATCCATATTGTTGCCTAATGGGTGCAGAGGATGATTATAGGTGGAAAATTTGTCGATGTGAACATTGTACTAAATTAGGGAAAATTACGATTGATCATTAAAAACAAAGCCTTGTAACCCTTGGTATATAAGGGTTTATAAAATCATCAAATGGTTACGCAAAATGTCCTCAATGTGGTAAGAAATTTGAAATGGGATTCAATAATTATTGGATGTCATCTGCTTTTTGAGAATATTCATTCGATCATACATGTGAAGATTGTGGATGTAATTTTAAAATGACCGTAAAAAAGCAAATTTTGTTTAATACAAAAATAATAAAATAAGAAAGGAGTTATATTATGTATGAAATAAATATCGTAGATAATAAAAGTGTAGAACTATATCACGTTTTAAAATTTTGTAAAGAAGGGAATTGTGCAAATTGCGAACGTGATCCTAAAGGTTCGGATAATTATTGGTGTAAGAAACAATTGTTGCAAGAATGTTTTGATTGGTTTGATAAATATTTGCAAGAATAATAGTTCGAAATTGTGATATTATGGGAGTAATAAGGAGGATTTAATAATGTTAAAATTTGTTAGTAAAATGTCTGAAGAACAGATTAAAGATTACTTTATTACTAAATTATCTAAAGGAGAATATATAGCTCGTTTAGATAAAGGGGAAGACTATTATCGACTTTCGTATGATAATAAATATTCAGATTATTGGAGTCATATAGACCATTTATATGATGACAGAATATCACATGATGCTATTTTCAATAAAGATTGGATGTTATATCTATATTCCATATTTGGAGAAGAATATAAACAATGGTATCAAAATAAACTGGATGAACAATTTGATTATATATTTTATTCTAAGTGAAAGGAGAAAAATGAAAGATTTTGAAGAAATAAGATATGAAGGATATTATGGTAGTTTTGGATATTATAAAACACATAAATTAACTAATAATCAAACAATTATAATATGCTTCAATAAATATGAATTTAGTAAGTGTAAAGAATACTCAATATTTTTAGCAATTGCAAATAAGAAAAAACATATTCGACAATTTTTATCAGAAGAAAGAGATGTACAATAGGTAAGGAAACTGGTAAATGCGGCTTGGAAGGTTTAATATGGGCTAAAAATCAGATTATTGAATTTGAGAATTCTGATTTCTGTAAAAATGGAGATTATATTCGCATAGGATGGAACGATAATAGGCGTAGAAATGTTTATGAGTATGGATTGAGAAAACTAGGATTTATTATGGGATTTAGGGATGGTGGTAAATGTTTATATAAGAAGATAGAAAAGTAATTATCTGAGTAAATTATAAAGTATAAAATAAAATTATTTGACAAAGACTTCATTTGTATGGTATATTATGTACAGGAGCAAATGAGGTATAAATTTTTATTAGAAAGAAGGAGAGATTTTGATGGAAAAAGTATTGGAAATCGTAGAACAACTTCAAGGGACTAGTGGTAGGAATGATAAAGAGGGAATCATTCGAGAAAATAAAGACAACCAATTACTTAAAGATATTTTTAAATTTGTCTATAGTATTGAAATTAAAACAGGGATCAAACGCAAGAAACTTGAGAAGAAAGTAAAATCTAAATCAACTGCTAAAATTACAGATTTCTATAGTCTTAGAGATTTCCTTGTTGAAAATGGGACTGGTTCAGATGAAACAATTGCAAATATACAACAATTTTTATCTGAGCAAAATGATAGATTAAAAGAATTATACACTCAAATTATTCTTCAAGATTTAAGGGGTGGTCTTAGTGAAAAAACTATTAATAGTGCTTTAGGATATGAATTTATCTACATACACAAATTAGAAAAAGGTGAAGTGGCAGAACCAAGACATTTAAAACTGCTTAAAGGGAAAGAATTTGGTATATATAAAAAGGTTGATGGTTATCGAGCAGAAATTGAAGTTGGTAATGGTAAAGTAAAAATCATGTCATCGGGTGGGGAGTTATTTAAAGAATTAGTGGACATAGAAACTGTTTTGTTGAGTTCAAATTTGCCTCATGGAGTATTTGCTTGCGAGTTGCTTGCAATTGATTCTGAGGGTACTATGACAAGAATGGAGGTGTTTAATAAGACTGGTTCACTATTACGAAGAGATGGTATTAAACAAGGAATTGAGGTTAACGTATTTAATTTCATTCCAGATAATGGATTTTATGAAGGAAAACATTCTACAACTTGCAGAGAAAGAAAAGCATTGGCAAAAGAATTGGTTGATAAGATTAATTCTCCTTTGATTAAAAATGTTGATCCGTTTTATATTGGTAAAGATTTAACTCAAATTGATTATTGGTTTGAAAAAATGATTGAGCAAGAAGATGAAGGAATTATGGTTCTTCCAATGGATCAGAAATATAATGGTAAAAAGTCATATCAACAAATGCTAAAAATTAAAACTGAAAATGAAGCAGATTTACGCATAGTTGGGTTTGAGCGTGGAGAGAAAGGTAAGGCATTTGAAAATACTTTAGGCAAAATGCTTGTTAATTACAAAGGAAATACAATTAATGTTATGGCAGGATATAAGATTAAATATGATTCTGTAAAGTATGATGATAGGTTGGTAAGGGATTATATTTGGAATCATCAAGACGAATTGTTGGGCAAGATTGTGAAAGTGCGTTACATGGATGAAACCACAAATGATAGTGGTGGAATTGATTTAAGAATGTGTAGATTGATTGAATATAGGGACGATAAAACAGAAGAGTCTTATAATTAATTAAGATAAGAAAGGAATGATTATGTATTATTTACGGAAAAGGAATATATAAAATAGTTAATCAAGTAAATGATAAAATGTATATTGGAATATGATATTTTAAGAGTAGTTTGAGAAGATAAATGACCAATTTTATTCGGTAAAAAAGAAAGAAGGATTATATAAATGAAAATAAAATTATTCAGTCACAGCGACCTCGACGGAGTTGGTTGTGGGATTATAGGTAAATTAGCATTTCCACAAATTGATATTGAATATTGCGATTATGATAATGTAAATGAGAAAATCAAGCGATACATAGAAACAGAGAGATACAAAAATTATGACACAACCTTTATTACAGATATTTCAGTAAATGAAGAAGTGGCAAAATTAATTGACAATGTTTATACTACATCAAATGAGTTTGTTTTATTAGACCATCATAAAACTGCATTATGGTTAAATGAGCATAAATGGGCATGGGTAGCAGAATATTTAGATGAAGAAGACAATACAAAACAATGCGGAACAATGATGTTTTATCTTAATATTCTTGATTATTATATCCCAGAACACCATACCCGACATGTCATCTTGGTAAATGCATATAGTTTTGTTGAAATAGTTAGGCAATATGACACTTGGGAATGGAAAACAAAATACAATAATATTATTCCAAAACAAGTAAATGATTTGATGGGTCTATTAGGTAGAGAAACTTTTATTGAGAATGCCGTGAATCAATTTACAATGTTGCGTGAATTTGAAATTACCGAACAAGATTTAACTCTATTAAAGAGAAATCAAGAAAAAATTGATAGTTATATTGAATCAAAAAACGAATCAATTATTATAAAAGAGATCCAAGGGTATCAGGCTGGAGTGGTTTTTGCAGAAAGATATTCTTCTGAATTGGGGAATAAATTATCTGAATCACATCCTGAATTAGATTTTATTGCAATTATTAATCCATCTTTTTCGGTTAGTTATAGAACAGTGAAGAAAGGTATTGACTTAGGTTTGATTGCGAAAGTCTATGGTGGTGGAGGCCATCCTCAAGCTTCAGGAAGTCCAATAGATGAAAATATGAGAAATAGGATTATTGACTTGTTGTTTCAATAAAGTGAAATCTGCAAAGTGGCCTATATCAACACTTTACGGATATGCTAAATGGCATCAAATTTAACTTTTAATTGTTTTAAGAAAGGAATTGATTTAATTTGAGTAACGTAGAAGATATTAAAGAAAGAATATGTAGTGCATTAGATTTACTTAATAGAGAGACAGCATTGCAAATAATTAGCGAGATATTAGATGATTATAGTTTGTATACTGCTAGTAAAATTGTTAAAAGTGATAAAGATGTTGATTTGAATAAATTATTATTTGAAGAAAGTTTTTATTCAGAGGGCAATGAAGAAGCAGGTTTTATTAAATTAACAACACTTCTTAATGCTGTTGAAGAAGTAGTAAATTGTGACGATTACATAGATGGGGATATTACATTTGAATATTTTGTTAGGCCAGAAACAGACGAAGAAAATGAAGAGAATGGTCATCCAACAGGGGTAGAATGGTGGACTCAGAATGAAAATGTAAATATAAATGATTTATATATTCAGTTTAAAGGGAATTAATTTCCCAGAAAATTATGGTTTGAAAGGATGAAATTATGGATTATTCACAAATGATAATAAAAACAACTGAAGATTTTTCCTCTTTTAAAAATATAAATATAATTGGTGTTGATGTATTCGGGAATGAAGAGATTAAAGATGTTTTAAGACAATGTACTTATAATAAATTTGATGATATGTTAGAATTTGAAATATTAAGTTTGTATGCAAAGCAAAATTATGAATTAAAATATAAAGAATATATGTACGATAGTCAAAATCGTATTAAAACTTTTAAATATCACTTATATAAATTACTTTGAAAAGAACATTTGGTTGGAAAGGAGATTAAAATATGTGGTGTAGATATAGATTTAGAACAAAGTCAGTTGAAGATTATAGACCTTTAGTATTTAATCCGAAATACCCTTGGTGGTGTTCTGGTTATGGCGATGAATGTGCAATTATTGTTGCTTATCTACCAACAACAGAACCTCTTTATGCTTATTGGGATGACGCTTATGATATTGATATGGAAGTGGTTAGTAAAATTGAATTCTCAAGTCGTTTTCAGAAACCAGATTATTTTGAGGAATAAATTAGAGGAAGTGTATAAAATGATATTAAAATCAGGTGATTGTTTTCAAGGAGAAGTTGGTAAACCAAGTGGATTAACAGATGTTGATGGTAACGAATTGTTTATAGGAGACGTTGTATTAGTTTTAAATCTTGATGATTATGATATATCACATAATCGCATTACATATCAAGGTGGCCTTAACTTTGTGTGTCAAAATAATAAAGATTGTGGTTATGATGAAGATATGTTTGTTATGGGAATTAAAGATTTATATCAAAATCATGATGGTGAAATCACTCAAGATGAAGAATGGAAAGTGTTTAAAGTAAAATCTTATAAACAAGTAGTTAATGGTGAGATATGGGGAGTTGTAAGAGCAGTAGACGAAAAGTAAAACCCTTGCTACAAAGGGGTTTCAGAGGACGATAATTGACATGAAATTGCATTTTGATGGGTACTGGAGGTGAGATATATAATGAAAGATAAACTCATGATTGAGTTAACTAAAGAGGAAATGAATGTTGTTAAGAACGGTATGTTATTAATTTTATCCCTCTCAAAAAGAGGGCAACTTGATTTAAAAAACAATGCGAAAGATTTATATGAAGATGTATATAATAAATTTGATTTACTATATGAAAATAAATGGCGTTAAGTTAAAGGAGGGAAATAATAATTGAACACCACAATATTTTTACCTAAAACTATTAAAGTTGGTTATCAAAAACGTTCTGATACATATACAGGTCAACTAGCTTATGTGATCTACTATGATCAAAAAGGGAAATTAAGAAAGGAGACATCTTGGAATAGTTGGAGAGATGATAAAATTGAACCACAAGAATATTCCAATGAACCAACTTCAGGGTTTGTATTAAATAAAAAGGTTGGAGACTACGTTTCAGATTGGAATCATCGACAAGCATATGTAAGAGTTTATGATCCTCGTAACTTTGAATTTGAAATCACTATAGAAAACTTACTTTACATACTTGAAAATGCTAGTTCAATCAAAGGAAAGGGATTAGAAGGTGATTTTGTTTATGGTTGGGATGGGAAAGATTTAATTTTAATACCTGTAGAATCACCTGACTATAAAGAATTAAGTGATCTGAACAATTTAAGACACGAGAGAAAGAAATTTGATGGAAAGAATTTAATTTTAGGTGGTACATATAAATCTAATTCCAATAATGAATTAATTTATTTGGGTAGATTTTATGAAAATAATGACGATGGCAAAGAAACAAAAACTTATTTCTTTTATAATAGAAACGTAAGTTGGAATAAAATTGTATCTATAAAATCTTTATCAGGGAATATAATTGATATTATAGATGAAATTTGTGTAGAAGATTACGCTGATTTGATGGATGAATTATTAAAAGATAGTAAATATTCTGCTAGAGAACCTAAATATGATACTTATTTGGATTACACATTGGAAGAATTTAAAGCAAATTTAAAAGAAAATGCTTATTGGAGACATAAATATTTTACTCAAATAGACAACAAATATGTAAAATATCAAATCAAAAGATACAGTGACTATAGTTGGCATTATAATTATAATAAAGATCAAAAAAATTATACTTATGATGTTTATACTACGAATAAAAGACGTAGAGATGAGAAAATAATGGGGTCTGCTTCTCCAGAGCAAATATTCAATAAACTAAATCCAAAATACCTAGTAACATATAATCAAAATAAAGAATTAATTAAGGAGTGGAAATAAAAATGGCAAATGAAACAAACGATTCAAAAATTATGGAATTAAAGAAACAAATTGAAGAAAAGAAAGCAAAGTTAATCAAATCTCAAAAGTTTTCACCTATTACAAATAGTTCAATTGAATTAGATGGGGTAAGAACTAATATCCAAGTTCTTAATAAAGAACAATTAACTTATCTATTAGTTAAACTTAATTCATATGCAATATCTGCTAAAGAATTAGAAATTGATTTTGTTATCTCTGGTTATCATATTGTAGATTGGATTGCAGATATTAAATCTAAACTTGATTTTGTGAGTCGCAAAGAAGAAGAAAATAAACTAAAGGTTATGGAATCTAAATTACATCAATTACTTTCTAATGAAAAGAAAGTTGAACTTGAAATTGATGAAATTATGAAGAATTTGTAATTAGAATAAAGGGAGGGTGTTAAATAATCCTCCCAGAAAAGATACACTCTGTCTTATGAAAGGAGAAATATAAAATGAACGATCCAAACGATTTTCAATGTGATATTTGTGGCAATACATTAACTTCAGAATCTTGTTTTTGTGATAAATGTAAATCATGGTTATGTAATGGTTGTGCATTTGAAGATGAATGTGAAGAAAAACAGGGTAAATAATATTTGAGAAAGGAAAAATTATGAATTGGTGTAAAAGTCCAAGGAAATAAATCTTGATTTTCTACATAGAAAAGGGGTATAATAAACACTAAATAAAGAAATAATATATCTTATCAACAAACTTCAAGAGAAGGGAGATAAGATATATTATGACAACCATTCCAACGTCAAACGGTTATATTAAGTCATTTTTTGTTCTTGGAAATGAGTCAGGTAAAGCGTTTATCAATCATCATAGTAGTAAAGTTTTAATTTCAGATCCAATGAAGTCAAGAATGTTTGATTCTTATAAGGATGCATTGGATTTTAATGTACAATTTAAAAATAATTATTCTGAAAAATTATTTGTATATCAGATTAGAGTTACAGTAGAATTGGTTTAGATTTTTAATTTTAGTTGAGGTGTAATATATAGAGTTAAAAATAAAATGTATTACACCTTTATTTTTAGAAATAATTTAAAGACTATATTTGATGCTATATTGAATTGAATAAAATAGACAGGAGGAAATCATGTTAACTTCATGTAAAGAAAATCAATATCTTGTATTTTATCTTGATGATGGGAAAAATGTTAAATATAATTTATCAACAGGCGAAACTATTGGAAAACTTGGAAAACCAGTAAAAGATATTCGCACACAACTTAGAGGAAATGATTTACTACAAGTTATCAATTCATTTCAGGATAAAAATTATAGTAATTTCTTAAATTTTCTGGATAGAAATTTTATCAATAAATCACATTCGGAAAAATATCATTACGGCAGCAGGGTAGATCGCATTACAAATATAGGTAGTTTCTTATCTAAAATTGAGAATTATAAATATCTTGAACAATATTTTGCATGTGGGTTGAAAAAACTTGATCCTAAAATTAGATACAAATTAACTGAAATTCCAAAAAACCTAATTAAATTATGTAAAACGCATGATATTGAATTAAATAACGATTTAATAGATTCCTATAAATTAAGTCCAGATTTATTTTCTAACTTATTAAATTATGAATTTACAACTATAAACAAAATGAACATTCAAGATATATTGTATTCAAATGAATATGGTAAAAACAAATTCGATCAATTAATAAAGACACATAATTACAAACCAACATCGTTATTACAATACATAGATAATTTAATGACATTCGAGGCTTTAGATAACTTCCATTCAGTGGTTGGTGAGTTATTGGATTATTGCAACATGATGAGCAAAATAAGTCCAAAATATGAAAAGTATCCAAAGAATTTTTTAACAACTCATAAGATTGCCACAAGAAATTATACTCGTTTAATACAAAAGTTCGTAGAAGAAGATTTTAAAAAAGTTATTGATCTAAAATTAGAGCATACATATGATAAGTTTAAAATTGTTTATCCTAAAACTACACAAGATATTAAAGACGAGGCAGTACAGCAAAATCATTGTGTAGCAAGTTATATACAAAATGTCATTGATGGTAAAACGCATATTTTATTCTTAAGGGATAAAAAAAATATTGAAAGGAGTTTAATTACATTAGAAATTAAAAATTATAAAGTGGTTCAGGCCAGAGGAAAATTTAATAGAGACGTAACCAAAGAGGAACAAGGTGTTATTAATAAGTACAATGAAAAATTAAATAAAATTTATAATAAAAGAAAAGAGGAAATAGCATGTTAAAAAATATTAATAAAATTGAAGTAGGTATGAGGGTAAAACAAATTAAGGAGTTACCACGATTTAATTATATCGGTACAGAATTTGAGGTAACTGAAATTGTAGATTCAGTTGTAATGTGTAAAAATGGAATGATGGGATTTGGTTTATCTGAAAATGATTTCTTTGCATATTTTGAATCTGTTAAATCTGTCGCCAAACAAGAAATTGAGTTTATGACGATTGAAATTGTCGATGGTATCAAGACTACTAGAAAAGGATTATTAACTCTTGTAGAGCTTCCTGATGGATCTCAGGGTGCGTCTAAACCATTGCCTCAAGATAAATATGATGCTCAAAGAGGATACGATATTGCATTTCTAAAAGCAGATATTAGAGCTGATGAAAAAGTAATTAAGATGAAGAAAAGAAAATTAGAAGAGTTAAGAAAGTTTTAAGTAAAATATAGTATTGTGCTTTCTAGAAAACGTTGATATAAGCCACTTTTAGAAAGCACAATATAAGATAAAACGAATCTTTCATAGGTTAGAAAGGAGTTTATTTTATGGATGTTAACAATTTAATAAATAAGATTATTAAGAATCAAAAAGAAAATACTGTTCAGAAACTAGATTTTTGTTGCGGTGTATTGAGTTATAATAATCTAGTAAATGTAATAGAGACGGATAAAATTAAAATTATTTATGCTGATGAAGGTGAATGTGAAATAAGAAGAAAGAAAAATAATAATCCAGTGATTGAAAGAGATAAAACACAAAGAATTTATAGACAACATGGGGAATGGATTTATTTAAAACACGAGATGTTAAAGTTGGCAGGGATGGATGAAGAAGCAGAAAGTTTACTAAATATTAATATTGATTTTAATTATGATTAAAAAGGAGAAAAATACAATGAAGAATGTAAATCCAGAGTTATATGATTTTCTAAAAGAAAATGAAACAGGATTATATTCAGATATTCGTTTTGGAGAAGTAATTGCTTTTGTTCATATTCATTTTAGTGATTTAGATAGTTTTGTGAGAATCGTAGGGGATGGTCATTTTGATGAAGGTGGATCTGAAGTTATAATGTTTACTAATACAATTTGTATTGAAGTTAATGATATTATTGAAAGTTTGGGTCATAGCTTATATGATTATAAATTTTGTTTTGACGTAGATTCTTGGAATGAACATGAAGTAGAAATCCGAAAAGATTGGGTTTAAAATTAACCATTTATTTGCTTTAAGAAAGGAGAAAATATGTTAGATGTAGCGGGGAAATATGAACAGGAGTTACAAAATTTATTTGCCAATATAATGTTCAATGATAAATATAAATTTTATCTCGGAAGTTCATATATGGATAAGTATAAACCATATGAAAGCACATGGAATGGACATGAATTTGTTAGTATACATGATAGGAAAATAATTGGATATATGGGTTATACAATAGACAGAGACGCTAATTTTGCTTATAGTTTAAGAGTAATAAATTTCGAAGATAAAAATTTATTATTTTCCAAAGATTTAAAACGATTTCTTCAAAATATTTTTGAGAAGTTTAACTTTAGAAAATTAAAATTTGGTGTTGTAGTAGGCAATCCAATTGAAAAAGCTTATGATAGAATTTGCCTTAAATTTGGAGGAAGAATTGTAGGCACTTATAAACAAGATACTAAACTTTTTGATGGACAATACTATGACTGGAAAATGTATGAGATTTTCAGAGAAGATTATTTAAAAAGTAAAATAAAAAACTGAATTACTAGAGGGAAAGGAGGAGAAAATTAGATGTATAATGTAGATACTTTACATGAAATAACAACTGAAATTGATGGTAAATGGGTGATCGCTAGACCTATTAAACAAGGTTTTATAATAAGATTCAAAGATGCTATCCAAGTATTAAAAGGCAATGCTGAGGCAGTTAAATTTTATAAACAATAAAGAGGTATGTGAGAAATGGAGATTGTTATTACAAATAAAAATATGAGCGTTGTAAATGCAAAGAAATCAATGCAATTTGATTGCCCTAATTGCAAATATAACCAAATTAAAGCAGCATGGAATTATATACATAATTATTGTCCTCATTGTGGAGCAAAAATTATTTGGGTTACAGATCCAGAACCTACTAAATTATTTTAAAGAAAGAAGGAAATTTAATGGATTTACATACAAAAAATAATCTAAAATCTAGTCTTGCAATTTTATTAGCAGTTGAAACTTTAGAATATGAAAATCAAAATTACTTGTCAGGGGATAATAGGAGTAGATCATTGGCAAAAATTACTATTATCAAAGATATAATTAAAGATATTAATGAAAATGTTAAATAGCATGAAAAAAGAATTTGAATGGGTTTAAGGAGGAAAATAAATTGGCAAAAACAGAAGTAATATTAACTTCACAAGGTAATCATGGAGGGTATTTAATATATTGTCCAGGTTGTAAATGTCATCATGTTTTTGATATTAGATGGAATTTTAATGGAGATTATGAAAAACCAACATTTACTCCTTCCATGTTAATAAACAATAGTAGACCTGAATCTAGATGTCATAGTTTTGTAACAGAAGGGAAAATTCAATATTTATCAGATTGTTTTCATGAGTTTGCAGGACAGACGTTGGATTTAGAAGATATTGATTAAAAGAGGAGTATGATGGAATGAAAAAGATTTTAGATTGTACTTTAATCAGTGATGATTTGTATGAAAATTTAATATTATCTTACAAGGAAATGTTAACAGCACTTAAATTTATTGAAGAAGTTTTTCCTGATGTTTTTATAGCATTAAGTATTGATCCTTATGGATTATTAAACGATGCAAGAGAGGTTTTAAAAACACTAACCAAATAAATCTCAAATTTTCTGGGACTTTAGAAAGGAGTATAATAATGAATAAAGAATATATGCCACTGTATGTAATTTATTATCATAATGAGATATCTGGAAAGTTTGAACCTTATCAGAGCGTATGTGGTATCACAGTTTTTTATATGAGTATAAATGATGCTAAAAAGCAATTGAAAAGAATAACTAATTATCCTGAGCATTATGAAATAGTTGAATATGTAGCAAAGTAAAAGTAAAATTGAATTAAAACTTGTAATTCTACAATAACTAAGATATAATTATTGTAGAATTACAAAATAAGAAATGAGTTGATACATATGGGAAGTTCACTAATCGGGGATAGCAAGCTCAATTTTTTCCCAACGGAAACTTGGGAGACATATCGTTTGCTAGGATTATTAGGCAGAATTGATATTGACTATTATAAGAAGAGTTATCTGAAAGAATATTACACAGAGCAAGGTTTATATCAAGAAATAGCAATGAAATCACTCGACAACCAAGTACCTATAGACTACTGCTATTACGATAAATGGTTGAATGATAAAGATTATGATAAAATTAAGCAATATTGTGAGTTTACATTGGGACATGGGAATCAGTTTCCAATAGTTGTTGCTGATCTTTTTGCTGGAGAAGGTTTATGGCTTGATAGTTTAAAATCTTTTATCCCTAAGAAAAACAATAGCAATGACTTTTTATTGGTTTCTAATGAATTAGAAGAAAATCGACATAAAGAAATTGAGAAAAACATTAATATTGATGATTCATATAATAAATCATTTGAAGAATTAAGGATGCCCAAAAACTCAATTTCTCTCATGCTTTACAATTGTCCATATGGAAGTACAAACGGAATAAGAAATGTCAAGCACTATTTAAACCTTATTTTAGAAAGACAAATTATCTACAACCCCTCAACATCAAAAGACTACAAAACAGGTTACATCGTCTGCGTAATTCGCAAAGATGATTTTCTTGATTCATTAGACATCTTATCTAAAAACTTTGATATACTTAAAAACTCAATCTATAAAACTAATCCAGAGGAATATGCTAAGTTTAAGCAATATATATTCATTGCCCACCTGAAACGATTCCCCTATGACTTATCAAATACTATGCAAGCAATGGATTTCCAAAAGCAATACAATGATGTAAAAGTAATAATCGAATCCGAGCCAGAATTTAAACTATCACAATATAATACTTATCAATCAATTAATTATCCATACATCGACTATGATACAGCAAAAGAAAATAATAAATATATCGAAGCACCTACTACTCATATTAGTAAAAATGATTCAATATGGAAATGGGTAAAAGGAATTACTGAATTAAAAGATTTAGGTGAAGAAAAATTAGTTGTTCCTAAACCATTGAAATTAGGTGAAATTAGTAATCTTCTAGCATCTGGAATGATTAATGGAGAAATATCATTAGAAGATGGTACTGGTAGACATGTAGCAATTGGTGGTGCTAAATCTATTGAGAAGAAAGAAGTAAGTAAATATAATGATGAGAATGGTGATAGTTATACTGAGACAAAGATTATTAAAATGAGCTTACCATACTTAAACATATTATGTTCTGATAATGGTAAATTGATTATAAAAGAGTTAGGAGATAGTGAATGATACCATACCTTAGAACAACAGATAAAAATACGATAAATTGTAATGCTGATTTAGTAATTCTTGATTCAAATGAACCAATATTAATTTCTCTATGTGATTTACATATCAAGAACAGAAAAATATGTAGTGATTTAATCTCTCATTCTTATCATATTACTTTAAGAGATAGAGAAGATATATTCTTTGAACAAACATTGTATGGTAGAGAAAATCATTATCGCTATAAGTCAGACAGAATGGAAAACGATTTAACACATACAATTATTTACAATACTAAAATAAATGATTATTGTATTAATTGGAATAATGAAGATAAAAATGATATCCTTACAAAATATTTAAGGAATATTCATTATTTACCAGTTACAAGTGAAATTGTTAAAATGATTTTAGACAAAGATGACGAAACAAATGCTAAATATAAAAGTAATTATAGTAATTATGGATGTGTTAGTGAATGTACTGTTTATACTAATAATCCTATGTATACTGATTTAAAGGTATTTAAGATTAATGTAACTTGGTTTAAACAGAGTTTAAATGCTTTGACATTAGAAGGATATGCAGAAGATTTTGATTGGAGTAAAATTGAAGATATAGAAGACTATATATTCGCATTCTTAGATAAAATTAAAGAAAGATTGAAACAGAATGTAAGAGTTTTGTTTGATCCTAAGAATATTAATCAGAAAATGTTTGAAGGAAAGATGAAGCCATTTGATGGTCAAGTTCCAATTATTCAGGCAGGGTTAGAGGTTTTAAAAAGAAGTAGATTTGTTTATTTAGCTTGTACTCAAGGTTTTGGTAAGAGTTTGAGTACAGCAAAAATAAATCATTGTCATTTATATCAAAACAAGAAAACTTATGTTACTTTGATTATGGCTCCTGCAATTACACTGTCTCAGTGGAAAGATGAAATTGAAAATAGCATAGGAGATAAAATTAATATTTTTACAATTAAGAAAACTTCAGAATTTATTAAAATTTATAATAAAACTCAATTGCAATTTGATAAACCTACATATTTCCTAGTTGGTAAAGAAACATTTAAACTTGATGCAAAACGTGTATCTGGAATTAATATTAGAACTATGGAAATAAAACATAGAAAAGAAGTAGAACATGGTCGTTATTATCATAGCATAGATGAAGTCACTGAAAAAATAACCATAGCATGTTGCCCTGATTGTGGCAGACCTTTGCAAAATGAATTAAGGAAAAAGGAAGATGTGTTTTTTACTGCAAAAGATTTTGAAGGCAATCCAAAGAAAAGTAATTACAAATGTTCAAATTGTAATGCAGTTTTATGGCAATCTACATATGATAAAACTAAAAAGAGTAGTTTGATTAGATTTATTAAAACTAAAAATATTAATTTTGATTCTGTCGGGATCGACGAAGCGCATCAGAACAGAAATGGAGAATCGATTATCGGTAATTCCACAAGGACACTATTTAATTATGCTAAGAAGATAATGTTGCTTTCCGGTAGTTCAAATTCAGGATATAGTTCAAGTTTTCACAGCCTATTATTAGGATTAATACCAAATAAACTCAAAGCAAATGATGTTATGGAAATGGAGAAATTTATTAAGACTTATGGAACATTAATGGCGGTCTCTAAAAAGAAAGATGGAGAATATTATCGTTCAGGTCGTAGTGAAATTAAAGATAGCGAGTTCAAAGAGATAGAAGGCGTGAATCCAATTTGCTTTGCTAAATACTTAGTTGAGAACTATATTTTTGCCACTTTAGACGATCTAGGAAAGGATTTGCCTGACTTAAATGAGTTTTATGTACCTATCAGTCAAACAGATGAAATGGAACGCTTAGAGCGGCATTTATGGGGAGAAATTAAGTCAGCAAATGCTTTCAATGCTAAAATGTATGAAGATAGTATAATCAAGCATTATATTAATAATCCTTTTGATTGGAATTCTATTCCTATTAATCGAGGTGATGAAAGTTATAAAGAAGTTCAACCTAAATGTATTAATGATTGTATTTTACCAAAAGAACAAAAATTATTAGATATTGTTTTACAAGAAGTTTCCGAAGGAAGAAAATGTTGCGTATATGTTGACTTTAACAACGGTGGGGAATATATGCAAGGCAATACTATTGCAAAAAGGATTGAATCTTTATTAACAAAAAATAAGATTCGGTGTTTTACGTTAAAAACTTCGACCGCTACTTATGACAGAAAGGAATTATTAGACAAGAAGAAAGATGATTTTCAGGTATTAATTACGAATGCAAAATTAGTGGAAGTCGGGCTGAATCTTACATACTTATCCAGTTTTATAAATTTTATGCCATCGTATCATTATGAAACTGTTGCTCAGAGCAATAGGCGTGGTTATAGGGCTAATAGCACACTAGAAAATAGGATTTATCATCTTTATTATGAAAATAGTTGTGAGAATGGAATTATTAAGAGATATCAACGTAAAATGGCAGAAGCACAAGCCATTGAAGGTAAATTCGATGCTTGTTTAGAAGATGATGAGAGTATTAGAACTGCTAGTAAATTAGGTAAGAAGATCAATGAAGGAGTTGTATAAATGGTAAAATAAATATTTGACATAATGTCTTACACATGTTATTATATAAATATAAAAAAAATAAAGAAAGGAAATTGATTTTGACAAGAGAAGAAAGAAATAAATATAATTATTGGTTAATAAGAAGGATTATTAATGGTATTGTGGAAAAACAATGTTCTCAATGTAAGGAATGGAAAGAAGATAATCTAAATAATTTTTATATGATAAATAAAAAGAAGCCGAACTTGGGATTTACTCCAAGATGCCGAAAATGTGGCACAAAAGCATCCGTAGATAGATATGCAAAAAGTCCTGAAAGAATGAAAGAATACGCTATTACTTATAGAGCTGAACACATAGATAAATGTATAAGCGATATAAAACAATGGAGAGCAGAAGTTCAAGATCATGATCATAAAAGAGAATACGAAATACAATATTATAAAAAATATCCTGAAAAACATAAATTATATCAACAAAATCATCGACAACATGATATTACAGAAGCCGAATGGAGAAGTTGCTTAAAAGTATTTGATAATACTTGTGCTTATTGTGGTCTACCTTATAAACAACATATTGTAAAAAGAATGGGAAAATACATAATTATGAATTTTCATAAAGAACATTCTGATGATAAGGGCTATAATGACTTAAGAAACGCCCTACCTGCGTGCAAAAGTTGCAATAGTCGTAAGCATGATTCAGATATGGAGGAATGGTATAGGCGACAAAAATTCTTTTCTGAAGAAAGATATAATAAAATAATTTGGTGGCTAACTGATGGTTATAAGGATTACATAGAAGATAAACCGCCATATAGAATCATTAGAGAAAAGAATAAAGATAATGCCAAATTCCATTTTAATTTATGGAGCGTAGATGAAATGAGAAACACCTTGGAAATAATATCTACAAAAGATAAGAGAAAAGACTTAGAAGAAGATATTGAAATTTTTCTTAAAAGAAAAGGAGGTTAATTAATCATGAAATATCGAGAAGGAGATAAAGTAGAAATCATTGATCAATCTTCAGAGTTTTATAAAAAGAAAGGTTACGTAATGACAAAACGAGAAATCAATAATAAAATATGGATTGCTTTCCCACCTGACAAATCAACTGGAAATGGTTTTGAACTAGAGCAAATAAAACTTATAAAAAGTGCTATTAAAGGAAAAGAAGTTGAACCTTGTGGATGTTGTGTATCAAGTACAGGTTATATATCTGCTAATGTATTGCTTGAAGAATGTCCAATAAAGAGAAAATTAGGACAACATGAAGATTCTATTGATATGAATTTTAAAGAAAAAGTTATGGTATGCACTTGTGTAAATTCTAATTACTCTTGGGGTGTGCCAACTTGCGAAAATTATAAAGGTCTTAGGGAAGTAACTCGTGGTGGTAGAAAAGTATGGAGAGTATTTTGTGATGCTGTAGAGGTTTGATTATTTAAATTGAGGAGAGTGTTTAATTAATGAAAAAGATTATAGAATTAAGCTTCCAAACTCCATTAGAATTTGTAGCAAAATATATGCATGATGATTTAGCATTTGACGCTGTTAATTTTGAGGGTTATTCTAAAATGACTATCAAGAAAATGATAGCAAAAATTAGCAAAGATGATATTGATGATTTAATTGAGGCATTTGTGAAATTTGCACCAGAAGTTGGATTTCAATATTGTGTAATACATAGTATTTTTCATGAGTATGATAAATGTCCATTTTGTCAATTAGGCATACGATTAGATTATAAAACAATATAAGAAAGGAAGATGTAAAGATGGAAGAATTAAAATTATATAAATTCAATGATGGCGATTATGAGCATTGGATTTTAGCAAACAATCTTGTTCAAGCAATAGATTATTTTGTTCATGATTATTGTGGAGAAGATGAATCACAATTTGAATATGGTTTTACTATTAGTTTAGTTGATAGTGAAACATTGGACATTGAATTTGAGGATGAAGGAGAAAAGACTTCTTGGAGAAAGATTATGAATGAATGTGAAGTAATTCCAAATTGCATTGGAACAAATGTAGATTAGGAGGGAGGTTAGATCACAATGAAAGGTTATTCAATAAATGACAATGTAGTTAAAGAACTTGCTAAAGAATATAAGATGCCATTAGAGGATGCACAGAGATATATGAATGATACCTTAAAATATAACGAAGTGAGTTTAATAACTTGTGTAAATTGCAACATAATCAATTGTGAAGAATGTTGTGATAAATGGTATATAAATTATAAGAACTTGGTTCTAGAATAAAAAGTCAATTTGAATATAAAAATAAATAAAGGGGAGAATAAATAAATGTGTGACGATGAATTTGAGAATTACTATGAACCAAGCGAAGTAGATCAGTTAGTTGAAGAATTTAAAGACAAATGCAGAGAACATTTATTGCCAAATATACGTGAAGAAATTGAACGTCTTAATAAAGAAAATGTTGAACTTAGGATCAAAAATGAGGAATATAAAAAACGAGAGTCTGAATTAAATAATAAGGAAAGAGATATAAAATACAAGGAAGATAATCTCAAAAGAGAAGTAGAAAAGGAATTTTACGAAAGCAATATAGGAGACACTTTAAAAGATTACATAGAAAAATCAGAAGTATGGTTTGCTGATAGTAAGGGATTCCGTCAAGATAAATGTGCCTTGTGTAATGATGAACGTAAATTAGTTGCCAACTTTTCAAATGGGAAAACAACAGAAACAAATTGTGATTGTAGTAATTTAGTACATAGATATATTCCAGAAATTTCAGAGCTATCTTTAATAAAATTTAATAAAAGAGATGGCAGATATCAGTCAGATAGAAGTTTTTATATATCAAAAAGTTATATTCCATCAAAAAATTCTTCTTATAGAGACGAGTATGGTTATAATGAATTTAGACTTTGTCAGATAGTAGATGAATTTAATGATGTTGCTATAGAACTGCATGAAGCCAAAGAATATAGTACGAAGATTGGATTTAAAACCAAAGAAGAATGTCAAAAATATTGTGATTGGTTAAATAGAGATAAGACAGAAGAATAATACTAGCAAAATTCCATTTTATCCTATATTGAAAAATAAAATATGAAAGAGGTAATAATTAATGAAAAGTATTTTTAAAGGAAAACATGTTAAAAAGGTATATGAATTTGAATCATATTTATACAAAGATGCTAAAATTCCATATGTAATTCTTACCAGATCAATAGTAAATTATGAAACAATTTTAGAAACAGAGTTAGATACACCTCCTCTTGATAGTGGAGATCAATTCTACTTAACAAAAGAAGATAAAATTATAAAAGTGGAAAGTGTATTACGAGGAACAGATAATGTTATGGTTTATCTTACAGATGTGGTTTTGAGTGAAATAGAAGAATTAGAAGAATCACTAAAAGTAGCAATTGCAAAAAGAGAAGAGTATTTAATTAAAAAAGAGCAGAGTGACAAAAGATATGTTAAACAACAAGAAATTAGAGATTATAGAGATGAATATAGAAATGCATTCTTTGTAAGGCGTTTGTTTATGAAGAAGCCAGAATAGGATGAATGCAGTATTTGCTTGTATTTAAAAATTAAAATAAGGAGTGATTTATTATGAAAAAGATTGATTTATTTTTAACATTTGGAGTAGGTTTAATGGTGTTTGCATCTATCTTTAATTATTTTAATGGAGATTATGCTTGGGCATTAACTCAATTTAAAATTACATTGGGGTTTGGAGTTGTAGCGTTCCTAAGAAATAGAAATATTAAAAATAATTGGTGTACAAAATGATAAAAGATGGATTAACAAACAAACATCTTCAAATTATTCGTGAAGGAATTATTATGCTAGAATGTTGCTCATGTTCATTAATTAAAGATTGTCAACAAAGTGGAAATACTTTTTGTAGTGATATTGGAAACTGGTTAAGAAAACAAGAGGAGGAAAATAATTAATGAAATGTGAATTATGTTTACTCCGAGGTGAAGATGAGGATGTAGAAGACCTTGACTTGCAACTAAATGTTACCGAACATCATTATCAAAAATTCAATATAAAAGATGATGGGACTTTAGAATACATAGACTCTGATGCAGATCAAGAAATGTATTTAGAATGCCCTTTATGTGGTACAAAATATGATATCGGTGTAGATTATCAGAGTTTCGCTTTACAGATGGAAGAGCGACACGTTATTACAAGATTGGATTTAATAGGGAATTACAGAAATAATAATCCAATTGTTAATCTTAATGATTATAAAATTACTGAGAGGAAAGGTAATTAAATATGGAAATTTTAGAATTACATGATCATGTTTATGATTGCTACACAAACAAAGTTAAAGGCAATAAACTACTCACATATGAAATGGTTCAAAGAAAATTAACTAGAAATTATCATCTCTCCAAGAAGGTAAAATTAGGTTCACAAGAATTATGCCTCTACGGATGCCTTACCTTTCTAGTAAGTGAAGGTTGCGTCTTATGGATTAAGAATTACATCGGAACAGATACCTCTTGGTTTATAAAGGATATGAAGAAATACAATAAACTGAATGAGCAATTAGGAATCGACAATAATTCAAGAGAATTAAAGCTTGACTAAATGCAAAAATAAATATATAATGAAAGAGAGGAAGATTATTAATTGAATAATATGAACAAAATCATGATGCTTAAAGCAAATAGCCCTGCAATACATAAAACAGGTGATATTAGTAGAAAATGTGATGACAAAATTAGAATCCATTCAGAAGATGATACATATTACATAGGAAACTTTGAAGAAGGTTATGGATTTATTAATGTAAAATTTAACAAGTCAGATTGCAGGTCATTAACTTTAGAAGAAAGAGAAAATCTTAATGGCAGTTGGTATGGAATCAATGGAACTCCATTATATAGGATTTATGTTGACGAAGAAGGGAATGTGGTAAATGGAAAAGTTTTGACAGTAAAAGGTGTTATTAATAAAGTTACTGATTCTTTAGGCAATGATAAACATAGTAATTTTATTAATTTGTCAGTTGAATTTGGTGAAGATATATTGATTGGTAGAAGTGTGGTCATGTTAACTGCTAAAGGCCCAATTACTACTTCAAGAGTGACTAATGTAGATATTCATGAAAAGCAATATATAATTTATACCAACAACAGTATTTATTATATCGAGGTAGTTTAATGGCTGAAATAATATTAGCATATTTTAAAAGGAAGCAGATAAAGAAGTAGTTAGAAAAACTAAAGCAAAAGAGAAAGATATTAGAGGATACATAATTGATTGTGTTTATAAAAAGCAAAAGAAGAGAAGAAAGTATATGGGGAGGTAGTGAATAGTCTAGACAAATAAATTTAAGATTTATTGGGAAAGGAGAGTAATATGAAGAAACTTACCTATATAATATTGCCAATTATTTTATCAATTGGTTTAACTGGTTGTGGTGGTAAGGGTACGAATGTAACTAGAATAAATCAATATGATGGAGTTAAGGTCGTATTTACAGAAGGTGTAGCCAATCAATATGCTAATTATAGTTGGTTGCTTAGAGATTGGGACTTCACAGAAAAAGGAATTGAAGAGATAGTCAAACTTAATCCTAAAAATGGAGATAGAGTTAAAGTAAATACTGTAGGATTTTTTAATATAAAAATTGACCATATTGAATTAGTACCATAAATAAAAAGAAAAGGAGAATAATATGAAAAAGTTTGCAGTCGAAATGGCAGTAGGTTATTGTGCTAGTTTAGTAGTCGAAGCAGATAATGAAATAATGGCCATTAAAGTAGCAAAAGCAATGTTATTGGATAATCCCACAGATTATTATGATGGAAATTTAGAGATAGAAGAGATTAATTATGTTGCTGAAGTAAAATAAGAAAGGATGTGCTAATATGGTAGTATCATGCAGGTATGATGATATTGATGTTAAAATAATCAAAATTGATAAAGTACAAACTGAAAGAACTTTTAATGGTAGAACAATAGTATATGGAACAATCGAGGTAAAACCAGAAGGTGAAGAAAGCTTTCTTGAAGATTTTATTTATAAAGGTAAATCAGGAGAACCCAAATCAAAAATTATTGAGTATACAAGGCAAATTGGAATTGAAGCATATAAAAGCAGATTAAAGAAACAAGATCAAACATTATTAGATTACGTGAATAGTTTTCAATAATTGAAAAGGAAGTGTAAAATATGTTAACATCTACAATCGTAATTTCGGGTTTAATTGTCTTAGGCGTAGGTAGTTCTATATGGTTTGCTTCTCAAAGAAAGAAAAATGAAGAGTTTAAAAAGGAAGTCAATTTCTCTAAAAGTAAACCATATGAATTCAAGAGTCAAAACACTCCTACATACAATCCAATTCAAAACTCAACTACAAGACTAACACCTTCTCCCTTAAAAAGTTCGACAACTATTTATAGAAGTAATAATCATACTAATAATACATCAGATTTATTAAACACCGTCATTGCAGTTGACGTTATAGATAGTTTGTCAGATGATCATAAACATTCTTATCATCATTCTACGCCTTCTTATGAATCATATAGTCATGATAGTGGTTCTTCGCATAGCTCTTATGATTCTGGTGGAAGTTATGACTCAGGGAGTTGTGACTGTGGTTCTCATAGTTCATATGATTCTGGTGGAGGTTATGACTCAGGAAGTTGTGATTGTGGAGGATGTGATTAAAACCTCGGAAATGTAGTACTTATTTGATTAAGGAAAGGTGGTGATGATATATATGTTTGTAATATTCATTCTTGCAATAGTTGCCATAGTACTATTTTTAGCAATACCATTATACTCAAAAATAGGCCAGAAAGTTGAACAAGTAGAAAATAAAATTAAAGAGGAGATTAAAAATAATGAGAAATAATTTTGAAATCGGAGATATTTTTGGTAATAAATTCACTAAAGGTTTAATCACAGTTGGAGTATCAGCAGTTGTTTTACTCGCAGGTTTTGCTTTATCTACTACAAAAATTAATCCTGGTCATGCAGGAATTGTTTATAATGTATCTGGTGGTTTAGAAGATATTACATTGAGTCAAGGATGGCATATTGTAGCACCTTGGAAAAGCGTAAGAGAATATCCAATTTCTACAGAAACAGTGTGGTTAACTAAAGGTGCAACTGAAGGTTCACCTAATGATGATTCATATAATACCTCTACAATGGAAGGTAAGCCAGTTAATGTTGATGCTTACTTTACATATCATGTGAATGTAGAAAAATTACCTGCTATTTTTAATCGTTTCAAAGGTGCAGATATTGAATCTATTCAATCAGGATATTTAAAGCAACAAGTCAAAACAGCATCACAATCTGTTACATCTAGTTATAGCGTTCTTGATTTATATGGTAATAAACGTTCAGAAATACAAAATAAAATTCATGATATATTGATTAAAGAATTAACTCCATTTGGTTTAGAGGTCGAAACGTTTAGTTTTGGAGAAATTCGTCCTGATGCTGATACTATGAAAGCAATTCAAGCAAAAGTTGATGCACAGCAAAAACTTCAACAAATGGAAATTGAATTATCACAATCTACAGTTACAGCAAATAAAGCAAGGGTTGATGCTCAAGGGGTAGCTGATGCAGCAGTTATCAAAGCAAAAGGTGAAGCAGAAGCTAATAATCTATTACAAGCATCTTTAACTGATACACTTGTTAAATATCAAACTGTATTGAAATGGAATGGAGCATATCCTCAAGTTGTTGGTGGAAATCAGATTATTAGTTTACCAATGACTGATACATCAGGAAAATAATAATAATTTTTAAAAAGAAAGAGGTAATAAATAATGTTTAATAAATTAATCGAAATGATAATGTCAAATCCTAAATTAGCAAAACCAATGGTTAGTGAATTGGTAGATCAATACAAACCATTGTTGTATGGAATTGCTGAAGAAATCTTTAACATCTATAAAGATTATGCGAATAATACTGAATATTTTGCTACTACTGCAACTGCTAGAAAGAATCAATATGATGCATATATTAATGTAGGGTTTTCAGATGAACAATCTATGAGTTTAGTGCTGAATGATGCAAAGAAATTACAAGATAGTTTAAATAAATTATCTTCTGGGGTAAAATCTAAAAAATAATAATAGGGATAAGGGGAGAGCAACAAATATCTCCCCTTACATCCAAATAAATTTTAATTAGAGGTGATATTTAATTAAAATCGAGTTTAAAAATGGAAGCGAAATAGAATGTTTTGAATCAGGTGCTAATAGCAGAGGATATAGAAGCACATTAATTAGTTTTTATTGTTTACAATGTAACACTATTCATGTAGACTACCCGATATCTAAAATTATGTCTATTAGTGAATCGTTTTCAATATGTAAAGAAAGTTATGAAAAGATATTAGAACCATATTTAAATGAAAATAATTAGAAAGGAGTAATAAAATGAATTTAAAGAAAGCGCAAGCAACCAAAGGTGGTAAAATCCATATTGCATATCTAAAATCTAATATGAGTTTATGTTTACAATATGTCGGTGAAGATGTTCAAAATATTCAAGATAAGAATGTTACTTGCAAAAGATGTATAAAGGCATATGCAAAAATTAAAGGAAATGAGGAACGGAGTTAAATATAAAAATATGTTGACATATATTTAGAAAAATGTTATAGTTATTATGAGTCAAAAAATTAAAAGAAAGGAGAATAAATTATGAAAATATCAAATTTTACAGACATTTTCAAAACTATACAAACTAAATTTCCAATTGAAGAATGCATAGAGAAAGACAAGAAAGAAGAAGCAATATATAATTCAAAAAATAAATATATCTGTATGATTATAGACAAAAGATTTAAAGATAATGTAGAATTAAAAATTATGACACCTTACATATGGGTAGGAAATGAATCAATACATTCAGGGCATGAAGATTTTAAAGACTTTGTTGGTTATGGATGGATTGATGAAAATGGTTATTATATTGATAACTTTGAAAATCCCATACATGTTATTGATGATGAAATTGTAATAGGATTTGTTCCGTATGAAGATAAAAATAGTGACGATTTGAAATTATGGGATATTGTAAAGGAAGAAGATTAGTAAATATTTTAGATGTGAATTGAGGTGATTAATTTTCATTGAGTTTTAACAGACCAAAAAATGAAACTGAAACACATTTCTTATTAAAAGAAATCAGTAAATACATACTTTTCGGTTGGGGTTATAAAATGTTGGCTACTGAAGTACATGGTATGTGGGATTTAGATATTGGTAAGAAACGAAAAGAAATAATTGATTGTGTTGGACTCAAAAAGATTTCAGATGGTAGAGGCAAATATCATTATGATATGAAAGGTATTGAAGCAAAAGCAAGTTTAAGTGATTTTAATAATGGATTTTGTTGTTCAAGTGCAATGAGTTATGTAATAAGTACAGTAAACACTATCCCTATTAATCTTCTACCTCAGTCTGTAGGATTAATTGAAGTAGATTTTGATATTTTTGAGTTAAAGAAATATTCACAAAGAATTCCCGATATGCAGGGTGTTGGATTGGTTAAGAGAGCTAAGAGAAAAGTTGATTCAAGGTTTAAATCAGAGGAATCATATCGTAAATGGTGTGCTGATAGTTTGGAAAGAATTGCTTATAGAAGTAGTAGTGAATTGTTGTTTTGGAGAAATTATATAGAGTTTAGTTGATAATAAATAAATAAAGAAATATATTGGAGGGAATATAATGGCAACTTTTATGAGTTATACGGTATTTTGTAATTGTAAATCAGAAAATATAAGGTCTTTAGATGATGCAGATCATGGATATGATAGTTATGCAAGATATGAGTGTTTAGATTGCGGAAAATACATTTGAAATTATGCTTCCACAATAATCAGTTCAAAGTTCAGTTTTATCGGTAAAATATAAAACAAAGGAGGTAATAAATAATGGCAAAGTTTGTTCAGATTTATGAAAACCGTGTTGAAAAATCTATCTTAACTTTTAGAGGTCAAGAGTTCACTTGTACTATGATTGAGGATGAAGATAGGGGAGGTGCAAGGAGTTTAGAAAAATCATTAGATACTCAAATTGAATTAGCGTTTCCAAATGATGAAAATATTGAGGAAATTTGTGAATTAGTTTGTGAGATTGAAATGGATGATCTTATGAGATTAGATGATTTAGAAGAACTAGAAAACTTTGAGCAAAATTCATTTAAATAACTAAAGTTTAATGATATTATTAAGGAGGCGAACTATGGACGAAGACTTTATAAAAAATTTAAAAATCTTTATGGAATATTATGAAAAATTAAATAAGTTTTGCAAAGAAATGTTTAATGATAAATTAATTTCTGACAAAGTTAAAAATATGTATTCTGAAAAGTATAATGCACTAAATATACATAGAATTGGAAAATAATTAAGGAGGTGATAATCATAAGAAAAGTAAAATTTCTAAAAGATTTTAATTCATTTAAGAAAGACACTTATAGAGTTATTATGGAAGAAACTGCATTGCATTATCGTATTCAAGTGAATTTGGATAGTGAAGAATTGTATTGGTTGCATAAGGAAGATTGTGGAGATTTGTTTATTGTGGTAGAGAGGAGTTAGATTTAGATGTTAAGTGTATTTGAATTAAGCGAAATCACTAATCATTTAAATTATTTAGTATTGGGAATCAAAGATAATGGATTATCAAAAGAGCAAAATGCAAAAATTATGAATCTAAGTGGAAGATGTTTGGATACTATTGATGAAATTGAAGGGAATGATGGTTAAAATGAAAAAATCTGATTTAAATAGTTCAATGCTTTTCAAAATGAGAGGAAATGGTTTGTGTGCTCTATTAGATAGGCACGATAATAATGTAAAAGTTTTTTATAATAAAGGCAATATTGTTTGTGGTTCAATTGCTGGTCAAACTTCAATAGTTGACTATAATGATGATATATCACTTATTGATAATCAGTATGAACATGATACAGAATATGATATTGTTGCTATTAAACAATATGGGAGTTGCACAAATGTTTTGCGTAAGGTAGTAAATAATGAAGAACCAGAAGAATGGGATTGGGTTGAAGAGGTTGAGAAAGCAGAAGAACTAGAAGTTGGAAATACTGTACAAAATATTACAATTAATATTACCATTGATTCAAAAATGAATATTAATGATTTTGTGAAAGAATTATCTTCAAAAATCAAAAATATCAACAATTATTAGACCCTCAAGAAATTTTCATTTTATAGGATTATGCCTAAAATGACTATAAACTCTAATTTTAAGCAAAAATCAATAAAATAGTCCTGTAACCGTTGCTATATAAGGGTTTGTGGTCATTAAATAAGCATAAATAATTATGTTATATATTCTATCCTATGAAAGTGGAATTTTATTTGGTTTGGTTTTGTCTGAAGTAATAAATAATATTTGTTGACATGTTGAATAATAATATGTTATAATTATTAAGTGGTTAAAAATAAATAATATTTTATAGAGAGGATTGATTGGTTGAAGAACTCTGGCACAGGTTGGAAAGCAATTAAACGAGGATTAAGTCCACCTTCTTTCAATTATATTTTAAAAGATTATGTGCATTAAGTAATAAAATAAAATTATTGAAAGAAGGAATTAATACATATGGAAAACAATGAAAACAATACAGAACTACGACAAGCGATTAACGACATTACTCTGGTTGGAGAAGTTAAGGAACAAAAATTGAATTTAAATAAAAACAAAGAGGGAAATTATATCAACGGATCTCTAGTTATTAATACTGGTGATTTTTCAGAAATTGAAATTAAAGTTTTTGTTTCGGAAAAAAATAAAAAAGGTAAGGTAAAAAAATCATTTGAGACTTTACAAAAGCTAATCAATGAAGATTTCTTGACTTTAGCATCGTGTAAAAATGATGAAGATCGTGAAAATGTGGCAAAGGTAAGAATACAAGGACAGAAAGAATTCACTCCTCGTTTTAATGAAGATATTTTTAAGATTAAAGAAACAGAGGAAGTAAAAACAAAGGTGAATATTGACTTAGGTTTTGGTAATATTACAGTAGATTCTTCAATAAAACCAGAGGATTATAAAGCAAAATTTGATGTTGAAATGTTCGTAACTTCTGTTAAAGAAGAAATAAAACAAGACGAACCCACTGGCAGAGCCATTGTGAGTGGATGGACACCCATTTATGGTGGAAAGGTTATTCCTATGGAAGTTGTTGTAGGAATTATCTTAAATGATGATGGTGAAGAATTTGATTTTGGAGAAGATATTCTTGCTCAAGTTGAAGAAGGAATGACACTTAATGTATGGGGAGACATTAATTATAAATCTATCATTACTAAAACTACAAAAGGAGGAGGTTTGGGTAGAGCAAAAGTAGAAGAGCATAGAGAATATATTAATGAATTAGTTGTCGTTGGTGCAGATATCCAAGAAGACGAAGAAAAAGAATTCGATATGGAATTGATTAAACAGGCAAAGATTGAGCGTGATGTTGCAATCGAAGAGAAAAAGAATGAGGAAATTGTAGATAATAAAAAAGGCAAAGGTATGGGTAATAAGGGATCAAATACTAGTGCAAGTGGGGAAAAAACTACTAAGCGCGAAAGACCCAAGTTTTAATCAACAATAGGGGAGAAATCCCCTTCTCTTGTTAATATATTAATAATAAGAATATTGGAGGAATTTATTAATGGCAATATCAGATAAATTACAAGAATTATTACAAAAAAACTTTAAAGGTGATGTTCAAGTTAGTCATGTGTCTGCAGATTTAAGGGGAAAAGTTATTGTTCTCTATGGTGGAAATAACGTAGGAAAAACCTCTCAATCTGCAAAATTTAAAAATCCCATTTTCTTACCAGTTGAAAAAGGACTCAATGCAACTAATGGAGCTATCGCATTAAAAACAGCAAATTGGAGTGATTTGAAGAAAAATGGCAAAAAATTAGCTGGTAAGGATTTTGTTCAACTATTGCAAAGTGGCGAACAAATTACCGTAGTAGTAGATGGTATTGAACGAATAGGAACATATGTTAAAAATTATCTTTGTGCAAAATATGATGTTGATTCAATTGGTAAGGCTAATGGTGGATATGGATGTTGGGAAGAGTACGACAATTTAGTTTGGACTTGGGTTGATGGGATAATTAGTTTAGGGTATACTATTGTTTTTTTAGGTCATGCAAAATTAGATAAAAAGAAAGACCAATATGTTATTGAAGGAGATGAAAGAAATATCAAACCCATTAGAGATAATGCAGATATAGTATGTTATCTGGAATCTAATGGAATTGATGATAAAGGAAAGGTTATTCCCTCTTCAGCTTATTTAGCTGAAGCAGATGATTATTTTGCTAGAAGTAGATTTACATATATGGATACATATATTGAAGAATTTTCAGCAGAAAACTTAGAGAAGACAGTTATCGATGGTATAAAAAAGCAAAATGATGCAGAAGGTTATACTGGAGTTAGTTTTGAAGAGCAACAAAAAATCTATGGAAAAGTTGAAGAAACATTTGAAAGTGTAGTTGAGGAAATTAAAGAAATGTATGCTAAATTGGATGAGTTAGATTTAGTAGACGATTATGTTCAAATCGTGGAAGAGCATCTTGGTAAAGATGGAAGAGTAGGAGAAGCAACTGCCAAGCAATTTGAAGCTCTAATTTGCATTAGAGACGACATTGAATCTAGATTAGAAGAAGTTCAATAATAGCATAAATAAAATAGGGGGTAGTTTCATCTACTCCCTATTTAAAGTAGAGGTGATTATATGGTTACAAAAGTTATAAAGGAAAAACCACCTAAGAAATTAAAATGTACTATATGTGAAGAAGCATTTCTGAAAGAAGAAACAATTATTAAAAGTCAAAAAAGATATTGTAAAACCTGTTTGGAAATCAAAGAGGAAGAGTCTGCTCTATATAAAAATGATTGGGATTTGCTTTTTGAATACATATGTAAATTATATAATATTGATAAACCTACAGGCATGATGTTCCAACAAATGAAAAATTATAGAGCAGACTATGAATATACTAATATTGGCATGTATTATACTTTACAATATTATTACAAAATATTAGAGAATGAGGTGTTGGAAGATACTGGATTGGGAATCATACCTTATTTCTATGATAAAGCAAAAAATCATTATAATAGAATGTTTAATCTTCAAGATATAGCAGAAGAGTTTAAAGGAGAAGAGAAATCAATTCAAATAAAAACTAAAATTGCTGATAAATTGTCAATTCCTAAAAATCCTTTGCCATTGAATTTTGACTGGGAGGAGGAACAGGGTGAAGATAACTAAGAAACAAATTGAAAAATATCATGATAAAAGAACCTCTTGTCAAGTATTGGGTTGTATAATGAAAAGTCCAAATTTATTAAAAGATAAAAAATATGCATTACATAAAGACGATTTTCCAAATGGATTGCACCAATTAATTCATACTTGTGTATATAATTTATCTCTTCAAGGGTTGAATGAAGTAAAGATAGCGGATATAGAAACATACTTAAACACAAATGATCCTAAGTCATATAAAATGATTTTTGACAACGAAAAAAATATTGAATGGTTATCAGGGATATATGAGGACGGTAATAATACAAATTATGAATATTATTATAATAAGTTAAGAAAATTATCACTACTAAGAAGTTATATGAGTGAAGGCACAGACGTATCTGGAATCTTAGATATGGATGAGATAGACCACATAATTATCAAGCAACAACAAGAAAAATTTGAATCTATGACATTAAGTGAGGTTCAACAATATTTTGATAGGAAAAATTTTAATGTTAAAGAAAAGTTTTTAATAAGAGATTCAACAAAACGAAGAAAAGCTGGAGATAATGCAGATGAATTAAGAATAAAAATGAAAGAATCCCCTTGCTATGGATATGGACTAGAAAGCAAATACCTAAATACACTAACTTATGGTGCATTAAAGGGTGGGTTTTTTCTTGAAACTAGGGATAGTGGCAAAGGAAAAACGAGATCGGCCATAGAAAGATTGCTCTTGATATGTTGTTCTCATCTATGGGATTTTGATAAAGAGGACTTCGTTGTAAACCCTAATGGACAAAACAATGTTGGGTTATACATAGGAACAGAAATGAAAATTTATGAAGAATTAGAACCTATGATGTGGGCATTCGTTAGTGGTGTTGAGGAATTTAAAATCAAAAAGAATACCTTAACCGAAGAAGAAGACAAAAGAGTTGATAAGGCAATTGAATACGTTAAAGAAGCGAAGTTATTTTTAGAGGATGAACCTAATTATGATTTATCATGTATAAAAAACACAGTAGATAGATACAAAATTAATGAAGGGTTAGACGCTTTAGCCATAGATTATCTTGAATTGACCATAGCATTGACTGCTGAATATGTTCTATCCACTAAAGGAATGCCTGCAAGAGAAGATCAGGTATTATTAAATCTCTCCACTGAAACAAAAACATTGGCAACAGACTATGATATTGTTATTTTTGGATATACACAAACAACAGATGGAGCAAGAACAGATGGTTATAGAGATCAAAGGGCTGTAAAGGGAGCTAGATCACTACCAAATAAATGTGATGTAGGTATTACAGTATTTGCACCCACAAAAAAAGAACTTGATTTTATTCAACCTTTAATTCAAAAGGGAAAAGGGTTAAATAAAACAATAATTCCTAATATGTGTTACACAATATATAAAAATAGATTTGGTGAGATTACTGAAGAAGTAAAAATATGGTGCTATCAAAACTTAGGAAATATGAAAACTATTGATTTGTTTTGCACTAATAAAAATTATGAACCAATATCTATAGATAAAACATTAATTGAATTAGAAGATAAAGTTATTGAAACGAGTGATTAATAGTGGACAGAGATGAATTAATGGAGTTGGTGACAACAGAAGACGTTATTAATATATTAAATGATTTAGGTTCTGGGAGTCCCCAAAAAGACAAAAATAATGACAACGCATTGCTTTTTTCAACCGTATGTCATGGAGGAAAGAGTCATAAACTTTATTATTATATAGATAGTAAAATCTTTAAGTGTTATACTTCATGTGGTTCAATGAGTCTTTTTGATTTAATTATGTCTACCAAGAATATTATTTTTCAAGAGGCATTTGCTTATCTTTGTAAATTTAAAAATGTAACCAATTTCAGTAAACAAAAAAAAGGATTGCAAAAGAAAGAATATGAAAATGAGGATTTGAAATTCTTAAAACTTCATCTCCGTAAAAAAGAAAAACAATTAATAAAACTACCTTCTTACAATAAATATATATTAAATATGTTTAATGATTATATGCCTATGTCATGGTATAAAGAAGGAATTACAGACGATATTACTAATATATTCCAAATAAAATTCTATATGAATCAATTTAAATGTATAATACCTCACTTTGATATTAATGGGAATCTAGTAGGCATTAGAGCAAGAAATTTCCTAAAGCATCAAGTGTCTAGTGGCAAGAAATATATCCCTGTGACTATTGAAAATTTTACTTATAGATATCCTATTGCTTTCAATCTTTATGGGATATATCAAAACCAAGAAAATATCAGAAAAATAAAAAAAACAATTCTATTCGAGAGCGAGAAATCAGTAATGATTTACGGCAGTTATTTTGGTCAAGAAAATAATATATGCCTTGCCCTGTGTGGCATGTCGTTTTCATTATATCAAAGAGATTTATTACTTTCATTAGGAGTAGAAGAAGTGGTAATATGTTTTGATAAACAATATCAAATAGAATTAATTGATGATGAAAATATAGATAGAAATTCCAAAGCGTGGAAGGAGTATGAGAATTATGTAAAAGGATTAATAAAAATATCAGAAATGCTTATACCATATTGCAATGTTTCTATAATAGTGTGTTGGAATTTTAGAATTGGATACAAGGACTCACCAATAGATTTCGGAAAAGAAACATTTGAAGAATTATATAAAGAACGATATTACATAGATGATTTAGAAGAACTAAGAGAAATGATAAAATAAAAGGAGTTGTTAATATCAAATATCGAGTCTTAAACAAAGGATATGACTTAATTAGTGAGAATGAATTATTGGATATTTTATTGAAAAATAGAGGTGTGGAAAATCCAAAAGAAATGTTAAATGTAAGCGAATCTTTCTTACATGATGGAATGTTATTTAAAAACATGAATAGAGGATTAGATATGCTTCATTGGCACATTGAAAATAATAGTAAAATACATATTATAATTGATGTGGACGTTGATGGCACTACATCAGGTACGATAATTAATAATTATATTTTGAATATTAATCCAAATATCATAATCACACATTCTATGAACGAAAAGAAAATGCATGGAATTGTAGTGAAAAGTCTTGAAGAATATGAATTTAACTTATTGATTGTTCCTGACGCTGGTTCGTCAGATGTTAAACAATGTAAAGAACTAGTAGAAACAAGAGACATAGACATTCTAATTCTTGATCATCACGAAATAGAAGAAATCAATCCTTATGCTGTAGTTATTAATTGCCAAGATGGTCAATATCCCAATACTACATTATCTGGTGCAGGAGTAGTTTATAAATTTATTAAAGAATATGATAAAAAGTATAGATTTAATTTTGCTGAAAACAATTTAGATTTAGTAGCAATAGGTATGATAGCAGACTCTATGGATTTGAGAAATTATGAAACAAGATACTTAGCTATAGAAGGTTTAAAAACAATAAATAATGAATTTATGAAACAATTCTTAGTAAAAAATAAAATAGAAGATAATAAAAGCGTTGATTTTAAATTTATCGGATGGAAGATTGCTCCTTTTGTTAATGCAGTTACAAGAATAGGCAATGCTGAAGAAAGAAAAGATTTAATAAATGCATTCTTAGGCAAAGAAGAGAAAAAAGAATATCAACCAAGAAGAAAATGTAAGACAGATCCTAAACCAGAAATTATAATACAAACATTACAAGAGTGTATGATTCGAGAAACCACTAATATTAAAGCAAGACAGGATAAGTTAGTTAAAAAATCAATGGAAGATATAGCAGAAATAATTGAAACACAAAAATTGAATGATAATAAAGTAATTATTGTAAATGCTACGAATGTATTAGAAAAGTCTTTTTCAGGATTGGTTGCTAATAAATTAGCAAGTATTTATAAACGTCCAATAATTATTTTGAAACAAATGAAAAAAGATGAATTAAAAAATGAGGAAGAAGAAACAGTATTCGGAGGAAGTTTTAGAAGTTATGATTTATTCCCTGTAGTATCTTTCATGGATGTCTTAAGAGAAGTCGATACTTTTATCAAGTTAGGAGGTCATCCTAATGCTGGAGGACATCAAATTAAAGAGAGTAAAATTCAAGAGACACAAGATAAATTAAATGAAATGTTTAAAGATGTAGATATTGAAGACGTTTATATGGTGGATTATGAAATCCCTATTGGCAGATTAAAGGAGAAGCATATTCTTCAAGTAGGTCAATGGGCAGATATTTGGGGGAACACATTAAAAGAACCAATTTTTTGTATTACAGATGTAAATTTAAAGATAGAAGATATTCAATTGCTAGGAGAAAAGAGAAATATTATCAAATTCGAGAAAATAATAGGTAGCAATAAAATTGTATTTATAAAAATGTTCGCAGGAGAGGCATTGTATAATAAGATGATTATGAAAAATCATACTGGATTATCTAAAAAGAATAATAAAGTTAAGTTAGACATCATTGGAAAGTTTACATTGAATAAACGGAATGGAAACGAATTCCCTCAAATTGAGATTATTGATTTTAACGTTAGTAAGGAAAAAGATTTTAAGTTTTAAATATTGAAATAAATATTATTATGTAGTATACTTATTAGGAAAGGAGCAATAAATATTGACAATATTAGATGAAGATTTTGTACATCTACACACGCATCACGAGCACAGTAATTTACGCTTTCGTGATTCGGTTAATAAGATTAAAGATATGATTCTTCATGTTGATGGATTAGGAAATCGATCTATGGCACTCACGGATCATGACGCACTTTCTGGACACATAAAATTCCTTAATACAGTCAAAGAGTTAAAATCTAAAGATAAAATACATAAAGATTTTAAACCAATTCTAGGAAATGAAATATATTTAGTTGATGAAGAGATAATGTATGAAGAAATGAAGGATCAAAATAAAAAACCTAAGTTCTACCATTTTCTAATTTTAGCCAAGGATAATGAAGGTCATGAGCAAATGAGAAAGTTATCTACTAGAGCATGGACGAGATTATTCAGTTATAAAGGTGTTGAAAGAGTTCCTACATTCTATAGTGATATAGAATCCATTGTAAGCAAAAATAAAGGGCATTTGATAGCATCAAGTGCCTGTCTTGGAGGAATGTTGCCACATTTGATTTTGAGTCTGTTACAAGAAGAAAATGAAGAGATTCAAGAACAAATAAAAGATGAATTAGATGATTTTTTAAATTGGTGTCTTGATTTATTTGGAGAAGATTTTTATATTGAATTGCAACCCTCTCTACAACAAGAGCAGATAGATTTTAATAGAATGGCAGTAAGAATAGCAAAGGCATATAATATAAAATGGATAGTGACAACCGATGCACATTATTTAACAGCAAAAGATAGAGAAATTCATAAGGCATTCTTAACCTCAGAAGATGATTTAAACAACAATCGTGAAGTAGATATGTTTTATAGCACAACTCATTTCTTCACCGTAGATGAGATATTTAAGAATATGGATTATTTAGAAACTGAGGATATTGAAAAAGCAATATTAAACACTAAAGAAGTTGCTGATAAAGTTGTAGGATATGATTTTTTTGCAAAATCTATTATTCCCTTAAGGGAATTACCTAAAAAATCAGAGTGGTATCCAGTTAATCAAAAAATATTAAGTAAGTATCCATATATAAAAGAACTTTATGAAGATATTGAGAGTCAGCATACTTTCTTGATTACTCAAACATTTAAAGGAATAGAAGAAAGAGGAATCAAAAAAGAAAAATTAGACGATATATTAGAAAGAGTTAATATTGAATGTAAAGAAATCACAGGAGCAAGCAAAGCAAAACATCAGCCAATGGGAGCATACCTAAATACCATGCAAAAAAATGTAGATATTATCTGGGAAGAAGCCGAATCATTTGTTGGGCCTGGAAGGGGATCTGCTAATGGATATATTATAAATTATTTATTGGGCATTACTCAAGTAAATCCATTAGAACAAGGTGTAGAAATGCCTCATTGGAGATTCATGTCGGCAGAAAGACCAGATATTTTTGACATCGATATAGATTATAGTTCTCATAAAAAAGATGTAGTAATGGATAAAATAGTGAAGTATTATCAAAGTATCGGTGGAGATGCGATAAGAGTATGCACCTTTGGAACAGAAACATCTAAATCAGCTATTCAAACAGCTTGCAGAGGATTACATATCAACAATGACGTTGCATTATATCTAAGTTCTTTAGTGCCTATAGAAAGAGGAAAAGTGTGGAGCATTCATGATTGTTTCTATGGAGATCCAGACAATGGAAGAAAAGCAGTAACCGAATTTAGAAATATGGTAAGCGAGTATACGGATAAAAATTTATTAAACGTTATTCTAGGAATTGAAGGATTAATTAATAAAAGGTCTACCCACGCTTGTTTTGATAAAGAGTCGCTAGTCTCAACATCGGAAGGACTAAAAAGGATTATAGATATAAAAATTGGAGATAAGGTGTTAACACATAAACGCAGATTCAAACCTGTAATAGATTTAATTAAAACAACAGCAGGCTCAATGTATACTCTAAAAACAAAATCTTCATTTCCTATAGAGGTCACAGAAGATCATCCTTTTTATGTAAGAGAAAGAAGCGATACCGAAGGTGGAAAAATATTTAGTAAACCAAAATGGAAGCAGGTATATGAACTATCAATTGGCAAGGACTATGTAGGGATTCCTATTAATAACGAATCCATTATTCCTGAAAATGATTTAACCTCTCTACCTTTTAATTGTAAAGATTTTTGGTGGATTATAGGAAGATATATTGGAGATGGATGGACAGAAAACTACACTCGTGAGAAAAAAATAAAAAATAGAAAAACAAATAAATGGGTTGAAAGAAGAATCATTATTTGTTGTTCAAAAGTTAATGAGAATGAAGTGCAAGAAATAACACAATATTTGGATAATTTAAATTTCAAATATCGAGTTGAGGAAGTTAAAACAACTTATAAAGTTCATATACAAAACAAAGAACTCTATTCTTATCTTCAAGGATTTGGGAGATATGCATATGGCAAATATATTAATCAAGACGTATTTAATTTACCAAGAGATTATGTTGCAGTATTTTTAGAAGGTTATATAAGTGCAGACGGACACCTTCGAACAGAAAATAATACGTATACCATAAAAACAATTAGTAAAAAATTAGCTATTGGAACAATGCAACTAATTAATAAAGCATTTCATAGATATGCTACTATTGGTATATTACCTCCAAAAACTGAGTATATCGAGGATAGAGAGGTCGAATCAAAAGAAAAATATGAAATTAAGTTTACTAAAGATACTAGAAAGAAAGAGAAAAGTTTCTATGAAGATGGTTATATTTGGACACGACTATCTTATTTAAAAAGAAAAATGGAACCTAAAACAATGTATAATTTGACTGTTTTAGACGACAATTCATATGTTGTACATGGTTTAGGTGTTCACAATTGCGGTGTAATTATTCTGAATGAACCAATCACAAAGCATAATTCAGTAATGAGAAGCCCAAGTGGAGAATTAATATCCGCATATGAATTACATGACTCAGAACAAGTATCAAATCTAAAGTATGATTTTCTAAATACCAAAACAGAATCAATGCTTCAATTGACAATGGAAATGCTAGTGAAAAATAAAAAAATTGAATGGCAAGGTAGTTTGAGGAAAACATATAATAAATATCTACATCCAGACGTTATAGACTTTAAATCAAAAGAAATGTGGGATATTCTATGTAGAGGAGAATTACTCTCTTGTTTTCAATTTGAATCGAGTGTCGGTGAACAAGCAATTAAATTAATTCAACCGCAAAATTTAATTGATGCATCCAATGGAAATACAGTTATGAGATTAATGGTAGAAAATGGAGAACAGCCATTAGAAAAATTCGTTAGATATAAAAATAATATCTCTGAATGGTATAAGGACATGAAAAAGTTCGGATTAAATGAAGTACAAGTCAATATAATGGAAAAGCATTTATTACAAGACTATGGAGTATGTTCAAGTCAAGAGAAAATGATGTTGTTAACTATGGATAAAGATGTTGCAGGATTTGGTGTAATAGAGAGTAATAAATTGAGAAAAGGCGTAGCTAAAAAACAACAGAAATTGATTGACGATGCTAAAACATTGTTTTTTGAATGGGGAGAAAAAGCCAATGCCCCTAAAATTTTATTAGAGTATATTTGGAATGAACAAATAGCCTTACAGCTTGGGTATTCTTTTTCAATTTTGCATTCCGTAGCTTATACAATCATTCTTATTCAACAATTAAATCTAGTCTATTATTTCCCTCCTATTTATTGGAATACGGCAGTATTGATGGTAGAGTCGGGGGCAGTTGATAGAGAAACCTGTGATGATTCCGATATTGAAGCAAAAGAAAGAACTACCAATTATGGAGAAATTGCAAAAGCAATAGGAAAACTACAGGCTAAAAAAATTAATATATCATTACCATATGTAAATAAAGCAGGACAAGGATTTTTACCTAATGAAGAAAACAACGAAATTATTTTTGGATTTAAAGGAATTATGAAAATCAACAATGAAACAGCACAAACCATAATGCAAAATAGACCATATGCAAATTTAAAAGATTTTCATGAGAGATTGGTATTAGTTAAAAAAGAAGTGACTTTGAAAACTGGCAAAACTCAAATGAGGTCTTTAATAGCGGAGGGTCAGACCATAATGTTAATTAAGGCAGGAGCATTTGATAAAATTGAAAATAAATCAAGAGAAAAAATCTTAGAAGATTATCTGCGTCTATTGAATCCTTCTAAGCAAAAATTAAATTCTAAAGATATTGCTAAAATTGCAGAAATGGGAATCATACCTTCTAATTTAAAAGAAGAAATTAAATTTTATAATTTCAGAGAATATTTAATGAGTATGCCAAAGCAAAAAGATGAACAAACAAAAACAATTACTTGGTATAAAGTGCATGATGAATTCAATGAAGAAGATACGGAATATGCGAATAATTTTTTCATGGAGAATTTTGCAAATGAAATGGAGGAAAATAAAGATTATAAATATGATGAAGAAGGATATTTATTAATTGCATTAGGAACCCCACGTAAGGGATCTTTTGAATTTGTTTATAGGAGTAAAATTGCTCAATTAAATAAATGGATTAATACAGAAGAATGCATAAATACGTATACGAATAATATTTTTCAAAATATTAAAAACGAGTATATGCAAGGCAATATTAGTTCTTGGGAAATGGCAAGCATGAATTACTACTATAATGTTCACGAGCTTGCAGGAATTGATCATAATAAATATGGAGTAGTGGACTTTAATGATTTACCTGAAGAACCTGTAGTCATTGGTTTTACCAAGTATAAAGGCTTACAATATCCTAAATTCCAATTAAATAGAATTGTAGGAACAGTATTAGATAGAGATAAAAACAAACACTCTGTTACAATATTAACCCCTACTGGAGTTGTTGTATTAAAGTTTTATGCAGGTCAATTTTCTTTCTATGATAAAACCATATCTAAAGATGTAGGAATAGCAGATGAAAATGGTAAAATCAAAAAGGTAGTATTGGAAAATGGATGGTTTTCTAGAGGTAGCTTGATCATGGTCACAGGCTTCAGAAGAGGAGATATCTTTAAACCAAAAAGATACAAAAACAGTATTTATCAACATGCTCTATCTAAAATTGTAGAAGTGCGAGAAGATAATGAATTAATTCTTCAAAATGATAGAGTACAATTGGTGGAATAAATTAAAGGAGTGATACATTTGGAAGAAGATTACGAAGACATATTAGTAAAATGCAAGGTTCGTTTAACACAACAAAGGTTTCCTAAAAAGGAAGTTATTAATAACGGAGATTTCGGAATAATTATTGTTACTGTATTGGATGTTTTGCAGGGAGATCCACAAATAAACAAGTGGGGAACAATTACTTTAACTGGTAATATGTGTGAAATAAATGATGAAGATATATATATCGTGACAGCTAGAGAGTTTATGCATGAGAAATATAAGTTGCAGTATCAAGTGGTATTTATGTGTACAGATATAAAATTAACCAATAAAGCGGATCAATATAAATTTTTAGAAAAAATACTACCTGAGAAACAATGTGTAGATATATTCAAAGCATTTGAAAATCCAATGGAAATATTAGAAAATAAAGATGTTAAGGCATTATGTACTATAAAAGGAATCGCAGTACCCACTGCATTAAAATTAATAGAAAAATATGAAAATGGCAAAGATTATTCTGAAGCATATATTGAATTAGATAAGTATGGTTTGACTAAACATATGATAGATAAATTAGTTGATTACTTTGGAAGTCCTAATACAGTAATTGCTAAAATTAATGAAAATCCATATCTATTAATTGATGAAGTAGATGGAATAGGATGGGAAACAGCAGATGAGATGGCATTAAATGGAGGATTAGGAGAATATTCAATTAATCGAATTAAAGCATATGTTAAATATTATCTATATGAAGAAGCTAATGAAGGAAATACATGGGTAGATATAGATGATTTATTGGATGCAGTAGATGGATCAATTAGTGCTGATTTGCCACAAGAGATTTTATCAGAAGCATTGAAAGAAATGAATGAGAAAAAGGTAATTTGGACTAATGAAGATAAAGATAAAATAGGTTTGATGAAATATTTCAAGTTAGAAAAAAATATCGCCGAAGAACTTCATAGATTAAATTCAGTAGAAAATACATTTGGAATTGGTGATTGGAGAACAAAGATTAAAGGATTAGAAATAAGACAAGGTTGGGAATTTACAGATGAACAAATTGAAGGTATTCAGGCAATATTAGAATATCAAGTAATAATGATAATTGGGGGAGCCGGAAATGGAAAATCGTCTACCGTAGCAGGAATGCTTGAAGTATTTAAAGAAAATTATTCTTTTGCTCAAACTGCTTTGTCTGGTAGAGCATCTTGTAATCTAAGTGAAATTACTGGTGAAGATGGATATACAATACATAGATTATTAGGATACAATCCTAAAGTTGGTTTTGTATATAATAAGAATAATAGATTACCTAAAGACATTATTATTCTAGACGAACTGAGTATGGTTGGAGCAGATATTTTTTATAAATTAATCCAAGCTATCGAATCAGGATCAAAATTAATTATGCTAGGAGACAAACATCAGTTAGAAGCCATTGGCGTAGGCAATATTATGTTTGATATGATAGAAAGTGGATATATCAAGTGTGTAGAATTAACTAAAATCCACAGACAAGCAGAAAAATCAGCAATAGTAACAGAAAGTATAAAGATAAAAGACCGGAAACAAATAATTGATAAAAACTTTATGGGAAAGGAGATAAGAGGAGAATTACAAGATTTTGAACTAGATATATATAAAAACAAAGATACTACTCCTAAAAGAGTCGTAGCACATTTTAAAGAATTATTGCCAAAAACAGAGGATATTTTTGATATCCAAGTAGTAGTACCAATGAAAGAAAGAGGGAAAGCAAGTGCATATTATCTAAACAACTTACTACAAGAGATTGTTATTGATACTGGAGTTAGCGAAAAAATAGATGTTGGAGAAAATTCAAAACATCTTTTTTCTATTTTTGTTGGAGATAAAGTATTAAACAATAAAAATAATTATGAGACTCTAAATGAAAATGGCGAAGAAATTCCAATTTATAATGGCGATTTAGGTATAGTCATAGGTATGGATGTTATAAGAAGAACATTAGTTGTCAATTTTAATAATAAGGGGAATATATATATTCCCAAAGCACATTTAAAGCATATTACTTTAGGTTATGCAATGACGACTCATAAATGTATACCAAAAGATACTCATATTTTAACTGGCAAAGGTTTAGAAACAATAGAAGATTATATCAATATTGAAAAAATTGGCACATATGAGTACATGGGTGATGGTAATATCTTTAATGGATTAGAGATGGAAAAACCAAGTTTGATACATAATGTTGGCAAAGCAGAATGTAGAGAAATAACAACTAATAATGGGTATTCCCTCACAGCTACATTAGATCATGGGATTGATGTTATCTCAGAAAATGGATATATTGTAAGAAAGGATTTTAAGGATTTAACATTAGACGATCAGGTTATACTTGCTCAAAATACAAATGTATTTGGCAATATTGTTGACATCCCTGATGCATATTTTAATTATACGCTCGATGTTAGATCAATAATATATACTAAACCTAAAATATTGGATGAAAAATTGGCATTGTTGCTTGGAATGATTGTAGCAGATGGAACTGTCAGACATGCACACATATGTTATGGCAAAATAAATAAAGAAGTTGTTGATGCTTTTATTGGAGTAGTAAAAAAAATATTTAATTATAGTTGTAGTATGAGATATAGTGAAGTAGGAAACATATATTTAGCAGAAATAAACTCTACTGATATAGTGTCTTTTCTAATGAATTTCGGAGGGTTGGAACCAAACAATAAGAGTATTCCTAATTTGATAAAACAATCAACAAAAAATAATATTTGCTCTTTCCTTAAGGGCATGTTTGAGGATGGAGGAGTTCATCTTAAAGAAGGAAATTTTGATATGATTGAACTTACTCAGTCTAACAACAAAAAGCTGATAGCTGAAATACAATTACTTCTATTGAATTTAGGAATACTATCCTCCATTAAAGACTATAAAAAGTATGGGAAATCTGCTCATCTTAACACATTAACGAATAAATTGTTTATCTACAGAAAAGAAGCTGTTAAATTTGATAATCTAATAGGATTTATTGCGTATCATAAGCAAGAGGCATTAAAATTAGCATATAAAGAAACAAAATCTCGCGAACAGAATTCAATAAGAAATATTGGTATAATATTGAAAAAGATTATGAAAAAACATAAATTGCCATTAGATAAAAAGTTTAAAATAAGACTAAATGGTTCAACAAATAGAGATGGTATAACTAAATGGGTATTAAATAAATTTTTGTCTTTTTGTGAAAGCATTCATGATGATGAAGACATAAAATATCTCAATTACATAAACGATAATTGTTTGATTCAAGATATTGCTCAAATAAACGATAAGGGGGAAATTGAATGCTACTGTTTTACAATGCCAGATAGTGGAAAGTTTCTCCAAAATGGTTTTCGTGGATTTAATTGTCAGGGTAGTGGAATCAAATATGTAATTGCAGCATTGGATTATACTCATTATAAATTGCTCACAAAAGAAATGGTATATACTATGCAAACTAGAGCAAAGGAATATTGCGTATTATGTGCAGAAAATAAAGCATTAAGATATGCAACTACTCATACTAGTGTATCGACTAAACAGACTCATTTGCAACAATTGCTTACGGATTATAAATCATAAATTATAAAATAAATATATTTGACTTCCGCGCCCAGAAATGCTATAATATAAACATAGAGAGGAGGTGAAACAAAAATGAATCCCACAAAACTCATCAATCGCATCGATGGTCAATGGACTACCTGCACTTATCAAGAATACAATTCCCAAGACAAAGTAAACTTCATGTTTAGCAAAAGTGATTTAACCAATACAACTACATATTACAAAAAGATTGGTTAAATAATCATAATTTGCAAACACAAATCATAAAATAATTATCATAATATTAGCAAGAGTTTGATCACATATCTTATAAATACTACTAATCAAATTCTTGCTACAATCAAAAGAGGTGATACATATAAAGATTTTACACGGCAGAGATGGCGATTGGATTCAATGTACTTTTGAAGAATATAATAAAAACTATACCGATAAAGTTAATTACACATTTATTGTAGATCAAGATACTAATAAAGGACATTATTATAAAAAGGTGAGAATTGAAGTATTTGATAAAGAATCAAATATTAAAAATGAAAGGATGGAAGATTGATAATTGGCTAGTTTGTCAATGTGTAAAGCAGTAAACAACTGTATTCAAAAAGATATTTGCTATAGATTCAATGCTATTCCTGAAATTGTTGACCAAGTATACATTCGATTCCATAATCTTTGTTTCTTGGAAAATGATTGGTTTTATTTCTGGGGAGACAGGGATAAGATGATTAAACCAGAATTAATTGAAGAGAAAGAAGGTGAATAAAAACATTTGAGTGTTAATTTAAGTGGTGCAGATTTCAATAAATACATTGTCATTAAACAAGAGGATATAACTAAACATGCTTCAGAACAAGATAGGATAGATTTAGCTAGGATACTTAAAAATATTAGAATCAGTAGATATAAATTCAATAAGAATACAGGAAATAAATATCTTGTTATTAATGTTGATGTTGATTATGCAGGAGAGGTTGTTGATATTCTAAAGAAGAATAATCATTGGAAGTAATTGAAGGGAGGTGATACATATTGAAAACCATTGATGAATATAATCAAGAAAAAATGAAGACTATTCAAATAGAAAATAAGCAATGGCAAAAATGCAATATTATTTGCTCACTATGCGGTGAAGAATTATTAGTAGATACATGGATGATATATACATCAAATCCACCAAAAAGAAAAGTGTTGTGTGAAAAATGTGGTGATATAAATTATATTTTGGCATAAAAGAAGATTTTCATTGGATAATAAATTATAAAATAAATTTACATAAAGGAGATAATACATGTACAAATTTAATGAGGTTGCAAATTTCATATTAGAATCAGATTATCTTTTAGAGAATGAAACTCCTGAAAAAATGTTTATGCGAGTATCTAAAAAAATTGCTAGTGTAGAGAAAACAGAAGAACTAATACAATATTGGACAAATAGATTTTATGATACAATGGTAGAAGGATATTGGATGCCAGCAACTCCATTTTTAATGAATGCTGGTGTAAACAATATGTTATCATCGTGTTTTGTTGTTGGTGGTTTAAAGGATGATTTACATTCAATTTTTTATACAAATGAAAGATCAGCAATTATCACCAAAATGGGTGGTGGTATTGGTTTAAATATTTCAAAATTGCGTGAAAGAGATGCTAAAATTGTTTCAACAAAAGGTAAAAGTACAGGCCCAATTTCATTTATGAAGGTTTTCAATACAACATTAGATGTAGTTATGCAAGCAAGACGTAGGGGTGCAGGTATTATTGTAATGGATATTTATCATTCAGATATTGAATCATTTATTACAGTAAAATCAGATCATAATGAAATCAAAAACTTTAATATTTCAGTTCTTGTAGATGATAATTTTATGCAAGCAGTAAAAGAAAATAAAAATATTGAATTAAAAAGTCCACTTGGATATGTGACGAAGGTGATTAATGCTAAAGAATTATTTGATAAAATTGTCACTAATGCTAGATATCATTCGGAGCCAGGAATTATCTTCAGATCGGCAGTCAATAAAGACAATCCATGCTTAAAAGTTTTAGGAGAAATTGATTCAGTAAATGCATGTGTTACTGGAGATACACTAGTTTTGACTGATAAAGGATATTCTAGAATTGACTCTATATTAGATAAGGAAATAAATGTATGGAATGGTACTGAATTTTCTAAAGTAATCCCTACAATTACAGGTAAAAATGAAAAAATACTAGATATTGAATTTAGTGACGGTTCACAGCTTTCTTGTACAGAATATCATAAATTCCATACTCAACAAAATTTACGAGCTAAAGTCATTGTAAAGCAAGCAAATGAATTAACTACAAATGATAAATTAACTAAGTATAATTTTCCAGTAATTGAAGGACAAATTAATGAAGATGATAAAAAAATGTATACATTAGGGGCGTATGCAGGTGATGGAACAATAAGTAAAGAAAAGAACTGGGCTATTATCTATCTCTATGACGTAAAACAAAATTTATTGCCTTATATTGAATATATACATGAAAGACAAGAAGATGGAAGAATATTTTTAAGATTATCAAATAGTTATTTGGATTATACAAAAGAGTTTGTTCCCAATGCTGATTATACTATTAAAAATAGATTGAGTTGGTTGGCAGGTATTATTGACACAGATGGAACTCATAACTCAAAAGATGGCACAATTGCAATTTCCTCAATCAATAAAGAATTTTTACAGAAAATTAAATATATGTTAAATACTTTAGGTTGTAATTCAATATTAAATATAATGAAAGAATCTTGTATTAAGGCAATGCCAAAAGGAGATGGTTATAAAGATTGCTTCTGCCAAAAAAGTTATAGGTTGGTAATTAATGCTAGTAATGTTTTTAGACTTATGAATCTTGGATTAGAAACTCATAGAGTTATTTTAGATGCAAATCCTAATCGAGAAGCAGGTAGATTTATATCTGTTAAAAGTATTATTAAAAGAGAAAGAACCGAACCTTTAGTATATTGTTTTAATGAACCTCTAAAACACTTAGGATGCTTTAATGGTGTTGTAACTGGGCAATGTGGTGAAATACCTCTTTATGAAAATGAAGCATGTAATTTAGCATCACATAATTTACAAAAATATATTGATAAAAAAGGTAAATTTGATTTTGAAAAATTAGATTATGTTACAGAAACTATTGTTAGATTCTTAGACAACAGTATTGATATAAATAATTTACCAGATGATACTATTAAAAAGGCAGTATTATTAACACGTAAATTAGGTATTGGAGTTATGGGTTTAAATCCTATGTTAACTAAAAAAGGATTATCATATGATTCTAAAGAAGGTAGAATTTTTGCCAAATCTGTTATGAAGAGAATCACTGATACTGCTCAAAAATATAGTAGTCAATTAATTGAAGAAGGTAGGGAATTGCCTGAAGCATGGTATGGTAGTACATTTGAAGAGCAAGGGATAAAAATTAGAAATCTGTCTGTAACATCAGGTCAACCAACAGGTGCAACACAAATGCTATTAGATGAAGAATGTGCAAGTTCAGGGGTAGAAACTTATTTTGCGATAGTCTACAAGAGATTAGTAAGAGAAAAAGAATACATAATGGTAAATACGTTATTTAGAGATATTGGAAATTCTGAAGGTTGGTTAAATGATAATTTAATTCAACAAATACTTGCTAATAGTGGAAGTTGTCAAGGATTTAAAGAAATTCCTGAAAAATGGCAAAAACTATTTAAAACATCTCTTGAAGTATCATGGGAAGACCATATCAAAATGCAAGCAGAATTACAGCAAGTAACTACGAACGCTTTATCAAAGACAATTAATATGTCTCAAAATTCAACAGTTGAAGATGTATACAATGCCTTTATGATGGCGTGGGAACTTGGATGCAAGGGAACAACAGTATATGTTCAGAATTCAAGAGAAAATCAAGTTCTAAGTGCAGAATCACCAATTGAGGTTAATAAATATGTTCCTATTAATGAAACTTTAGATATTGCTAATTCAGTAAGATTAAAAGTAAAAACAGGTTGTGGTTCAATGTGGTTATTTTTAATATACAATGAAAATGGAAAACTATGTGAAGTATTTTCTCAAAGTGGCTCCAGTGGTGGATGTCAGGGAATGACCATCGCACTCACTAGAATGATCTCTACGATGTTAAAAGCCAATGTTGATCCATATGTTATCATCGAACAATTACAGAGCGTTAAATGCGATGTAAGTGTTGCAGCACATAAGAAGGATAAAGAAGTTGGTAAGAGTTGTGGAGATGGCATTGCTAAACAAATGATTAAATTCTTAAATGGAGAATTAAAACCTAGTAAAGATATGATTATTCAAACAACAGTAAAACCATCACAAATAGAAGTTAGTCAAGATGAAAAATTTAAATGTCCTGAATGCGGAGAATATACTTTAACAAAATATGACGGATGTGTACAATGCACAAAATGCACGTATCAACGTTGTAATTAATTAGACAAAGAAAATATAAATAAAATGAGAAGAGGAAAATTAAAGTGAATAAAGAGCAACTAAAAGCAAAATATGGTGACGTAGAAGTATTTGTAGTAAGTAATGAATTAACAAAGGATTTTGACACATTTGTTGAATTAGATAAGGATAATAAATATAGTGACATTTTCAATTCCGTAGGTAAATTTATTCCTAGATATGATGCGGAATTAAACTTTGAACATCGTCAAATCATTCCTTATTGCTTAGTAAAATGTGAGGATAATTATTTTATCACTCGTAGACTTGAAGGGGATGCAAGACTCACAGGTAAATATTCTTTAGGCGTAGGAGGTCACTTAGAACAAGCAGATAGTGAAGATGGTAACTATATCAAATCAGGAATGATGAGGGAATTAGATGAAGAAATTAGTATCAAGTCAAATATTAAATCCATTGATATGATTGGCGTGATTTGTTCAAATAATACAGAGGTTGATTCAGTACATTTGGGTTTGATTTATGTAGTAACTGTTGATGGATTAGATGTTAGTGTAAAAGAGACTAAAACATTATTGGGAGATTGGATTTCCAAAGAAGATTTATTGAATTTTGAAGGTGAATTAGAAAGTTGGTCAAAAATTTCAGTAGATCAATTTATTAAATAATTTATAAAAGTTAATATGGAGAGATTGAAATACATCTCTCCTACCTTCCTAAAAAGGAGTAAAAACCAAAATGCAAATAATAAATTGGGATGAATATTTCATGTCAGTAGCATACATATCATCATTGCGTAGTAAAGATCCAAGAACTCAAGTTGGTGTTTGCATAGTAGATAAAAATCATCGAATCATATCAACAGGTTACAATGGCATGCCCAACAATTGTCCAGATTCAGAAATGCCTTGGCAAAATAAAGAAGGATTAGAAGGTAAATATCTATATGTAGTACACAGTGAGCTTAATGCAATACTTTATGCTAAAAATGATTTAAATGGATGTATTCTTTACTCCACATTGTTTCCTTGCAATGAATGCAGTAAATCAATTGTCCAAAGTGGTATATCTGATGTTGTATATCTAAGTGATAAATATAAAGACACAGAACAAACAATTGCTTCTAGATTTATTCTAAATATGGCAGGAGTAAAATATAGGCAGTTAATTAGTGATACTAAGATACAAATAAAATTAAATATTGAGGAGTGACAACAAAATGTTAAAAAATAAATATTCTCTGGATAACATTTCCATCGAACCAAACTACACTGATAAATGGAGTTATGATTCTCTTAGTAATGGTGATTTTATTATGCTAAATGAAGTAGATGGAGATAATTGTTTTAGTGTTGATTTGATTCAAGCAAAATTCATCGTAGATTCCCTAAATGAAATCATTACATATTATGAAAATCTTCCATCTGTAGGAGATTTTGTAGAAGTAACCAATGGTATTTTTAAAGGATATTTTGGTACAATATTTGACATTGATAATTGTGATTCAAAAAGACCATTAGTGATAAGATTAGATGATAATACTGATTTTAATAATTGCACTTGTTTTGTTGGTTTTGATGATATTAAGATAGTAAGTAAATAGAATTAGAAAGGAAAGAAACTTATGAAAACATTAAATCCACAAAAATCAGAAGAATTATTCAATGAAATAAAAAGCATTGAATATCTTGTTTCAAAACTAGGTGGTTGTGTTCAAAATCCAGACTTTGTCAATGAAGAAAATGCAGTTGAAAATTATAGATTTTTCTTAAATGATTATACAAAACTAATTGATAGATTGAGAATTTTAAGAGAAAATATCGCAATATTACATGAAGATATTATTATAAATAATTAATATAAAGTATATTTTAATATATTAAAAGGAGTTGTTGTTTAAAAATGAAACCATGTATACATTTCGACAGTGGAGTTTGTTATTCACCTGATTGGAAAGAACCTTTTGGAGAAGGATGCTTATTAAATCATAAAGATTCATGTCCTCATTATAATCCATGTAAATCAATCAAAGTAAAATATAAGAACTGGAAAAGTGAAATTGGAATCAGAACTATTATTCCTATCAGTGTTTATTATGGGCATACAGATTTTCACAAAGAAAACCAATGGTTAATGGATGTATTTGATGTGGATAAAGACGCTCTTAGAACTTATGCCATGATGGATATTATTGAATTTATTAAGGAGTAAATATGGAAGATAAACTATTAGAATTAAAAGAGCAATTCTGCAATTATTATTGTCCAAATAAAAACATAACTATTGATTATAAGTGCTCTGGTATTGTAGAATGAATGAATGTGAAGAAATAATTGAATGCGATAAAGTTCAAGAAATATATGTTGATTTGTGTTATCAATGTAAAATTTCAGATTATATTGTCTTCATTCGAGATGAATTATAATATTCACCATTTTAACTAAATAATCATAAAATAAAATTGACAGAAGGGAGGTGACATAAAGAAGAAAGGGGAATAGTTCCAATGAAAGAATTAAAAGAATGGCTGATTAATGAAATAAATTCTATTAATATAGATTACTACAATGAAAGTACCTATGCGTGGTCAAAAGGGTATAAGAAGGGACTCCAAGAAGTTCTAAATATGATAATTAAAATTGAAAAATCAAATATTAAAAGGGGAGAAAATAAATGGCAATAAGAACTGAACAAATTGAAGTATCATTCAACTTAAAACTTCAAAAAGACCTCCAAGAACATGAAATTATTTGCTCTCATTGTGGAGGTACTGGACTTCAAGTAGATGACAATCCATTTGGACTTAAAGAAGAAAATAGTAAAATTCATTTCCCATATAAACAACAAACTATTAGAGGTTGTAATCATTGTTATAATGGAGTTCAAAGTAAATGTTTGCATTGTGGAAAAATTCTTGAGAGACAAAAGTATAGGTGTAATTGTAAACAGTCAAATTTAGAACGTCTTCAAGAACAATATGATAAAGATTTAGAAATTTGGAATAAAGCGAAGAAAATATCTCATGAACAAGCAACAAATGATTTTATTATGTTTTATATTGATAATTATGATAAATATCTCATGGTTGAAGAATTAGAGGAATGGATAGAAGATAAAGAAAGCGAAGCAGATCAATCAATATGTCGTGAAAAATTAAGAGTTTATGGTACATATATTATGGAATTATCAATGGATGCTTCTAATATTATTGAAGATGCCTGTAGTGATTTACATGAAGACGCTAGAGATAATATCTCTGTTGAAGATCAAAAGGAACTTCAAATATTATTAGATAAATGGTGTGAAGAAAATAAGCAAGGAACTACTACTTATTATGCTGATTATAGTGTTAGTATTATTTTATAAGAAGGAAGGAAAAATAAATGAGTTTATTAATAAAAGAAGACTCTGAAAATATCTTAGGAAGAAAATATAATGTTGAATATAAAATAAATAATGATTTAATACATACTTTTTCTAATATTTTAACTAATGTAGATGGCACTTATTTTTGGTTTAGTAGTTTAGAGGATGGATTAGACATTATTCGCCAAGATAGAATTGTGACAATGATCTGTTTAGAAAGAAATAAACTATTGACTAAAGTAAGTAATAATATAGATTTTTTTGATATTGCAGTATATTGTGAGATATGTGGATGTCAAACAAATAGAAGCAATGGAAGTTTTACAGGAGATGATGGAATATTTGTTTGCGACAATTGTGTTGACTCTGAATAGTTAAGTTAATGATTATCCCCAATTAAGAAAGGAAGATGTAAATTGTTTAACGGAACTATCGAAATGAATAACGATTATCACGCTATGCGGTCAATTGATTCTATTTTCACAGTTATAGAAAACTTTAGAAAGAAATTTGATTTGGAAATTTTAGATATTAAAAAAGAAACTGAAAGCAAATTAGAAAAATTCACATTCGAATTATCACAAACAACAATTACTTTTTCTTTTAACCAATATAATAGAAAGTGTGAAATTATTACATATGATAAATTAGATAAATTTTGTGAGAGATATAATTATCTAAATTACTATTTAACTGATTTTGATTTTAAGGTAGGAGACATGGTTTACTACAATCATAAAGCAGTAACTGTCACAGAAATTCTAGACGATAATAATTACATGAATGTAATATCAAAAGAAAATGAGGCGACTAAAAAAGAATATAAATGTTGGGCAATGAGATTAAATTAGAGAATGGAGTGATTACAGTTGATTACTATTAGTGGCACAAAGAAAGAGATTTATGATTTTATTGAAGATCATATGACATGCCCTTACCCATACGAATGTCCTCCTGATGGACTTGATTGCACAGAATATACTATAAACACAATAATAAATATGAATTTGTAATAGAATAGAAAAAATTTATATTTAGAAAGGAGTTAGTTTTTTGTATATAGTTATTGAAAATCGAGATGAAATTGAAATACTTCAAGACATAAAAAAGATATATCCAGATTTAATTATTGTAAATAATATTTGTGAATTTGCTTCCACAGTGGATAAACTTATTGATACCATATGTGATTATTGCAAGCACTATTATTATGATAATAACGACATAGAACAATGCAAAATTAAAGATGAAAAACTTTAAAAGATAAAATTGATCGGGAAGGAGAGGTTTAATATGAAATATTCTTCAGAGTTAATACATACATTAATTCTTACAGATAATGAATATTTAGCATTACACAATGCTATTAAATTTTATCTTAGTGATGAAATACAAAAAGTAGGAAATACTTGGATTGTTGAAGGATTACAAAATATATTAAAAGAGACAGAAAGTAATTAATAAATCAAAGGAGGAATAATCATAGATATTCTACTATACAACTCAAAAGATGAAGTAGTTACCGCATATACTTCTAACAATCCAGATTATAAAAACAATGACCAAATCACAATCAAAGGAAGTAATAAAAACTATAAAGTAGTTAATATCAATAAATATCATGTTATGGGAAGGGAACAGCATATAGCATTAGAATTAAAGATTATTAAATAAGTCATAAAATAATATTAAAGGAAAGATGTGATTACCATGGATAAAGATGAACGTGTTACCTGTACAGATTGTGTAAATTTGGATCAATTAAAAAAGAAGTTAGAAAATTACTTCAGTTGTAATACTGCACTATGTTTTCGTTGTGAATGTAATAATTGTAGCTGTTATGATCCAACCAGCACTAGAAGATTCGAAACTCGACCATTATTTATAAGAAAGATTGTCGTTACATAAACATGAATTAGCAATGAAAAGTGAAATAGGCAATAGAAAAATATAATTCTTATTTCACTTTGACAATATTTATGAAATAAATAAATATAAAGGAGATTGATAGAATGAGAAATAATGTAAATATATTAAATAAAGAAATTTTAACAAAAGAGGAACTTGAAACGAAACATTACGACAGAATGATGGAATTTTTAATCACAGATTTTGATGGTAAAGATTTTAATGAGTGTGATATTATTCTTAGACAAATTATTAAAGTGGCATATGAATTACTAAATGAGCCGGATGTAATGAAGTAGAACTGCTTTGAGAGCGACAGAATGGTATGTAGGTTGAGTTAGAATTCTGTTATGGTATGAATTTGTTAAAGATAGATTTAAAAGCCTTAGAGATACAAAATTAGAGGAGTGGTAATATTATGAAAGAATTTGATTTAGAATGGTTTATGTTAAAAACAAGAAATAAACAAATCTCTATTGAATCAGTACATACAGATGACGGTTTATTAGGAGTAAAATTGATTGATTTAATTATTAATGATTGTGAATTAACCTATTCTAAGTGGGGAGGATGTTATGTATTAAAAATTAATGATGGAAGTATACAACTATATTTTAATGATTGGAAACAAAGTGAATTAGAGGAATGTAGTTATGTGTTGCAAATATTCAGAGATGGTGAATTGGTGTCCGATATTTTACTACCCGAAGGTGATAATTGGGAAGATGATAGAAATGTGGAAGTAGGATTTCTGCAATATTAATATTATATTGATTTATTTGCTAAAGTAAGATATAATTAATTTATATTAAGATACAGAAAGGAATTACATATGACTGAGGAAATAACCGTTCTATCAAAAAAGGAAAAAGCAAGACAAAGAATCAATGTATTTCATGGTTCAGCAAATTATTTCATAAATTTAATTAAGGAGTTAATCGGAAATAGTAATGACATATTTGACAAAAATAAACTCAACACCATTAATATCATATTACATAATGAAAACAAAATAGAATATATTGATTCTGGTTCAGGTATCCCCATTGAAGGCATTGCTAGTGATGGCAGTCCTAATTATCAAGCTATATTTGAAAAAGACTTTGCTGGTAGTCGATATGGTAACACTGGAACTACAATTGGACAAAATGGAATATTTCTATATACCTTGACAATGACTTCTGAAGATATAGAATATTTCATAGCAAGACCAAATGGCAATCTGTACAATATTAAATATCATAAAGGAGACAGAGCATCAGAGTTAAATGTCATAGGTAAAGAAAACACTACTTATTCAAGGGTAATATTTTCACTTGATAGAGAAGTATGGAATAGTCCTAAATTTATATTTCAAGACATATGTGATATAGCACAAACACAATCTTCACTATGTAATGTAAAAATTACAGTAGAAGATAAAGAAAATAATCTAATTAATGAATTTTATTATGAAAATGGAATATTAGGTTATTTCAATGATATGATTCAAAATAAAACTATGGTTACTGATCAAATAAGAATTACCCAAACTAAAAAAGTATCAATAGATAAAGTAGTTAAAGGAGAAAATACAAAAATTGAAGACATTGTTTCAGCAGATTTGATTTTTACTTACTCAAATGATTCTAACGATGACTTTAAAAAAGAATTTTTAAATACTGCTAACTTACTATCATATGGAACAATTCAAGATGGCATATACGCAGGATTAAAGAATTGCATTAATAAACTGTTAAAAGATAATGGTAAATATGCTAAAAATGAAAAACAAATATCTCTTGATGATGTAACAACAGGTTTAAACTATATTTGTAATGTTTCAAGTTATTATGTAGAGTATGATAATCAAATCAAGCAAAAGACATCATCAAAACATTATAAAACTGTAATGCAAGAACTTGTTGAAGAATTTATGGAAATATATTTCATAGAAAATAAAGAAGAAAGTGAAAAATTAGCTAATGTAATCTTACTAAACAAAAGAGTTCGTGAGAAAGCAGAAGTAAACAGGAAAAACATTAAAAAAGAATTAGAAGAAAAAATCACCAATCAATCCAATAGACCAGCTAAATTTGAATCATGTAGAAGTAAAATTCCTTCAGAAATTAAGTTTACATTAATCGAAGGAGATTCTAGTTTAGGTAGTGTTAAATTAGCTAGAAATTCTTATGATACCAGTATATTACCATTAAAAGGAAAACCTATAAACCCTTTTAAAAGTAAATTAGATAAACTATTAAACAATGAAGAAATTAAAACAATTTTTAAGATATTAGGTTGTGGTATGGAATATAAAGGACATTCTATAAAAGGCATTCCTAAATTCAATATTGATAATTTACAAGTAAGCAGAATACAAATTGCTACAGATTTTGACTATGACGGATATCATATTCAATCATTGTTAATAGGAATATTCTATACTTTAGCTCCCGAACTATTAAAACAAGGAAAAATTTATATTCTTTACACACCCTTATATGTCATAAAAACAAATAAAAAAGTAATGCATAAAAATGAAACTACAGATACAATATTAGCTTATAGCGAACAAGAAAAAGGTGAAATTGTTACAAAATTGAATGAAAGTAATATTACATTTAAAGCAAAACGATTTAAAGGATTAGGTGGTTTGTCAGTTCCAATCATGTCAAAAGCTTTAAGCGAAGAACACATAATTCTTAAACAGTTAACTATGAATGATGTTGAAGAAAGCAAAAAATGGTTAGAGTTATTTTTATCAGAAGAGAAATTAAAAGACAGAAAAGAATATATTGAAACTAATGGTAATAAATATTTTGATTATTCTTTATTTGAATAGAGGAGTGTTTTAATTGGCAGATATCACAAACATAGAATCAGGAATACATGCTAAAGAATCATATATGCAATATGCTATGAGCACAATATTAGATAGAGCATTACCTGATGTCAGAGATGGATTTAAGCCAGTACATAGAAGAATACTTTATTCCATGTATGAATCTAAAATAACATATAATGAAGACATGGCTAAAACCACCGAACCTGTTGCAGAAACAATGAAAATTCATCATCATGGAGATACTTCAATTTCAGAAGCAATTGCTTTAATGACAGAGCAAAATGAATCTTTATTGCACCCATATATTGATGGAGAAGGAACATTTGGGAAAGTATATTTAAAATGTAAACCTTCGGCTGCTAGGTACACATATTGCAGATTAAATAAATTTTCAGAAGAATTTTTTAAAGATATAAAAAGTGGCATAATTCAATTGATTGGAGAAGATAAAAAACATTTACAACCAGTTGTTTTAAGTGCTAGTTTTCCTAATATTCTTATAAAAAATAATGAAGGGATTGCCTGTGGGGTAGCTTGTAATTTCCCAAGTTTTAATTTATCAGAAGTATGTGATACAACAATTGCATATATTAAAGATAAAGAAATTAATTTACTTGATACATTAAAAGCTATGGATTTTTCATCAGGAGAAGAATTAATTTACAATGAGAATGAATTAAATAAGATATACACTACAGGCAGAGGGTCTATTTTATTAAGATCAAAATACATCTATGATGAAAAAAACAATTGCATAGATATATATAAAATACCATATAGTACAACTGCGGATGCTATTATTTCAAAAATAACTGAATTGATGAAAAATGATAGCAGTTTAAAAGATATTTTAGATATAAGAGATGAAACTGGATTTAATAAAAAAACTCAAAAAGAAGAACTAAAAATAACAATTGATGTAAAAAAGAATACCAATATTTCTTTATTAATGAAAAAATTATTTAAAAAAACTCCATTACAATCATGCTTTTCTGCAAATATGAATTGTTTGGTTGATTTTAAACCTAAAGTATTAGGAATAAAGCAAATACTTGATGAATGGCTTAAATTTAGAACAGAATGTATAACTAAAGGGTTGAAATACAATATTGATAATTTATCGGATAAATTATATATTCTTAAAGGGTTAGAAAGTGTTTTGCTAAATGTTGATAATGTAATTGACATTGTTAAAAACTCAAAAACAGATGATATAATTATAAGTAAATTGATGTCAAGTTTAAATATAAGCAAAGAACAAGCTGAATATATTGCAGACATTAAATTAAGAAACATAAATAAAAACTATATTCTTAATAAAATCAAAGATATTGAAATCCTAGAGCAAAATATCAATGATTTAAAATATCAACATGATAATAAAGATGAAATTAATAAAATCATTGTTAATGAATTAGAAAGAATTAAGAAAACATATGGAATACCTCGTAAAACAGAGATAGTTTATGATGATGTGATGGAAAATGTTTCTGAGGATGTACTAATTGAGGATTATAATATTAGATACTATCTCACTAATGATGGTTATTTAAAGAAAATTCCTTTGACATCATTAAGAGGGACTTCTGAACATAAATTAAAAGAAAAAGATTTTATCATATCTGAAATTGATTCAATTAATAAATCCGATTTAATTTTGCTGTCTGATAAAGGGATAGCATATAAACTAAAATCACATGAATTACCAGATACTAAAATATCTAATCAAGGTGAATATTTACCAAATATCATCAATCTAGATAAAGATGAAAAAATTATCTATATGATTTCTACAACTAATTATTCGGGTTATCTATTAATCGCCTTTAAAAATGGTAAGATTACTAAGATTGATTTATCTTCATATGCAACAAAAACAAATAGAAGTAAATTAATTAATGCTTATAGTACAGATAGTGAAATTGTAAATATGTTGCATTTAGAAAAAGATATTGATTTATTGTGTAAGAGTAGTATTAATAAAGTGTTGATTATTAATACTGAACAAATTGCTGTAAAATCAAGTAAAATGTCAGTGGGGGTTAGTGTAATGAAAAGTAAGAATGAGAGTTATATGGATTTATGTGTGCCAGTTGATTGGATTGATGTTGAGGGATTTAGTGGATTAGATGGTATTGAGTATTATAAGGGGAATATTAATTCTATTGGTAATTATTTGAGAAAAGGGGATAGTGTTAATGTTGCTGTAAAGTAAGAAATAATTTTATTGAAATAAGTTGTTTGGTGTGGTATAATTTTAGTAGGTTGATATATGTAAGTTGGAAATAATAAATTAAAGAAAGAGGAAGATTAGATAATGACAATTAGAATAATTCGAGCAACGCCAGATCCATTATCATTAATGGGAGAATGTGCTAGTCTTTGTTGGAATAGCACTCCTTCAATACAAATAGGAATTGATTGTATAGAATCTGGACATGGACGCACACTTGAATATCCAGATGTAATTGTTGAAATAGATGGTTATTCTGCAAGAATGATTAGAGAATTATATACAAAGATCATCGGTGTTACACGTTTGCAAGCATCAACTAGATATATAAATTATAAAGAATTTGATTATTATATTCCTGAGTCTATCAAAAATAATGACTATGCTTATGAAGAATATATTCAATTTATGAACAATGTGCAAAATACATATCAATATCTGCTTGAACAAAACATTCCTAAAGAAGACATTGCAAACATATTGCCATTGGCTATACATAGTAAAGTAATTCTTAAAATCAATGCTAGAGCGATTGTTGATATGGCTTTGGTAAGATTGTGTACAAGAGCGTTAAAAGAATATAGAGAATTTATGGTTGAATTACTTGATGTAGTTGGAAGTGTTAATAGCGAATGGAATAAGATTATGAGTTATGCTAAACCAAAATGTGAAGTTTATGGATTCTGCGGAGAAAAAAATAGTTGTGGGAGGTATGCTAATAAATGTTAATTATTTTAGTAAGTGGAAAATCCAACTCTGGTAAAGGGGAAGTATCTAAAAAATTAGAACAACTTCTAAAATCCAAAAACAAACATGTAATTAGATGTAGTTTATCAACATACATAAGAGAATTAACAAAAAATGATTTTTATTGGAATGGAATAGACACATTAGAAAGTCGTATATTTATGGGAGAAGTTTATAGAGTGGGCACAGACTTCTATTCTCATCATATGGCAAGAAGAGTATGGGAAAGAGATATTGAACCTTTTGCTAATAAAGATACAATAGCAATAATAGAAAGTTTCCGTGAAAAGGTTAATTATGATTATTTTGTTGAACTTTGGAAAGAAAAAATAATTAATGATATTATTACAATAAGAGTTGTTAGACCTAGTTTTAATGTGATACAAGATGAAGAATTTGAACAACATGTTTCTGAATCAGATTTAGATGATTTTCCATTTGACTATGTTATTGAAAATAGTGGAACAGTTGAGGAGTTAGATGAAAAGTTAAAGGAGATGTTTTAATGAATAATAAATTTAAATGTTATTTGGCAGGTAAAGTTACTGGTATTTCTTACGAAGAAGCCAACACATGGCGAATCAACGCAGAAAGATTGCTAAGAATATCATCTGATAATCAAATACATACAATAAATCCCGTAGATTTCTATAACTTCAATATGAATCCAAATACATATACAGAGAATGAAATTAAGAAATTCGATTTACATATGGTAAAAAGAAGCGATTTAACTATAGTTAATCTTGATTTCTCTGATAGTATTGGCACTGCAATGGAAATTTGTATGGCACATGATGTATGGGATAAACCAGTTATTGGATTTGGTAAAAATAAATCTCATCCTTGGATGGAATTGTGTATTACAAAAAGATGTGAAACTTTAGAAGAAGCGGTTAGATATATCGTTGATTATTACTTACCAAATATTTAAGAAAATAAATTACTATATATAAATAATAAAAGGAGAATTAAATGAAGGAAGATTATAAGGAAATACATAAAATGTGTAACATGTGCGAGAGGGCAAAGAGTAGTTCTTGTAATTTCCCATGTAATGATTATGCAGATTATATGTATAATCAATCATTGAAAAATAATATTGGCGAATCTGAAAGTAATAAAAGTAATAATGGTAATGTCATTTGAAACATCCTTGAATATGATGTTTCAAATGACATATGGATTAAGTTTATTAATAAAGAAATTCCAATTATAGAAATACTGGATGAAAATTCATTATATGACTATCTTGAAACGGAAAATGAAAAATATTGCAAACAAGAGGGAATTTGTCCTGAGTGCAGAGGAAATCTTGTTCTAAAGGTGGAATATGAGGAGATATGGGGATCAAAAAGAGAATCAGAAAGATATTTAGTTTGTGAGAATGGATGCTAATAATAAAATTAATATATTAAATAATATTTGAAAGAAGGAAAACAAGATGAGTAAAATTAAACAATTCAAATGCAAAAATACCACTAATACTAACAATATCAAATATCAGGTTAGATTTGGAGTACAATTAAATAATAATGAAGATGAATCAGGAGTTTTCGCAAAACCTGAATATTATGCATCACTTGAAAAAGCGAAAGCTGAAGTAATGAATATATTTAATGATGATATTAAGGTAATGTTTCCTGATGCTACACATGATGGATTATTCATGACAAAAGATATAAAATGTGAGTGTTGCGGTGAAAATGTTAGTTCTGTAAAATATAGTAATGGAGGGATGCAATTGTTTGGGAGAATTGATGGGGTATTAGGTAATGGTCAAGGTGAATTTTTCATTGATATTGTGGAAGGTTAGGGGTAATTAGTTTGCAAGGGTGCTGAAAGGCATCCTTCTTTGAAATTGTTAAATTAATAAATAATATTTGTTTGACATATACTATAATTTATGGTATAATGTTAGTGGAGAGATATAATATAAGAAGGAGGTTAGGATATGTTAATTACAAAAGAAGTTGAAGTTGAATTAAATTCAAAAACTATTACGTTATTTGAAAATAAAGGTTATAATATACCAAAAATAATGAATAGGAGAAAAAAATTAATTGTAAAAAGAGGAACAAAGATTATTATAAAAGTTGAAGACTTATCTGATAAATCTATGGTTTTAGTAGACATTGAATGTGACGGATGTGGCGAGATATTAGAAAATATAGCATGGCAATTCTATAATAAATATGTAAAAGAAAATGGTAAATACTATTGTGTAAAATGCGCACAAAATGGATACAAAAAATACACTTCATTTTATGAATGGTGTTATATTAATTTATCTAAAGAAGATGCTGATTTAATAATGTTAAGATGGGATTACGAATTAAATGTTGATAAGAATGGAAAAATATTAAGTCCCCAAACCACTACTTATGGTTCTCATGGCTTAAAGGAAAGAGGGTATTGGTTTAAATGTCTTGAGCATCCCGAACACAAATCGGAACAAAAGCGCATTAAAGACTTTACTAATGGACATGTAGGTAGTATTACTTGCAATCAATGTAATTCTATCTCAATTACTCATCCTTATTTGGTGAAATATTTAATAAATAAAGAAGATGCATTAAAGTATACAGTTTATGCAAATACAAAAATACCTATGAAATGTCCTGAATGTGGATTTGAAAAAGAAACGTCTCTTAATACTTTAGTAAGCCAAGGGTTTGGTTGCAATAGTTGTGGAGATGGTATAAGTTACCCAGAAAAGTTTGTAGTAAATGTATTGGAACAGTTAAATAAAATTTTTAAACCCCAATTAACTAAAACAACTTTTAAGTGGTGTGGTAAATATAAATATGATAATTATATAGAAAAAATAAATTGTATTATAGAAACTCATGGAAATCAGCATTATGAAGAACGTACAACTGGTAGATGGAATAAGTCATTAAAAGAAACCCAAGAGAACGATTTCGATAAGGAATGGTTGGCTAGAAGTAATAATATTAAAAATTACATAATTTTAGATTGTAGAGAATCAGATATGAACTGGATAAAAAATAGTATTATGAATAGTAAGTTACCTCAGTTATTAGATTTTAAAGAAAAGGATATAGATTGGTTGAAGTGTAATGAGTGGGCATGTAATAGTATGGTTAAAGAAGTTAGTAATTTGTGGAATATTGGCATAAAAAGCACATTAGAAATAAAACAAAGATTAAAATTAAGTAAGAGTTCAGTTGTAAGATATCTCAATCAAGGTGCATTGTTAGGATGGTGTGATTATAATGGTAACGAGGAAAGAAGAAAAAGAGTATGTAAAAAAATAATATGTTTATTTAATAATGAAATATTTGAAAGTATAACCACAGCATCTAATAAATACAATATAGAAGATAGCGATATAAGTAAATGTTGTAGCGGTAAATGTAAATCAGCAGGAATACACCCAGATACGAAAGAAAAAATGGTTTGGATGTACTATGAAGAATATATTTTAAAAACAGAAGGAGAAATTATTAAAATATTAAGTGACGCTCAAGACAAAAAAATAATATGTTTAAACGATGGAGAAATTTTCAATTCCACAATAGAAGCATCTTTAAAGTATCAAATTTCTCCATCTAGTATATCTAATTGTTGTCATCATCGTCAAAAGTCAGGAGGAATTCATCATATTACAGGTGAAAAACTTGTATGGATGTTCTACAATGAGCATATTTTAACAATTTAGGTGCAATTTAAAACTTAGTTTTGGTTATTTTATAAATAAAACTTCTCATATTTATCTACCTTGCTCTGTTTTACAGAAGATGATCTATAATGATAGTCGAAATATGATTTATCGCTTGAAATAAAATCACGTAATATCTTCTTAACAAATCCGAATATGTTTTTAATATAAGTTTTGGAATTATAACAAATGTGTAAAGCTTCTTTTAATTGATCGCTAGTTGCTTTAACAGACATAGCAATTCTATACAAACTAATTCCCTCATAAGAATTTGGATCAATATTACTATCCTTCAGAACATTTAAGAAACTTAAATCTTTTATCTCATCTTTCCAAAATTCTTCTTTTGCAATCTTCTTAGCCTCTGAATCCATACATACATTATTAGATAATTGTGTATTATATGTAATGATAGGGACATCTTGTTCTACTTCTTGGACATCTTGTCTTTTTTTATCCACAGGTTTAGAGGGGATTGGAACACCCAATAATCCATATAAAACATCTAAATCAATCCTATATGATTTTCCATGATACCAATCTTTAGATTCAAACTGTTCTGAGATAAGAACTTTCTTATTCTCTAAATCCTTAATTGCTCTTTGAATCGTCTTGACTGATTTATTGAGTTCTAAGGCCCACTCATTTACAGTCTTATAAACCCATAAGAAACCATCTCTATGCTTAGTTGCTCTGTTTAACCAGTATTTTAAACGAGATAGTAATTCAGCTTGGGTCTGACCAAAAACATTAACTACAGTAGGTTGAACAATAATAGGCATTTCATTAGGAATAATTAAATCTAGCATGATTAAAAACCTTCTTTCAGCATTTTTCATAGCAATGCTGAAGACTACTGTTTACAAATTTTTAAAATCATGATAAAATGACTTAAAGAATTTAATACGAGTCTTCAGGGGTCTCCTAGTTTAGTGATGTGTCGCCACAACTCAAGCACTAACTAGGAGATTTTTTCATTACCTATTCAATTTGATTAATTTTACTCAACAAAAAAGTTAGTAGCATGTACATCTCTGCAACACTACTAACTTTGAAATCCTTAATCTAATTTATCATCTAAAGACTTGATTTTCTTAATGTCTTTAGTTATAATAATCTTAAGAACTAAAAGCTTAATGTTGGTTCAGAACATTTTGCTAAAAGAAAAACTTGATCTTTGCAAGAGGTCAGGTTTTTCGCATTTATTGAGTTAATTTGATTTTTGATTTGATTGAGTTATATATTCGACAGGTTGATACAAATCTCCTTCTGATTAAGTATCATATCACAAATTATTATCCACAGGAATAGGTTTAAGAAAATTTATCCACATGTTGATAACTCATAAGGCCAACAATAAAACGAAAAAATAAGCACTATCCAGTTAATTTTGGATAGTGCTTTTTCTATTTAAAACTATTTTACCTTACACTCACTGGCAACCATATTTTCTCCTTAATTTCCAATCTTTCACTTTCCTTTTTCATCTCACTAATCCTATTATCACACTCATCTTTCATTTCTTGTCTTAACACCCTCAATTCCAACATATAACTTTCTCTCAATTCACTAATTTCCTTAATTCTATCTTGTTTTGATTCAACCAATTGCCCTTCTAAAAATACTGATCTAGCATCGGATTCCTTTAATTGAAGTTGTAAATATTTATTGGAATCTTCCATTTCACCAATTGAAAACTCTAATTCATCTACAGACCCAATTCTTTTCTTTATCTCTTCATTTTCTAATCGTAATGTCTCAATCAAATAATTTGAGTTATTATGTCCGGCCTCTAACTCAATATTTCTTTTGGATAAAGTCTCCGACTTATCTTCTGCTTCTTTTTTTGCTTTATCAGAATCTTTTTTGCTATTCTCAGCAATATCAATTCTTTCTCTTAGAGAGTCTAATGTTGTCTTAAAATCATTAGTCAATGTTTGAACTGTTTCCATATGAAATCTTTTTTGGTCTGCTTCACTGCGAGTAATTTCAGTAAACATTTGGACAATTCTTTCTACATGCTCTTTTACTTTTATCATTTGAGGAGTTATGAGTTCAGATATTCCACCTGATTCTGTTTCTAATTGATCTTTCTTTAGTCTGATGACATCAAGCAATAAGTCTTTTGATGTTAAACCCGTGCGAGTTTGAAGTGCGACCCATTCATTTTTACCATCTTCATTGTCTAGTCGGATTGAAAGTGATGGTGAGGATGCTCTTCGAGTGTCTTCAGATTCATTCATGATTTAGTGCCTCCTTTGAGGTTTAATAATGTATACATTTTAGGTAGTTATAATGGTACGTATACGCATGTATACGTGCTGACATAATGTATACATTGATATTTGTGTTTATTATATCAGGAGGAATTGGATTAGGCAAGGGAGTATAATTTTATTGATATGTCACATAAAAATGTGTTGCAAAGTGTGATGTGAATCTATATACTAGATGTAACAGCATATTAAAATATTAAGGAGGAGTTTTTATGGTTCAAGTAATACCTATTGATACAGGCCGAAGTTCTACTAAACTTTTAAATGGAGTGTCTTTTAGATCAGTGGTTGGTGAATGGCATCATAGAGAAATTTCTGATAATGAGGAATATGAAGTTATTATTGATGGTGAAAAATATTTTGTTGGTCAACTCGCCATAGATGAATCAATTGCCCCAGTGGAGTTTAACACCTCTTCAAAGATTACCAATGAGAACAAAGTTCTTTTCCTGACTGGAGTTGCTTTGTCAACAGTTGAAAATGATGAAGATACTAGTCTTTTCATTGTAACTGGTGTACCAGTTGATATGTTTAACATTTCAACAAAGACAGCTTTAGAAAACTTATTACATGGAGAGTATAATATTAGAGTTAATGATAAACATATCAAGAAGTTATGTATTGATAGTGTTACGATTGTTCCTGAAGGGGTCGCTGCATATCAATACCAACTATCAAAAGATGATAGTTTAAGGCTTGGTAAGAAGAGAATAATTGATATTGGTTCTCTCACAGTGAATTTTTCGACAATATCCGACACTAAATTCATAAATCGTGATTCTGGAACTTTAGCGTTCGGCATGATCAAGATCAGAGGAAATCAGGTTAGTAATGAGCAATATGTGAAACGTATTATCGCAGAGTTATCCCAAAAGTTCAGCGATTACGATCCTACTGACCGTGTATTACTTACTGGAGGTGGAGCCTTACAATTCAGTGAATTATTTAGAAAACACTATAAAAATTTAGAGATAATTGACAATCCTATATTTGCCAATACTCTTGGTTATTATAGAATGGGCGTGAGTAGATGCATCAAGGAAAACATGAAAGTAAAGACAGAGTAAGGAGAAAAGTTGTTTATTTTAATTTGGAAGATGAAGACGAATTATTACTTTTTGAAAAGGCAACTAAAATGAACAATTTTAGTAAATGGGTTAAAAAGTGCCTCATTAATAATGGGAAGAACGTAATAAAAGAACCAATTATTGAGCAACCTAAGATTGAAAGAAAGACGAGGATAGAGAAAGATGATTTTGAAGATATAATGATGTGAGATGCAATTGTAATGATTGTGTCTTCTTTTTATTTTATTAAGTATGACTAAAAGTATGACTAAAAGTATGATAGATCGTGTGATTATAGGGGTTAGAGATAATGAAGTATGCTATAAAGTATTAAGTCTTGAAAAATCAGGGCTTTTTATTTTTGTTTAATATAAATTCCCATTTATTGCTATACATAACGTACAAACAATGCTCAATAAGATTAATCATGAAACATTTTCAGACATTGAAAAAGATTGAGGGTGATTATCTAAATGCTCAATAAAGTAGAAGTAGAAATATTGCAACATATGTTGCAAAACAAATTAACCGATCAAATCAATAGTCGTACTATCCGTAATATCAGTAAGGGGATTGAGATTAATTATTTCAGAACTAGAAATTATGTAAATCACTTGAAACTTCTTGGGTTATTGGACTCTGGATTTAAGGAGTTGAACAGTGGAACTTTTTACATTACTAAAAAAGGGGTTGAAATTATCAATGAAAAAACCTGAAATTAGATTAAAAACAAAACCAATATTAACCAGTAAACCAATTATTCCAACACAATGTCCCAATCCTAAATGTAGATCATCAAACATTATTGGCAAAGGAATGGTAATCGGTATGGCTTATATTAATCTTGAAACTATGAATGTCGATGAACTAGGTGATGATTTTGAAGTTTGTGATAAAGATAATTTAATGTATAGGTGTTTTGATTGTGGAAAAGAGTGGGAGTAAATTTTAAGGAGGAATTATCAATGCAAGCATATTTTACTAAATTTGATAATGATTCTAATTGGGTCAAAGGTAAAGTTGGAAGATTTAGATTTGATGCTAAACTATTTAATGTTGGTTCAAGATTTGGAATTGAAGGTAGAAGAGTTAGTGCATTAACGATATGCGACGAATATGAATATGTGGTTAATTATGATAGAGGATGGGATATTGAACCAAGTGAGGATATTGCGGATTATTTTAATGCTGTAATGGATTTGTTGGAGAATAGTGATGAGAGGGATTTGGATTGATTAATGTTGAGGAGGGATTATTAAATGAGAATTAAATTATCAATAATGATTAACCAAGGTCGTAGAATCCATGACATTATTAATCATTTGGAATTTGATAGTGTTGAACATTTTGCTGATTATAAGAGGGAATTTTATGAGGATTTAATGGTTAGAGGTTGGAGAAAGGTTTATATGAGTGCAAATCAATGTTATAAAGGCAATTTGGTTTTGACTCCTTATTTTATAAGGGAGTGAACTATGAAAAAACCAAGCAAAAAATTATTATTCTCTCTTGTATTGTTAACATTATTATCAATACCTCATCCTGTATCTGCCAAAGGAGAATTAACAACTGAACAAGCTAAAAGTATTTTAAATATCATCATTGATAAAACTTATACACTTCTCACTTATTACTCTTCTCCTTGGATTTATCCTGTAGATGGAATTATCACAAGTCCTTATGGGCCAAGAGGATCTTCAATAGATGGATTTCATCATGGTTTAGACATCTCAGCAGTAGAAAATAGTCCAGTTCATGCTTCTAAATTAGGTGTTGTAGTTAAAGCGGAATTTAACGAAATGGTTGGAAATGTTGTGTGTATCAATCATTCAGATGGATTTCAAACTATGTATGCACACAACAATAAACTACTAGTCAAAGTTGGAGATAATGTAGAGCAAAATGGTGTTATTGCTTTATCTGGTAATACAGGATTATTGTCAAGAGGGCCACATGTACATTTTGAGATTCGAACCAACAATGGGACAAATTCATTAAATCCGATGAATTATTTACCTGCTAAACAAAAATAAACCCCTCAAATGAGGGGATGATATGGGTCATATGATATTCATTATTGAATTAATCTTCCTAATTGTTGTGCGATATCTACCAATTGATATGATCCATACCCAATTAATCCTACTCCAATTGCTGTTCCGAATATTAAAAACATGAATTTCACTCCTTTAAATAATATTTCAATAATTGTAGTATTACCAAACTATATGTCGAATATACATGAATTGATGTAAATTTTAAGACAAGAACCCTATATTAACCACCTATACCAAAGATAATACACCCTAAATCCTACAACCCTTTAATATCAATGATCTTAGACTTGAAAATGTGTGGTCTTCTTATATAGAGAGGCAGATTTGCCGACTGTTTTAATTTTCAAAGGAGGTTGTTTACATTGAATGAATTTTTGAGTTGGTCAACAAAGATTTGTTTAGCTATGACTGCTCTTGGTGGAGGATTGGCTATGCTTATGATAGTCTGGTCTGGGATTATGGACATCATCGGAAATGGGCAATGGAAAGCTCAAGCAAAAGAACTAAAGGAGAGTGTAATTAGAGGGTGTATTACTATTATCTTTGGGCCTTGGGTTATTAAAATTCTTTGGACTATACTTAAAGGAATCTTCCCAACACTTCCTACATTTTAATTATTGCAATTCTAAAGGGGGATGATTATAAATGCTTACAGTTGGAGAAGTTGGAGATGCAATTATTGATTTTTTTATTAAACCACCATCTCCTGAAACTGTTGATAAAGTAAATGGGGCATTATTTGATGTCCCTTCTCCAGAAACCGTAGAGAGTGTTAATAATGCTTTATTTAATGCACCTACACCACATGATATTTCTACGGTTAATGGGACATTAGAACATTTTATTACTGATTCATTAGTACAAAACTTTGCACAATTATTTCTTCATACACCAAATGTATTGGCAGAAAATCCAACAATTTTATCTTTATATTCTTTCTTTTTAAAAATAATTATTTCATTTTCATTTGCAGGAATAGTATATTTTGGAATTACGCAAATCATGAATAAAGGTAGTAAACACAAAACATCAGAATATATTGTGAAGATAGCTCAATCAATGGTGATTATAAATATAGCAATTATAGCTTTGCCATTATTAATTGAAGCAACAAACAAATTTACTATAGCAATTCTTTCCCTTGGTGGATCTGAAGCACAAATGGTAAAAGCATTAAGTCCTCAGTATGGATTAGGATTAATAATATTCACTATAATATTCGCATTAATATTAGTTAATCTAATATGGTTCTATTTTATGAGAATGATTTCTATTATGTTTCTTATTGCAACTGCTCCTATATTCTTCTTTTTATGGTTATTTCCTAAATACCAAAACATGAGGCAAGTTTGGATTGATGAATTATTAGACAATTTAATTGCACCAATTATCCATGCAATAATTATGGTTATCTGGTTAGGATTTGAATCATCAGTCTCAAAATCATCTCATGGAGCACTTTATCATGTAATGCTTTCTATAGCTGCTGGTTCATTTATGCTTAAAGCACCTAGTTATGTACAGCAATGGATTAGTTATGGTCATCAAAGTCCAAATCCAGTTGCCATGTTTAAAGAGATCAAGTATGGATTAAGTCCTAGAAAACTTATAGGTATTGGTGGATTTGGAAGAATGGGAGGAAGTATGCTCAGAGGAAGAGGAACTACAAGAAGGAGGTAAATTAATGTTTAATAATGAGATGTTTGAAACTAATCAAATCATTGAAATGAAAGATGAAATATTTTATGGACTTACAGGGAAGCAAACTATTTATTTATTAGGTGGAATAGTGATTGGTTTATCTGTATTTAATACTGCATTACCTATTATTGCAAAACTATTCATTCTACCAAATATAGGTATTCCTACTGCAATTTTAACTAAAACTGATGTGGATCAAGGGATAGTTTCTTTCTTTAAATTTAAGTGGAGAGGAATGACAAAACAAAATGTTACAATACAACCTTTACCCAAAAGCAAATTATCTTTTAGCAACAAAAGAAGAGCAGACACTACTTCGATCCAAGTTTAAGTATTTATTAAATTCTCTAAATGAACCATTTAAGATTATTTGTAAAACTAATTTAAATCAATTAAATAAAGACACACAAATCAATGAATCAAACTACTCTCTTATTACTAATGCTAATATTTACGAAAATTTGCGCAATTCAGGAATAGATTATAATCAAAGCGAATTATTAATTGCAAGTAATATTCAAGTGAAAGAACATCGAAAATATATTACTGTCACTGAAAACAATGTAAAATATTTTGCTAAATCAATTAAGATTGTTCAGTTCCCTCAGATGCTTTCTATTGGATTCATAAACAACATCATGATTCCAGATACCGAAATAACTCTTACAATCTTTCCATTGCCACAAGAAGAGGCTGTGAAGGTAGTAAAGAAGAGAATTGATACTACTGAAGCGAATGTAAATTGGAAGGCCGTAAAGAACCCTAATCAAGAGTATTATGTAGAAGATGAAATAGTATCTAAACTTCAAAAAACTATGGTTGATTTAATGGGTAATGAAGAAAAACTTTGTATGGTTGGATTATATATCTTAATTAAAGGACAAACACTTGAACAATTGGAAACAAAAGCAAAACAAATATCAATGCTTTTAGATGGAATGCAAATTAGATTTAAATTCGCCAATTGTGAACATTTTAATTGTTTTAAGAATTTTAGGTCATATAAAGAAATTGATTATGTAAATGAGTTAAAAGTATTTTTGACAAGTGTAATTAGTAATTTCTATCCATTTGTTAGATATGTGTCAGGGGATGGAATTATTATCGGATTTGATTATCAAAACCATCAATTAATAAAGATTAATTTTGCAGAGCAATTCAATCTTTCATGGTTTATTTTTGGAATTTCGGGAAGTGGCAAATCATTTGCTGTGAAAAGCATTGTCAAGAAAATATCAATTCATAAGAAGATTTATATTCTTGATATTACTGGTGAATATGCAAAATTAAAATCAAAGAATATCATTGTTATTTCTAAAGATTTTGAGAAATTCCTATTATACACTGATTTTAAAGATTGTATGATTGTAATTGATGAAGCGTGGGATATTTTAAAAACTGATGCAGTGATTAAAAGAGTAGTATCAATTGCAAAAGGATATAGAAAGAGAGGAGTAGGTGTATTGGTCTGCACTCAAAACATTGCTGATACAAGTAAAGATGATATTGAATTGATTATTAAAAATTGTGCTAATACTTTAATTCTTCATTTGACTTCACTAGAACTTCAACATATTAGTGAATACATGAATATACCACATCACATTGTTAATTATCTTTCTAGGATTGAAAAAGGACAAGGATGGATGGTCATAGGAACAAAGCAATATGCTTTTAGACCAATTTTTAGTGATGAAGATTATTTATTACTTAATACTAATTATGAGGAAATGAAAGGAGTTGGTTATAATGGGTGAGAAACTTAGCAAGATTAAAGAATTAGCTATTAAGTCAGGTAAATATTCTGCTTTATATAGTGGTAAATTTATTCTAGGTGGTCTTGGTTATGCTGTTCAAATTGCTTCAAATGGGATATTAGGGATGGGCATTCCAGATTATAAACTGCCTAATTTAAAGTTTAATTCAACTAAAAGTGATATTGAGGACAGGGTAATTCTTTCTCCTGAAAAATTTCTGCTTAAAAAAGATGGATTGAATCTTGGTAATGATTATTATAAAGATGGCAATATCATTAGATATCCAATAAATTGTTTTGATGATCTTTGCAAAACATGGATATATATAGGAGACCCAGGCTGTGGCAAAACAACTCTAGCTGAAAATCAAGGAATTCAAATTGCTGAAATTAATAATCTAAAGAATTTTAAAACATGTGGATTCTGTGCTATTGATGTTGCAGATGGAATGTTAATAGATAATATTATGAATGCTTTACCTGAAAGCAGATTAGAAGATGTTATATTGTTAGACTTCTCAAACAAAAAGTTTCTTCCAGGAATTAATTTATTAGAATTTGGCGAAGAAGTAGAAAAACAATTTCCTCACTTTATTCATGCTGAAATAATCTCATTTTTTAAAGGAAGATTTGGAGAACAGATAGGATTTGCAAGTGAAGATTTATTAAGTAATTCTTTAAATGCAATTTTAAAACAAACTGATCACTCCAAAACACTTATTAGTATTATGAAAATGTTGACTGAACCTGAGTATCGAGAACAAATACTAACCTCTTTGAGAAAAAATAAGAGGAATGCTTCAACAATTAGATATTGGGAAAGATTTGAAGCACAATCTCCTTCTGTAAAAAGAGACATAATTAAACCTATGATGAACAAGGTTGGAAATTTAACTAATAATGATTATCTAAAATCTATCATATGTCAAAATCATTCCACTATTGATTTCAGAAAAATTATGGATGAAGGAAAAATACTATTAATTAAAGCACCTAAAATTGCTGTTGGAAAACCAAATATTGAAATTCTAATTCCTTTAATATTATCTAAGTTTTGGATTTCAGCATTATCTAGATTTGATACTAATGACAAGGATCTGAGGAGGCCATATTTTTTACTCTGTGACGAACCTCAATTCTACCTTAATTCGGCAGGTATTGAAGAAATGTTAACAGAAATGAGAAAATATAGGCTAGGACTTCACTTTTTCTTTCAGTCCCCAGAACAAACTCAGATTCAATCAGTTATTAAGATGATGTTAGAAGTTAGACCACAAATATTATCATTTTCAATAGGTCGTGGTGGAGCACAAACATTATTCAGAGAATTTGAAACAGGTGATGATGATATTGATAGACAAAATAGATATACAATTCTTAATCTGCCAAAATATCATGCTTTATGTAGATTCTTATACAAAAGTGAAAAGAGTGTAATGTTACTTCATACCAATAATACTGCTAAACATTTACGTAAAAAAGTACCGGATATTGTTGTTGAAAATAGTCAAAAGTATTTACGTCCAGTTGAAGAAATTCTAGATGAAATTGCAGAATATGATTATATCCCAGAACCAGACTTTACAATTGAGGTGAACAATAATGAACAGCAAAGATTTAATGTTGAAGAAGTTGACTTTAGGAACAAAGTTTCAAGATTTAACAAACCGAGATTTAGAGATAATTAGAGTTGTTAGAGATTTACAAATTGTTTCAAGAAGTCAACTTCAAATTATGTTCTTTCCTACAAAGCAAAGTTTAACTATTTGTAATAGAAGATTAGCAAAAATTGAGAAATTAGGATTTATTAATAGAACCCCTATTACTTTGAATGGTGAATCTTTAATTACTGCTGGAAAATTACTTTGCCTAGCAGGAGGAACTTATATGTCTAAATTACCATCTGATTACACTCATCAATTATTAATGAATGAAATTTATGCTTTGTTGTTCAGAGAGCAGAATTTGAATAGGATTATCATTAAGCAATACAAACCTGAATTTGTTTATAAATTTAGGGACAAGGATGAAGGAAAGCAATATATTCTAAGGTCTGATATTTTAACTGTATTAGAGAAAAATGGGATGGATACAACTCTATTATTTGAGATAGATGCAGGGACAGAAACAAAGAAACAATTAAGAGAGAAGATTAATATTTATGAAAAAGTGTCTATGAAAGTAAAGGGATTTCCTCAATTGTTTTGGTTAGCAAATGACAAGGGATTCAGAAAATTAATTAGTTTGGACAAGGTTATTAATATTGCAAAAGTAGAAGAATTGAGAGAAAACTTTTATTTATGGACAAGATATCCTGATATGAAAAGGACAAGATTAATTCCTGATATTGTTGTTTGGAAAATATAAGAGAATGAAATGGAGGTATGATTATATGGGATTTTTAGGTAATTTAATTAGTAGTTTTAGCAAACCAGAAATTGATGTTGATGAGTTAGTAGATTTTATTGTTGAGGAGACACATATTGATAGAAATACCATTGAAATTATCTTAGATATGGAAGAGATTTTTCTAAGAGAAAAGGGAATTATCATTGATTAATAAATAAAAGGAGTGGATATTAATGGATGAAACTTCTAGAACGTTTATTGAACAAGCAATTAATTTTCTTCAATTGGCTATAGATAAACATGGTAAAGTATCGCGTAATAAGGTGGAGACTATAAAGAATATAATTGAGGAATTAGAAGATATTTTATATGGTAAGGAGTGATAAGTGTCACTCTTTTCTTTTTATGATTATTTTTAATAAATTTTAATAAAATAGTGCTAAAATATTTGCAAAATCATAAATTATCTATATAATGATGAAAGAAGGTTGATTTGAGATGATTTTTAAATTTGATAAAGGTGGAAATATGAATATGGAAGGAGATATTGATATGGGCAGAAAAGCTAAGGATAGGGAAAGGTTTAGTCAGATGGATATTGGTGTTGTTAATGCAGTGAAGGAAGAGGTGATGGGAATGGTTGATAAGTCAATGGCTGAAACTGCTGTTGGGTTTGAGTCGTTAAATGAAGACGAAGATATGGTTCAAAGAGAGATGAAAAACGATGAAATTTGGGATCGAGGGAACAAGGATGGAGTAGTTGAGGCGAGTAAGGATATGCCTAGTTTTGGTAGTTTAAGTGAAATTACTAAATTACAAGATGAAAACAATGTTAATGATTTTAGCGATGAAGATGAAACTGATGACCAGAAAAGTGAAGCTCAAAGAAAAAAGGATGAGTTGGCTAAGAAAAGGGAATTACGCAAACTTAAACAAGAATTAAAACAAAATGACTTAAAGTTAAAAGAAAGTACAAGTTGGTCATTCTCTCCGGTAATTCCTGTTTACAATCAAGGAGAAATCACCAAGTACATTTGTACAATTTCTTCATTTGATCTTGCCTCCTATTTTGAAAACTCAATTATACGCTTCATTCCTAGCATTCAGAGGGGAAGTGTTACTACTTCGGCTGGAAAAGAAAAAGACAATTTTTCCAATAAACATGTAAATGATATTTTTCAAGCTTTTACACAAAAGAAAATTTTTGGAAATACAATTGTCTTAAATTATTCAACGAGCAACGAATCAGATTTAGTGTATAATCAAGAGGACAATAGTATTACAGGAGAAGGATATTTACAGGGAATAGATTTTAGTCACCGTGCTAGAGCTTCCATAAAATGGAAAAACTCTTGGATTAAACATCCAGACCAATATGATGATCCTAGGCAATTTTATTTTAATTGCGAAGTAAATGTGGTATCTGACGAAGATGCGAGACAAATGTTCGCGGAATTGAACAATTTTTCGCTTAGAGTCAACCCCACAAGAACACATTATCTTGATAATAGTAATTATGCTAACAAAATTGCAAGAAGAATTGAAAAAGAGTCAGATTTAAAAAACAAGATCGAAACAGTTAGCACAACAATTAAAGGTTCTAGCCATAATATTTGTAGTTATGGAGTTTTAACAAATGCAATTAAAAAAAATTATAAAGAACCTCAAACTAAATTAGATCAAACAAATGTTGAAAATTGGTTAATAGAATACATTGATGAACTTGTATCAATCTTTCCTCAATTTATGGCTAATCCCAATATAGAAGTTAAAAATGAGTTGAAGAAACAATATTTCACAATCGAGCCATTGGCAATTGGTGCGATGATAGCATTAAGCGCAGTTTTAAAAGATGATCCTGATTGGAAAATTAAACTTTCTAAATTAATTAAAGATGATTTCTTTTTAAGAACCGCGAGTCGATGGAGGCCAGTATTGAAAGAAGGAGGAAAAATTATCAATGGTACATCGAGCGTAAAGTATTTTAATGAAACCGTAATTAATTGGTGTACTAAATAAAAAGGCGTAAAAAAATAAGGCAATACAAAATCCAATTAAGGATAAGTATTGCCTTATTAGATATTATATTTTATTATTTAAACTCTCTAAAATATTTTTTATTGCTACATTAACAAATTCTTTAAATTCAATTACATTGGTAGTCCTGTATGTAATTCTCGTTATTTTAATATTATTATCTTTACAAAATTTGTTTTTAATATTGTCTTTTTTAACTGTGTCTTGAAATTGTTTTTCTCCACCAAAATATTCAATAGGTTTTTCATGTTGCAAACCGTCTATTTCAAAAACCTTCATTACTATCAGGTAAATAAAAATCAAACCTCAATAAACTTTTATCTTTACATCCTTTAAATGTTTTCTCTGTTTCATAGTTAATATCATGTACTATTAATTCTCTTTCAAATATTTTGTTTCCATTTGATTTAGATTTAGATAGATGAGGATGTCCACAACCTCCATGTATAAAACCATCAGCAGTCGTATTAAAGATATTACTCATATCATCAGGCAATTCTCCTTTATATACCCATTGATATTCTGTTTTAATATTATCATATTTTTTACTTATAATATCATATTCTGGTCTAAATAATTTACAATACAATTTTATATTTTCTAATGCAAATTTATTTCTTTGTATAAAAGAAGGAATATGCCCTGCTTTTAAATTAGTTATAGAAGCTTGCACTTTAAACCCATATTTATCATAACACCAAATTGACTTATCTACATCTTTCCAAGTATTAATATCAATAATATTTATATCATATTGATTATAAAATTCATATACTGATTCTTTTGTCCATGCTGTAATTCCATTTTCTTCTTGGTAGCACTGTTTACACATATAACCTTTAGTGAAATTATTCCAACACACCCAATATGATTCGTGGTTGTCATTGGGACATTTTACTAAACTCCATAATTGATTCTGATATGACTTTTCCACTCTTTTTGTTTCTAGTATTTCATACTCCTCATAACCATTAGTGCTTTTACAAAAATTATTCATTGCTTCTAAATTCCATCTTTTTCCCATTATTTATCATCCTTTCTTCTACTCAAAAAAGTCTAAAAAATGGAATAAGAGTCCTGCGTAGTAGCACAAGACTCTCGTTTTACATCAATAAATTTGGCCTAACTTATTGATAACCATATTCATTACAATTTCATCAACTACCCAAAAATCCACAAACAAAAAGAGAATGCATTCCAACATTCTCAAAAACTAATTCAATATAAAATTCTATAAACTAATAATCCTAACTAACAATCCTAATCACCACAAACCAAAACCTTCTTCTTACCACTCAAAACATCCTCAGACCAATTAATAGGAACAATATCCTCTAAATATTCCTCAGTTGAAACAACATCCCTATCCCTATTTTCCATCAACAACAAACTCAAACCAACCTTCCCTGAATATTTACCCATCATCTGTTTTAATTCTTCTTTCTTTTTAGGTGTTAATCCAGACATAATTTTCCTCCTGACTAATAATATAAATACATACATTTATTAGATAATATTAGTACATTAAATTAGTATAATCCCAATGAATAATGGTATAATATACATGCACATATTATCCGATGATTGCAACTAAAATAGGAGGTATTAAATCAATGTCTGAATATGTATATTCAACTGGAGACATAAGCATAAATTCTCAAAGAAATCCGAATTTCCCAATAACTTGTCCAATATGTAAAAGTAAAAACGTTAAACCATCTAACATGGTTATTTGTTTTCGTATGGAATCACCAGGGGTTGTAATAAATCATTCACCAACTATTACACAAATGTGCAATGATTGTGGTTATCTTATGTTCTTTATGAGAATTAAAACTGAAGAAGATAAATTAAAAGAGGCCGAAGAAAATGAAAGGTGGAAATAGAATAATTATTCTCTAATTCTTATATAAATACTCCTAACTGATAGATCAAAACAGTTAGGAGTATTTGCTTGCCTTATTTACTTAATATCGTAATTTTGTATATGATTTTGTATTAAACCTAAAATTTCTTTATAAGCATTTATCAAATTCTTATATGTCCCATAGTCCTCACTTTTTCTAAGTTTCTCCAATTTAGGAGTAAGCTCCTCTATTTCTCCTACAAGAGTTTCTAATACTTTTTCACTAAAAGGTCTTTCATCTTTTATTTTTGAGCAAGTATAAAATCCAGTGATTATTTTAAAACCATGTTCTTTTATGGTCATAATTTGTGAATCGCTAAAACCTTCATCTATCACTACATTTCTTATATCTGTTTCTCTTTTAGCGTTATGTACTTCATACCATCCATAAATATATTTATATCCCTCTTCTTCTATAATTTGTGTTGCATTTGGATGAAAAACAATATACCCATATTTCTTAGCAAATTTAACTAATCCATGTGTCTTTCCAATTCCTCTTAACCATTGTGTATGTATTAACTCTGAGATGCCACTTCTAATCTATCTAAAATTAATTCCCCCTGTATCTATATTGATAATTTTGCTCTTAATTTTCCCTAAAGAATTCAATTGTGTTAATAAATTAATTTCGTCCAATAAATAAATCATATATTTTCTCCTTGATGTCGGTCATCAACTTATTTATCTTCTTCCATATCTTTGCATACCTTTACTAATCTCATCAATTACCATTTGTGAATAACTTTTTAAATCAAATTTCTCTTTCTGAGATTCTTTTACAAATTGTTCTAATACCTTAATTCTTTCATCTAAAACAAACAAGAAATCTACCAACATATCCTTACTATCCTCCTTAATTTCAGATTTATCCAATACATGTTTATCTGATTCAATATCATCTTCTTTGGGTTTACAATGATCTAATAAACATTGAATTGCATTAGAGTATAATTCAGCAAAGTCTTCGCAGTTTTCATCCTTAAAAATATCTTCTATTACAAAACCCATATGTTCCATATATTCAATTGGCACATTTGAATTATTACCTTGATTGAAATAGTCTTTATTTTTAGCAAAATAATCATAGCACTCAATATATTTATTGCCAAATGTATGATATTTATCAGTTGGAAAATTCTCAATAGATAGACCATTTTTACCATAAACATATAATCTAGTTAACATTTTGCTCATTATATTTTACCTCCGGCGTAGGATCGCCACCCATTATTTATTTCTATTGACATCTTACTTTGCCTTCATGATCTTCTAACCTATATACCCAATAAACTTTTTGTATTAACCAATCAGTATCCTCTTGAGATATTTTTATTTCACTTTTAAGTTGTTCACAAAGTTCATCAATCTTATCTAATTCTTTATGGTCTAACTGAACAATAGGATTTCTGACACTTCCATAAGATAGATACATATTTTGATAATGTTCTTCAATTGTACTACGCATAATTATTAGCACAAAGACGTTGACGACTATAATAATGGTTAATAATAACATTTCTCACCTCCTCTCAACCTAACAATACAAATTATTTTACTAATCATGTGTCTCTTCTTTATATTTCTCTAAGAATTCCTTAGCTTTTTCTATCCCTCCTAACATTTCAATAATTTCTTCAGTAGATAGTTTTATAGTTTCCATTTTATATCACCTCCTTAAATTAATATATCTTGCATGTTACTCACTAAAATCATTTTTCTTCCAACGCGATAGTAATCTATTTTTTAGGAAAATATTAAATAAAATAGTCACTACAAATGCAGTTATGAAAAATTTCATTGCTTATCACCTCCATTCAACAATTGTTACTAAGTCCTCTTAACTGGAATATTAAACATCATCCTAAAAAACTCCTCATATCCAATATGATAAATTTTCTCTTGATCTAACTCGTCTTCTTCAAAATCATACCAACTTTTATAAATTGATATTCCATTGTAACTTAAATCAATATCATATGGATCTGTGACTTCATCGTTGGGTAGTACATCATTCATTAAAGCATCTTTCATTTGAATAATTGGTTTACATAAATTTTCTAAAATATTTACGATTTCTACATCTGTCTTTGCATTTTTTATTTCTTGGACAAGTTCATTTATATAATTAATTTTATCATCTCCTTAAAAACTTAATATATAATAATTATTTATATATGTATTCGATTATATTACATTTGGAAGTGGGTTTAATTTTATGTATTCTGAGTAGTATTGCCATTGTAGTTTTTCGTTGGTGATTGGATGACGACCTGCCGATTTACATCTTCCACAAAATACGTGAGATATGTTGGATTGGTTTATTTTATATTTAATACTTGCATCTTTAATACAGTTAAAAACTTCTTTTGTATTTACACAAATTATCTTTTTTGCATTACCATTCATTTCTCCTATCCCTATTTGTTTTAATTTTCTAGTTTCGCTTATTTTTCTTCTAATTTCTTCAGGAAGATGTTTGCCATACCAAGGATTATTTTCACCACTACTTGATTTACTCATTTTTATTTTTGATTGTTCTGATATAATTTTACCTTTATGAACTTTACTTATTTGTTTCTTTCTTTCGTCTGAAAGATGTTTTCCATAAAGAGGAGATTTTCCACCTTTTAATTTACCAGTATTGGCTTTACTAATTTTTTGTTTAGTTTCTTCTAACATTTTTACACCATAATTAGGATTGTTTTCCCCACTAACATTATAATGGTTATTACTAATCTTATCTTTTGATTCTTGTGAATGTTTTCCACTATGCCCACCATATTGTAAATTATAATAATCTATACTCTCTACTGCATTATGATTTTTAATGAATTCTATTTCCAATTCATCTAATTCTTCTTTGGAGTATGCTATGGCTAAAATTTTTCTACTAAAGTTTTCTTTACCATAAAGTTTTAATGCTCTTTTAAAATACAACCCACTACCTAAATAATTCTGCCATCTCTTATCAAATATTTTCAATCCTATATATTTCATTTTATCAACATTATATTCGCTAATGTAAATAAACCCATAAGCACTCTTATCTAAGCCATTTTCCAATATGTATTCAACACTAAAAATATTCTCTTCCACTCTTAATTCTCTCCTCCTGATTAAGAACTCTCATATACGCTATATAAACTTGCAAGTTCTCACCTCTGAACCTCTGTTTATGCAGGTTCTTATGTACTAATGAATTTCTTTTATACTCTCATTTGCAAGTATGATATTTCATTTGCATTTTACACATACAAACACTAATCATTTTCCACAAGACTTTTACTATCAATCCTACTATTGTAGAAATTAGCGATAGCATACGGCTCGATTCTAAACCGCTTTTGTTTTTTTGACAACTAATATATTCTAAATTACATTCCTTAAAGCTACTGGCAGATTCAATCCCTTTAATCTCTCAATTTCAATATCATGTAATACTTTAAACTGACTAAACTTCTCAAAACATAAATCTCGATTAATTGTTTCTAAATCGTCATTCACATTCATAATTAGAAAACTTGAATACAAATCCCTCTGTATTTTAAATTCTCCAAAGTAGTTCCATCTCTCATTTAAGTCTTTCTTAATAAACTTATCATCGATATGATTATATTGACTAGCTTTTACTTTCCATGTGTCAATTTTCTTTAATCCTAAATTGTTCCATTTAAGTTTATTATCCAATATTGTTAAAAACATAGATGGTGCTTTATTTGCAAGAGACTTTCCAAATCGTTTCTTTTTATTTATTTTACCTGTCTTTTTGTTCTTAGTAGTTTTCTTAGTCCTTGCTTGTAATCCTTTGTAACTCATAGTTTCAACTTTTATATCATTTCCTAAAGTTAAGACATAATTAGCAAGTTTATTATGAGATTGTTTTCGTATTTCTCTTTGCTTGCGTTGAAGTTCTTTTAATTCCATTTGAGTCTTGATGTAATGTTTTGATTTAATCCATTTACTTCTATCTTTAGTATTTATAGTGCCATTATCATTGTATTTATTAGGATTAGTCGCTCGTCTAGACCTATCCATTTTCCTTTGCAAAACTCTCTTCTGATCTTCGATATTCTGCACTTCTGGTGCTAATTCTAAAAGTTTAACTTCTGTGTCAGAACAAATCCCAATTGATTGAGTTCCAATATCCAAGCCTACAATTCCATCATTGATATAATGCTTAATTTCTCCAGTATTTATATCAAACTTTTGAGGAGGGATACCGTCCAATATCAACTGAACATAGTAATGGTACTTTCCTTTAATTGTTTCACGTTTAATGCGACAATATTTAATCTTATTCCGTAAAGACAAATGAGCATAAATATCATTAGATTTAATAATTACTGGAATTTTCAAGCCTGAGAATAATACAACATTTTCTCTAAATCTAATCCCTTGTTTATTAGATTTTCCTTCGATAGAATTCAATTCTCCAAATACCTTATATTTAATTTTCTTAGCTTTATGAAATACCAACCCTTGAAAAGCATCAAAAGCTCTCGTGGCAATCTTTTGTACAGTCATAGCATCAATCCCAAAATATTTGCCCATTGGTTTAACAAAGTCGTGTAATGAATACTCTGTTAATTTATATTCAACATTGAGTTTATTGAATATCTTATTACGATCTTTTCCTTTATATTTACAATTTTTCTGATATGCTTTAGATTCCCTCATATGGTTATATCGTTTATGTAATTCTGATATGCAAGAATTATAAACCTTTCTGCATTTCTCAAAATTCTTATCCAAAACATCTTTTTGGAACTTTTCAGTTTGCAACGGAAGAGTTAAAACAAAATTGGACATAGTATCCACCACCTTTCTATTAATATCAATCCTTTGTAAAAGAGTTAATAACTTAATCTTGATTATTTATGTATTATACAATTCATAACTAATCAACTAACCTTCTTATCCTTAAACTTACTCATCATCTTCAATTGCTCCACAATAATACTATCAATCATTGGAATACTAATATTTTTAGCAGCGTTTATATCCGCGTTTTCTTCATGTCCACATGTAACACATTTAAACTTAGCTTGATTACCTTTACAGTTTCTATTCTCATCATCAATACATCCACAATGACTACATCTTTTGCTTGTGTATTTTGGGTCAATGAGTACAAATTTTATACCATTTTCTTCACATTTATATTGGATCTTTGTTTGTAAGTCATGATATGCCCAATTCTTCAAAAACTTCTCTGATTGCTGTTCAGAAAATCCACTTAAATTTTCCATTTGAATTGTCGCACAATTATGTTTAATTGCAAATTCTATTATGTATTTGCTAACTTTATGGTTATATGTATCTTTGAATCTTGCTACTTTATCTCCAATATCATTAAACGGTTTCATTCTAGTGTTTCTACCATGGCCTATCCTACCATCACCAACTATTTTACTAGCTTTTTGAATTTGTCTTTTTCTAGCATTTAATTTATTTCTAAACTGTGATATTTCTTTACCATTAATTACACTTTTATTCCAAGATAATTTATCCCATTTTTCTGTACTCATATCAAATACTTGCATTACTGCTGTATTAACTAGTCCTAAATCAATTCCTAGAATTTTATTCGTGTTCAATTCTAGTGCAACAGGTTCAAAAGAGTAACTAATTGTTAAATACCATTTGCCACTTTTCTTTTTATCTTCAATGATTTGCATTGCCCCTTGCTTATAAATACCAGACATAATCTTATTTAAGATGGATTTTTGACTAGATCCTAAACTTTCAATAGTGAAATTAACTCTTTTTACATTATTTTCTTGTTGATATGGCGTACTAAATAAACTGCACATAACTTCAAATCCCTTTGTATTAATATTTATTTTAAAGTTATTGTTTTTTATGATTATGGGCGTACTTAGTCTAAAATTTGATACTCCTACTTTCCCTTTGAATACTCCTTTCTTTTTATCATCACTAAATCTTTTAGAAACGAATTGATATGCTTGAGCAACATTTCCACTATTATGAGATACCATAACTTCATTCATTCTGTTTTGTATCCAAGCTCCATGAGTTTTACCAA